ATGTGTTTTTTTTTTTAAAAAAAAAAAAAAAAAAGAAGATAAAACAGTCACAGATTTTCAATGGTTATTGTTCCTTTTCAGACCTTTTACCAAAGAAACATATATGTGCCTCTGTCATTTTATCTCTAACGACACTTTTATGCCGAGTATGTAACTATCAAGCCATGCGCTACTGCCCATTTTTCCAGAGCGGCGTCCAAGCCACGCTTCGCTTCATGCAGGCGATTGCATTAGCTCCCGGTTAAGGAGCGGGAATCTTCAAAGAACAACTAAAAATTGGGGCGGGTTTTTGTCGTTTTTCACGAAAAAGTTGACCCGCCAAAACCTCAGTGTTTCTCGTCGAACACCTAACGAATTTATCTAATTTATTACTCTAATAAAAGACGTTGACTGTCCGTTTGCCAGCCACGGCAGCTATTATTGCCCAGACAGCTAGGGAGGAGGCTAATGCCCGATTCGAGCCGTCGCTCTTTTGAATCGTCTGCTTAGGCTTTTCTCGCAGCATCCAATTTAGCACCAACGCCAAAAACATAATACATCCATTCTACTAGAAAGTCAACAAAAAGTTACGCCTATAATAGCTTGATAATCAAAGACTTGCGACGCGGGCCGACCGAATTTTAAAAATAAAGTGCGCGGCAGGATTTGAACCTGCAATAAATAGTCAGACTTAACCCATGCAGGAGATACCTGCCGCTGGGAGTCTCTAGCGTCTTTACATTCCGCCACGCGCACTCAAACGAAAAACTTTTCAAAACTTCTCGACGGCTTTTATCAGTTTGTGATTAGTTGGCGTTCCAAGCGAGCTTTCGCTCTTTAGTTGTTTGGACTCTCTTATGGCTTATTCAGCCACTCGGAACAAATAAAATTAGTTATTCGCCAAAACCACGGCTTTTGCAGGTTGAACAATGACGGGCTTCAAAAGGGCGTCCATCACATTCTGCGAACGCGCAGCGCGATTCAACTCAAACAAGACACGGCCATTCGTGCGTTGAGCGTATTCAAATCGCTCGCTCTCAACTTGGTGAGTGAGATAATCAGTCGCCGCATTGTAAAGATTAAACAAGTTTCGAGCCTTGTCCTCGTCGCGCTTAGGAGCAAGCCAAAGACCCTCAACGCCTTCGCGCACAGAGTCAGAAAGAATGTCCTTCTCCGTCAAATTGCGAAGAACAGTCTTACCCTGCTCGTCGCTCAAAGACTTCTCCGCTAAGAGAGAGAAAATCTCGGCTGACTTCTCGAAACCATTAACTGCACGGTCAAGAGCGTCGCCAATGAAGTCGAGAGACATCTTAGTAGAGTGCTTCTTTGTCAAAGAAAACTCCTTTTCCATTGTCACCATACCGTTAGAGCAAACAAGACGCAGAAAACCCAACGCCCACGACGCTCGCAATGAACGGTCAAAGGAATTTTGGAGAGTCAGACGGAAACCAAGTTCGTCGCCGACCTTCGGAACAGGAATGGTCTTGTCCTTGAAGTCAAATGTCGCATAGAATCGCTCGCCGTTACCAGCGACAACCAACTTCTGCGAGGACGGAGTGAGGCCGCGAGAAGTCATTGCTTCATTAGCCTTGTCCATCAAATCCTTATTCTGAATCAGACCGTAGTATTCGGTGCAAACACCAAGAGGCGCATCAACACCTTCGCGGAAGTTACCAAACCAGCCAGTTGTGCGACCGTCCTTAGTAAAGAGAGGTTGCGTAGAGACGTTGTAATCCCAATTTGCGTTAACGGATTGAAGTGTGGGGCGAGCCATAGTTTGTTTGAGTTTGGGTTGTTTTTGTTACTGTGAAAAGTATAGCAAAGACTTGGTTACTTGTCAAGCCTTACTTAATACGCGACTTCAATTCCGCCTTAATCGCACGAGCGACATCGCCGCGCCAGCTTGACGCATTGCAAAGAAAGTAACTTACGATTGAGCGTCCATCGTCAAGTCCGTAGTTGTCATCCACGGAATTCAGACAGTGCATCGCCAAAAGGTAGGGCTTCGCTCCAAAATACACATTGCGCCAGTCACGCGAAATGAGGGCTGCGATTGACGCGAGGTTCATGCTTTTAATGTCGGGCATGATTTAATTCTAGCACGTTTTTCTAAGATGTCAAGCTCTTCGTAAGTGCTTAATCATCAAACTCTTGCGTGGCGTGCCATCGGAATTATAAATCCTTAAAAATCAACAACTTAAAAAACATTTTAATTACTTGAATTGATTATTTGGAAGCTTATTTGATAGGTATAGATTCTGAGGGGATTATTTGTGGCCGGTCAAGTCCGAATCGAACGGACACCCTCGCTTCTTCAGAGCGTTGTGCAGACCACCTACACCATTGACCGTTTATTTGGCGCACCGAGAAGGAGTCGAACCTTCATGTAATTCCAATTAGCCTTTCTATCGGTTCGTAGCCGAAGGGCATACCGGCGCATATTTCTGGTCGCAACGGCAAGAATCGAACTTGCGGAAGCTTCCTTATGAGAGAAACCTGAGTAACCAACGCTCTCGCTGCGCTCTTAGTCGTATTACACTACAAAACATTATAGCAGAAAAATAAACAAATGTCAACAAATTATCCATATCGAACCTTAATGCGCGTATTGTCTATTATGAACAGAAAACATTCATTAGAAACCCGTCAAAAAATTCGTATCGCTAGAAAAGCCTACCTTGCCGGGACAACAAAAAGGTCATGGCAAGTTAAACAAGCTGGCAAATCTATCCCTTGCGAAAAATTTAAAGAAATCTTAAATAAAAACAAAATTAATTACATTCCAGAATTCGAGCCCCTTCGTGAAATGGGTAGATATTATTCGATTGACGTGTCATTTCCAGACAAGAAAATAGGAATAGAAATAAATGGAAGACAACACTACGACTCTTATGGAAACCTCGCTCCTTATTATCAACTCAGACACGACCTAATTGAAGCCTTTGGTTGGAAACTATACGAAATCCCATATCACATGGCCTTCGACGAAGAAAAAATGATGAATCTTGTATTATTAATCCTTAATTCAGAAAATAAAATTGAATTTAATTATAAATGCTACTCTCCACCCAAAAAGAAAACCTACATTGCAAAACGCCCAAATAACATTAAATATAATTACCCACCTTACGAACAGCTTAAAGAAATGGCAGAGTCTATGTTTTTAAAAGAATTAGTCGTTAAACTAAACATTCCACAAAAGGCTCTGTGGTTGCATTTAGCAAAACGAGGAATAAAAACAAAAAAATACACAAAGCCTATCAAATTCAAAAATCCAAACAAAAACAGGCCATCACAAAGAAAAGTCCCAAGACCTTCCCCAGAGGAACTCCAAGAGCTAATAAAAAAACATCCAATGACTGTTCTCGGGAGAAAATTCGGAATATCTGACAATGCAATCAGAAAATGGTGTAGGTCTTACAACATAGACCTACGCAAGAAAAAATTGGTAGTTCCGACGGGACTCGAACCCGTATAATTCCCACATCTAGGGAGAGCTTTCGCTTGCTGATTATAAGTCAGCTATGTTACCAATTACATCACGGAACTAATAAACTTGGTAGCGGATTCTGGACTCGAACCAGCCCTTGAGCTTATGAAACTCAAATGCAACCTCTTACACCTTTCCGCAAATCATTTGGAGCAGTATGCCGGAATCGAACCGGCACATAAACTATGGCAAAGTTTCAGGCTTCCACTACATCAATACTGCATTATTTGGTGGAGCCGTGGAGAGTTGAACTCCAAACCTTCTCGGTGCAAACGAGACGCTCTGCCAGTTGAGCTACGGCCCCAAAAAAGAACATGGCTGCTAGAGCAGGAGTCGAACCCGCACCGTTTCCGTTAACAGCGGAAAGGACTACCAATTATCCCACCTAGCAATCTTTGGAGCCAAATGGAGGAATCGAACCCCCGTTTCAAAGATACAAACCTCGCGTAATAGCCACTATACGAATTTGGCGTCTGTGAATATACTACACTACCCCTAAACAAAAATCAAGAAAAAACAATCTAATCTCTTTCTTATCTATTCCTTTTCCCTATTCACAGAAGTCAATAATCACAGGTTTTCCATCGTGGAAACGGACATTGGAGCGGCGAATGTCGTCAATCAAATTGTATCCATTTTCTTCGCAAAAAAACTCAATTTCTTTCAAGGCTTTTGCGCTTGAACCACCGATTCCATTGGCTTTTATTTGAACGAAGAAAAACTTCCGTTCGTAAATTGGCCACAAAAAATACTTTTGAAATTTTGGAGATATACTGGCGCGAGCCGTTTTGAAACAGTCAACGTCACGGTCGTTTTCATCCTTCCAAACCTTAAAAACATATTCAGGAAAATCTAGATGATAATACACCCACTTGAATGCACCAGAAAACAAAAACTTAAATCCTAATTTTTTACACTGTTGTCTTACCTTAATTGGCGAATCCAAACAAGGAAGACTCAACAGAGCAATGGCGGATTTGAATTTCATCTATTTAATAGTATCTTGATTTTTCGGGAAAAGCAAGCTCCAACACTTTAAGCAAAACCGCTGATATTCAAGGACTTCTACTTCAAAACACAGGAGACACCATTTCTTATGATAGATGGGTTTTTGGGTGTCGTATTTAGATTTATGAAACATACGGTAATATGCAACGGCCAAAAAGGATTAGAAGAAAGGCCCAATTCGCGTCGTATTTCGGCGACTTCTGGACACTCTATCACAATCCAAAAATACCCGTCGTCATCACACCGTATTACACCGTCATAAAAGAATGAGAGTTTTTGTCCCTCAAATTTTCCCCAAGAGGGATGGGAAGAAACATTGTCGTATTTGCCCGCTATTAAGGTAGCGTGTGAACCGTGAAGGGGTAGCGTAGCTTTCTTCCAAAGAAATTTCTCCACCCACCATTTATAATACTCGCTTTTTGCCAAAAGATTCTTTTATTGATTTCGTCTTTGAATTTTCCGGCGTATTGGTTCGGAGCAACCTCTAAGAGAGTCCATTCGCTTAGGACATCAAACTCAGAAATAAGAAGTCTTTTTCTTATTAAATTTTCCCAATTTGCTTCAATCATAATTAACTTGTAAAAAAATGTGAACCACCAATGATAATCGTTAGCCATAGCGCGTCACGTATAACACTTACATCTTTTACAAAACACGCTAATTTGTCATGGAAATACCAAAATCCCTGACCTTAAATTCGGGCGAAAGGGAATTGGGTAGATGCACTTCAAATGGAATATTTTCATTGCCAGCCGCAACATGAGCGTCCCAAGCGTTAGAACAAAGCTCCCGAATGGCTGTTTGGATTTTGTTGGAATATAGCTTGGAACTGAGTAACCCTAAAATGTGCGCCGTTTCTTCCCGGTCAATGCGAAAAGCGGCGGTATTGATGGTGCCGCTTTGCTCAACCTCGTTGCGACGTTCTTCAATAATCATAAATGAAGAATAGAGAATTCCCCGTGCGTTGTCAAGGATTTACTTTTCAATTCGTAAAGTGAGATATACTAAAAATCCGAAAAAACCACCGAGCAACACGGGAGAAAGCGTAATGAGTGTTCGGTTTTTGAAAATCATGGCTAAACCGAGGGTGATTAGCCAACAAATCAACAGCCCAAGCAAAATTTTGTTCTCTTTTGTCATGTAGTATATCCTATCAAGATTTTAACCGCCGTCAACTAAAAAAAATCAAGCCCCTTCGCTTATTAAAACTTTCGTGCCGCGTTTCATATCTCTTGATTAGAGTATAGGGGAATTCTCTAAGAAAAGCAAGAAAATTTTGGAGCAGTATGCGGGACTCGAACCCGCTGTCTTCACGTTGGAAGCGTGATGTGTGGCCAGTTACACCTATACTGCATTTTGGTGGGCAAGGCAGGATTTGAACCCGCGACTTCTTCGGTGTAAACGAAGCACTCTGGCCGCTGAGTTACTCGCCCAAATGGTCTGAATGGAGGGATTTGAACCCACGTTATTCTACGCCCCAAACGTAGTGCCATGCCAAGCTAGGCGACACTCAGATAAAAGAACTTTGGCGGAAGCAGAAGGAATCGAACCCTCGACCCACATAGGAGCAACTGTTTTCAAGACAGCATCCTCGACCAGCCGGACTACTTCCAATTGATATATCTTACACAAAATTTTGAGATTTGTCAAGAAAAACGTGCGGGAGGTGGGACTCGAACCCACAAGCCTTTTAAGGGGCGACGGATTTTAATGGTTAGGACTTTCGAGAATCGAACTCTTATGCGCCTTTACGCTCGCCCTCGTCCATTGTGTCTGCCAATTCCACCACTCCCGCGAAATTTGGTTTGCGCCAATTTTTAGTTAAAGCATGACAATTACAACAAAGCAATTGTAAATTTGTCTTTTCATTATTTGTCCTTAAGGCGTTTGTCTCCTGCCATTGGACTACACAGCCATTGGTGGTTCGGGAGGGAGTTGAACCCACACTGTTTTGCTTCTAAGGCGAACGTCTCCTGCCAGTTGGACTACCGAACCATAAACTATACTACAAAAATTTTCTTTTTATGTCAAGAAAAACCATTCTCACCCCAAAAACTTCATTAAATTCTTAAAAAATAATGGGTTTTCAGAACAAAAGTAGCGGATACCCGTTCTCTGGATTACCCTAAACCACCCGACTTTTCGTTGGACGCCCGCGCAACGAGCAAAAGCCGAAAACCAAGTCCCCGTTCCCACCCCAAAAGTATCTTACACGAATTTTTGTTAAGTGTCAAGGGTTGAAGTTAAGTTTTTTAAGGCGTCGCTTGAGCTGAGTCCTAGAACCTAAAGCGTCCCAAGAAGTTTTGCGTCCAAGAATCTTCCTGACGCAAGCCATCGCGTCATAGTTTAGAAACTTTTTAACTTGAGTTTTAGAATCAAGCGCATCCAAAATTGTGACCAAATCTTCAATCTTTTGAAGAGTTTCAAGTCGCGCCTTAACTTCTTTTTCAGGTATGGTAGAAAGGTCAATCATATCTTTTAAGGAGATTATCGCTCGATTAGTTCCCAATCTTGGAAATCGTAGTCCATTTCTTTGTCGGTTACTGGATGGATAATTGTCAGATTCATGTCTTCCAAAACCTCCAAAGCGGCGTCGTAATTTTCGGCCTCAATTGGGGTGGTTATTGTGATTTTTGCGATGAATTGCATGGGAATATCTTAACGGAAACTTGGAAACAAGTCAAGAAAAATCAATTAAAATTGGCGCAGCCGGTAGGATTCAAACCCACATTTATCTCCTTAGAAGGGAGGAGCCTATTCATTCGAGCCACGACTGCCTTATTATTTGGTGCTTCATTCAAGATTTGAACTTGAAACCTTGTCTTTAGGAAAGACTTGCTCTTAATCCAATTGAGCTAATGAAGCGTTTGGCTGGGACGGCAGGACTCGAACCTGCGAATGACGGAGGTTCAAAGCCTCCCGCAATAGCCGCTATGCGACATCCCAATACTCCATTATACACAAAATTCATAAAATGTCAAAGAATTATCTTTCCTTCTTTGAGTCAACCCTTGGGTATATCCACCCGCTTCCCCTTGCTATCAAAGCCACAAACTACCACCCTATCCCCTTGCTTGCAAACATGATAGGTGAATTCCTCCCAAACATTCTTCGTGTTCGGCGGGTAGAGATAGATATTGCCAATCTCACGCTTCAATGCCCCGACGATTTGGGCGGCAGCGCAACCCATCCCGTTAGCGTGCGTTCCGGCCCGCGCACCGCTGCCAATACCATTGATAACCTTCATCTTATCCACAATGGCCCGCAAGTCTGCCCCCATCCCTTCGGGATACCCGTCCATTTGGCGGTAGATGGTAACAATGACGGGCGCATCCATGTCGCCGTCGTGAATGTGAGTTAGTGAACGTGTTCCCATGTAAAAAGAATAGGTTTTTTTGTTTGGTTTGTCAAGCGGGTATCAGATATTTGCTTGGGATTTCAAAGAAGGGCGGTTGGTTCGGTTTTAGGGTGTAATCCCCCTCTTTGCAAGAGCCGTAGGCGGGGCCACGATAGAGATAAACTGTTTGCCCCTTACGCAAGGGCTTATCAAGCCAAAACAAAGTCTTGCGCCCCAAGTATTTGCGCGTTTTGTATTTTTCGGGCACGATGGTATTTATGCAAGTTTTAATCTTCGTCGCTCGTATCATCGCTCAATCGCAACGCGCCGGATAGTCCCTTACCGTCCTGCCTTACCATTGTCCACACCGACGCGGTAACGGTTTTCTTTTTCAAATCATACAAAACATCATCACCATAACTATTCCCATCGCCCGCGCCAGAATACTCATAAACGCGCCAAACCCAAGATTCAAGGCGCTCGTTAAGGAGTGAATCAAATACACTCCTACCATTGGCATTACAACACTCAATATCCAAATATCCTTCATCGCTGCCGCCAGAAAAGGAGAGTTGAATGGTGGCAATGTCCAGAGCAAGGGCGGCATCAAACAGGGCGCGGGGCAGGGGTTGGATTTCCATAGATTTTGTTTGTTTTTTTTGTTGTTTTTACTGCGTTTCCAGCGCAAAAACATTGCTTTTCTTACCTACGCGAAGCATCCAGCTTTTCGGCTTCTCTTTCAAGCATAAAAGCCAATCTTGGGGCGTTGGGACAAAGCCACAATCCTCGGTAACGTGTTCTTCGGCAAGGGTTTTCGTCGGAATGAGTTGGCCCGAACTATTTTGAATGGAGTGTCCAAAGCGTTCAATAGCCCATTGAATACCCGCTGAATGGTGACGTAAAGCACGGTGCGTCCAATTTCCAGTAAATTGCTTCGTTTCGTCCAGCCAATCGTGCAGGGCGATATAATCAAGCGGTTTGCCGCCCCACTTGCGAGCCGAGCTTTCGGCGTGTTTGTAAGGCGTCATAGATGAAGAATAAAAAATTTGCTGGATATTGTCAAGGGCTGGCCCAGCAACGCAACGCATACAACGAACGCGGAAGTAAATCGCCACCATTCCGTCATACCAAATGGCGGGCCAGCTTGAGCAAAGAAAATCATAAAATTCTATTTCTTCTTTTTAGAGTCGAAATGTTCTGCTGCCCACCCCGCAAAAAAACCAACAATTTTAGAGCCTTTGCAAGCGTCCGAGGGCAATCTTAATTCCAAGCTTTCGATTGAAACAATCTTTGAGAGAGCAGTCAGCCTGACCAACATACTCTTGCCCGTCCTTAGTTGTAAGTTGAATAAAAGTGCGCCCGCCCTTTGCGTTAATTTCCTCTGGATTGCCGCCCTTCCTAAAGGTTGATAAAGGAACCAACGCCCGATTCTTCAATTCGGCTCGGCGAGGAAATTTCGATAGTCTGTAAAAGCGAGAGTGAATAACCCTCACTTTATTCCCAGCCTTGCGAAGCTGTGCTATGGTTGCGTTTTGAAAATCAATGGATGTGTCGTTCATGTTTTTATGATAGTTGAATTTTACGCCAAAGTCAATTACCAAGCTTCCAGATTCTTCAAGTAGGCCAAACCTTTTGCAGTAATGGCGCGACCAGAAGTTGTGATTTCCAGAAGTCCCATCTTTTGTAGATATAATTCCACGTCTTTCTGCAAGGCTTCTTTGGTCATTCCAATACTTGCGCTGAGACGAGTAAGGCTCGTTTCCTTGCGCGTGGCAAGCAAACGAAGAACCTGCAATTCGATATTCGACAAGCCTAGCGGCAGAATTCCCAACGTGCGACGGAGAGAAATCCAATCAACCTTATCAAAGGTCGTTTTCTTTTGGCCGCATAGATAGGTTTCAATGTTGCTGCTCTTTTTCTGCGCCTCACGCGCATTACCACGACAGGCCGTAGCGATTTCATTCAAGAGTTTAGCCTCGATTGGAGTCTTGATGTTGCGTTTAATCATCTCTGCCAAGTGAGAAGTGTTATATTCTTCAAGCTCAACTCGGTCAAGCCTGTCCATCAGCGCATGAAACACCTTATGAGATTCAGAAGTAGCGAGGATAAAATTTTGACGCTTAAAGTCGAAATCCACCGTATAATCATCATAACTAAAACTCGTCCTGTTCGTGTTATTCGGATTTAGAATCGTCAGCAACGCCATCGTCACATCACGCGGAATTTCAGACGCCTCATCGAAAATAAGAGTGCAATCTTTGTCATTGACAAACGGAATGATAATTTGGTTGAAGAATTGCTTCACACTTTTGACGGTCGAGCAATTGATTTCATACCAACGCTTTTGTTCGCCGCGAGTTCCGGCGATGTTCTTCATCTGTTTAGCAAGCTCACGCGCAATCATTGTTTTACCGCAGCCCTTCGGCGCGATAAGCAATGAGTGAGGCATAATGCCGCCGTTGCGGTAAGCGTCCAAGAGAAAGTTTAGCTTGGACTTAACTCGGTCTTGACCGACGATGGATTCAAAAGGAATTTCCGGTGTCGTTACTGTCGGGGTTGTTGCTGTCATGTTACAAATACTATACCAGAGCCTTGCGGGAAAGTCAACTGATTTAAGTCACCTAATTAAAAAACAATTAAATCAATTAAAATAAAACTCTACCTGATAACTCCCCTTATCAAGTTTGTTGACGCTGAAGCAACACGCGACTGGCAAATCCTTTAACGCTTTTGCGGAAACAGATTGAGCGGCGCGTTTTGCATTGGAGTAAGAAGAATAATTACGGCTCTTAAACCACTTATTTATTTCGTTTTTGATATGGGTAGGAATCAACATAAGAACAAAAAAGCAGCAAGGGGAAACCCTGCTGCTGTGATTGATTGGTTTTAGCTTACTCGCCAGTAACAACGCCGACAGGAGCTTCGACCGCTGGTGCGGGAGTTGCCGCGACCACAGCGACAACCTGCTTGTCGTCTGCTGCGCCTTCCTTCACTTCGACGTTGGCCTCAATGGTGGCTCGCTTCAAAGTGACCATTGCGGGAGCAGTCTTCCCGACAAGACCGATACCGTCCGCCCACTTTTTGCTTACGACAACGGAAGCTGTTGCGTTGACCTTCTCCGTAAGTTCAGCAAGCGTCACTACGACGAAACTGAAGCTACCCTTTTTACGACCGCGATTTTCTGCTTTGTTCATATTTGATTTTTGTTGTTTAACTTGATACCAGTTTAAGGCTTTTTTGTGAATTAGTCAACATTTTTTTCTGAAAAAAAGAGGGCCATCTTTGGATGCTTCTCGAAAGTTTCAGAGTTATTCATGTAAGATTCAAGCCTGTCGCGCACTTCTGTTAGGTCGCTGGCGTCCATTATTTCGGCGATGTGGTCGTATATTTCGCCGTCAGACAGGGCGATTCTAGCCGCTTCAAAAATCTCAAGTAGTTGTTCGTCAGTGAATGGGTGTTTCATTTTTATTTAAAATGACCAAGTTTTTATCCAAATGGCGACAGATATAACAAGGGCAACTATACACATCCACGTTTCGCCAGTTGTCGCCAATATCCAACCGCCGAAAACAACCGCGACAGCGAATATAGTAAGAAGAATACGATTCCACTTGATATACCGAATAGTAGAATTCAATAATGCTCTAATATGTTTATTCAACGTCTGTAACAGTTAAAGTTTCAACCCAAGTTTCCCCACAGTTTTCACATGAAACCACCCTACCAAGAGGTTCATTGTAGTCAAATTCTTCGCTCGTTATATCGGCCCCCTTACAGTAGGGGCAATGATTGGGGTCTTTAATGTATTTGGATTTTTGGGCTTTTGTTAGCATATTATTTGAATTTTAGCGCAACAAGATTTGAACTTGTAAAAACTTAAAAGTATTCTGACAATCCGGCATCAGAAACTACCAAGTGTTTCGTTGGTTACGACTTCGCAGCGTCTCTCCGATTCCGCCATGCGCTAATTTTATTTTACGAAAACTTTTTTCCCGTGTCAAGATATTTACTCATCAATCCAAACACAACAGCCAATCCAAAAAACCATTTAGCAACACTATATTTGGCAGCCAACAAAGTCGTAGCCCCCAACATATTGAAGAAAACAGAAATCGGCCCAGCTAAAGCAAACAATACAAACATCCCAACACTTATTAAAAAATATAAAATAATCCACCCAAAAATACAAGCCCCTTTAAAGGACTCGATGGAACTCGTCTTGTAGGTCTTCATTAGATAATCGAATCTGACTCGGCTAAGTTTATCACATCTTTGATGAACTTTTTAACGTCGGGATGAATATGTTCCTGCCCCTTATTTCTTATAATTAAGGCTTGCATTTGCTCATTCATTTGAGAATATATCTTTTGCCACGCGGCCTCGTATCTTTTAGCCATATCATTATTTAGAACTTTTGTTGCTATATTTGAAGATTTCAGCATAAAATTTGGGCTTATTTGCTTAAAACTCTGATAAGTATGAATCCTAAAATAGCCACAAATACAACCAAAGCCCATGCCGAGCGAGGGTCTTGGGGCCAAAAAGAAAAATAATAATTGTTAATTTGATTCATGGACTTCGGACGATTGCTCCAATGTCTAAATACAGGAAAAATAAGAAAAAAAGATTAAAGTTCATCAACTCGAATGTCGGTCTTATTTACGGTAACAACTGACCCATCCGTATCGAGAAGGTCTAGGAATCGCCCCCTGTCAGCCAGCAAAGGTAGTTCCCATTCGTCTCCAACTAATACGTTTTCATTTACCGCTTCCTCGTCTTGATTGGAGACGGTAACGGTTCCGTTACGAACAAAGGTCAATTTCATGCTCTAGTAGAGATGATACCCGTTTTTTGAGTTTTTGTCAACGTTTTTTGAGGTTTTCTCATTTTTGAGAAGTGCCAAATTCCCCACAAATTTGATAGTTTTGTCTCTTTTTTGTCGGGGTTTTAATCAATTTGATTTTAGGTCATTTTCGGGTCAAAACGCGCCCCACAATTAAAATAAATTAAAAATCAAAACATATCAAATTCCCCACAAAAACGCCACTTTTTTGAGTTTTGATGAATTTTCAAAATAAATAAAATTTTCTTAAATTGATTCAAATTAAGTCAACTTTTCCATAGGGCTGGAAACAAAATACCCCCTAGTAAGGGAGAGGGAAAGATGGTGGAGAAACCTTTATTTGGGTTTATTTGAGTTTTCTTTTGTTAGATTTTGAGTTGAATTGATTGAATTTTTTGAAGTTAAAAGTAAAAAAACACTGAAAAACCAGCCCTTTTTTGTTAGTTTTATTTTAAATGGTTGGCGGTTTATTTGCGGGAAATAAAAATCGCTAACAACCCCAAAAAACCAAAACAATAAAAACCAAAACCCTAATAAACTAACCATATTTACCCCTCTCTCCTTTTCCTTTTGTTCCCTTAGTATGTTTTCGGTCAAAAAAAGAGTAAATTTTAGAAGTTTTTTTTAAAGGAAAACCCAACAAAAATACCTGAAATTTGAATAAATTTTAAGAAAAACTCCCTTCATTTTTTCATCATAAAAACAACCATAAAATCCACCCAAAAACTACCCCAAAAAACATCAAAAAAACACGCAAAAATCCAACCCAAAATTGGTCAAAAAATACCCCATTTTAAACCATTTTTTAATAACGACACAAAACAATAACCCAAGCCTCCCTTTTTATATCCTAAAAGGCCCGAAAAGTCCCTTTTCATATATCCCATAAGGGGCAATCGCAGATATTTCAAAAATACAAATTAAACACCACGCCAAGTAAGACTACAAATAAAGACAAAAAATAAGCGGCGACAATTAAGCCGCCGCCTACTTCGGTTCTCATCTTAGATGGCTTTAACGCAAGTTTTCGCCACCCTTTCCAAACCTCAGACGGTTATGAACCGTCGTTACTTGCGAGGACTCCCATCAACTGACCGCGCTAACGAACCGACCATTCTCATCACGTTTATTGTGATAACGCGAGCCGTCAGGCTTTCGACCCCATTCATCATCGGCATCGCTGACGTAATAATCCTCATTTAATGCTTCCGTCAAAGGACGGGCATACTCGCCCACGACCTTATACTTCGACGTGCGGAGCTTTTGACAGTCACAGTCGTCAGGAACGCTTACAACGTCCGCTGGATTGATTTCGACGATTAGGAGCCTGCCGTCGCTAGGCATAAAACCTGTTGCATACTCTAGGGAGCCAGCGTGAAGTCCGCTTGAGCAGCCTCGCGCCCTATCATCGTCAACATAGTTTCGAGAAACCTCAACTTCTGCACCAACGCTGTTAAGAATACGGCCAAAACTATCAACCACGCCGCGAAGCACCTTATCGGCTTGTCCAGCAGTAATTGAATAAAAATCACCCTGCACGGCTTTATAGGCCAAAAAGTTACCGCTAGGAGTCAAAGGCATCTTCTTGTGTTCAAGGAACCTATAAAGCTCCTCAATTGCGCGACGGGACGGGTTGGCATCCAGCTTAACCATGAAATTCACAAGCGGCTGAAAATCAAGCCCGTCTCGCAAAAAGTCAAGAATCCTGTCGCAGACGTGGTTGTGAACCATAACGCCATTGCGGAACACGCCAGCGTCCGTCACTGACACATCGCCAGAGCGAAGACGAAAGTTTTCGGCGATTGCCTTTGCTGGTGTGAAAAGCTCGCGGAGCGAGTCATACGCCTTTGCTAAAAGAGCCTTTTTCACGGTTTGAAAATGGGCCTGACCAAGACTTTCGGTGAAAACCTTATTGTCTGGATAAGCGACTGTTACTGAATCGTTAGTTTGAATAACGGCGCGGGGGATGTTGTTTGAGTTCATTGTCTTTTTGTTTCTGGTTGTTTAACTGTTACTATTCTAGTCTGTTTTTGAAGGAAAGTCAAGCCGAATTCTTATCGGCAATCACCGTAAATTGTTTGCCAAGTTTGACCATTATCTACCGGAAATATCTTCATCCGCGCAGCCACCATAAAGAAACTCGCCCGTTTCGTCAGTCATGGCTCTTTCAAAAAAGCGAATATCTTCTTCTAAGTCTTTTTCGGGAATCTCTCTCTCACGGACAACCGTATAAACGTGCCGAATTTTTGTTTTTTTGTTATGCTTTTTCATTTTCATTTTTGAATTAAAGTTTCGCGGAGAAGGGACAACCCCTTGACCCCTTCCCCGCAGGCGTCGTTAAACGCCTAAAATTTAAGGAGCGACTGAGGCCGTTTTAATTGCGTCCATTTGGTTGACATAATCGGACAATAGTTTTGACCTTTTCTTTTGCTCGTCCGAATAATAAGGAAAATCAACAAAAGGAAGCAATGGATACGTCTCAACCATTTCCTTAGCCAACTTTTTAAGGTCGAACGAGGGCGTAAATTTCTTGACATCAAGCGACATATTAAATTTTGACAAAAGCTGACAAATAGAATTGATTTCCTTTGCTACCGAATGGTGTTGCATTTTATCCATTGTGTCAGCCCACTTCAAAAAGACGCTGCTTTTATCTGTAATGTTTTTTATGGACTCTGTTTTATTGTGCCAACGGGCTGCGTCGCCATTTACGATTTCTTTAAAAGAAGAGGTATCAACATACGCTTGAGCGAGATTTTTAGTTTGAACGGTTTTATTCAATTCGTTTTTAATGTAATCCCAAAGAGAAACCATTTTGGGATTTTTCCTAGCCTTTTCAACGGAACCATTACCCGCGTTTTGAGCCAAAGATTTTTTAAAACCGTAAATAATAGGAGGAACAGGCAACTTAGCCTCGGTCAAAGATTTAATCACCGTATCAAGTTCAATCGGATGGACTTCCGAACCACTAACATTTATGTAATTAAATCCATAAATTTCAAGATAAACGCCAGAGTCCGTTTCGGGGTCAACATCAATACTTTCCCACCAATTAGAACGGTTAGAATAGCGACTAAATTTAGTTGAATTAAATTTAAATTCTTTGACCTTATGTTTGGCCTGAGCGGTTGCGCTTCCTCCACTTTTAGACTTCGCATAGTCAGGATATTGCGACAAAACCTTATGAGGAAGAGTCGAATATGCGACGATGGGTGCGTCAAACCCATTTTTTAACCACGCCTGTTTTGTGGCGTCGTCTTTGAAATTAATTAAATAAACAGTCCGAATTGGAGAACTGGTCGCCTTGCTATCCTCAACCAATGGAACGATACGATTCAGTATCGCGTTCTTGGCATGAATGTCATTCTCAACGAAAACAATGTCAGACTTAGCCACGCAGTAAGAGTCCTCTCCCTGATTTTTAATTTGACCGTGAGAATGATTCCAACGGGTAGCATACCTTACAAAGCGAACATCATCAGAGTTATGAAATCCATAATTAGATGAAAGTTTTTGGTTTTTCCACATCATCTTATTGGAAAATAACTTACGCAATTGATACAACTCATTTCCAAAATCATCAACCTTGTTCAATAAACAAGCCGCCTCCCAAAGCGTAGTGCAACCAGTGAATTTCGCCGCGACAACGGTTTCAAGCTCGGTGAGAATTTTCTTAACCTTGATTTTAATGTTTTTCTTTGTGTGGTCTGAATACTGTAAGGCTTCACGGGAAGCGGCAATTTCAACATCGCCAATTCCAAATTTAATAACAACGCCAGCACGAATAAGTTCACGCTCTAAGTCATCAAAACCATCAAGAGCATCAATATCAATAGGATAAGACACGCATCCCATCAAAGCCGCTGAACCAACGCCAGACCCATAAAATTTCCAGTCAGTTCCCTCAAAGATAATCTTAGGAATGACGATTTTTGGGTTTAGACCGACGAATTCGGGCATCACAGGAAACCATTTGAAGAATTCCGTTGCTTTGTCGAGAAAATAGCGTTCCTGTCCAGACTTAACAGGGATAATAATTTCGACGCCGTTTGGCTCTTTGGTAGGCTCAGAAGAAATTAAAGCAATTTGCCCGACTTGAGTTTCGTCAATAAAGGCATTGTAACTATTCTTCGCGCCGTTGATAAAAGAATTGATTACAAAATTATCACCATAAGCAAAGCCTGATTTTGAACCAAGTCCAAGCTGACCAACAAAGTCATTAGAACTACGCTTAGTTGAGCATCCATAGAAAGCGTAAATTTCTTTTACGTCTTCGTGAGAAAGGCCAACGCCAAAATCCCTAATTTTGAAATAGGGATTCATTTGGACTGGTAATGTAATCCGAATAGGCTGTGAGACATTGCCATTGGCAATGTGAGCGTCGTAAGCGTTGGAACTATACTCACGAATAACAGCTAAAATCTTATCAGAATAAAGCTGATTACGAAGAATGTGAAAAATAACGGAGAGATTTTCTGGCTTAATTCCGAAACTAACGGAATCCATTAAACCAGACGTTAAACACTGATTGCTTTTGAGAACAGGAATCATGGGGTTGATTTCTTAGTTGTTTGTTTTTTTGTTATCTTTACTGTAACAAGTGTAGCAGGACTTTTCTGACTCAGCAAGCCTTTTCTTTTGCTTACGGCAATTACCGATTATCCCAAATACTAAATTGATTCTTTTTACGCCCCGTTTGGGGTTGTTTAATTTGTAATCTTCTAGCTTCTGTTATCGCTTCTTCGTAAGTTCCCTCAAAATCTTTGATAAAAACCCATTTCCCTTTTGGGTAATCTCCGATGTATTTGCTAATTGGATATTTTTTTAACCATAATTAAATTTGTTTTAATCTTCCTTTTGGAATTGAAATCTAAATAAATTAAAAAAATCTACCATCTTAGAATGACATGGCTCAATTTCACTCACCAATTGTGCTGTATAAGTATCCATGTTTTCGTCAGTTACCCATACTTTCCAGACGTTTTCAGCCGGAACCAAAAGTTTGCAAAATGTTTTCATATTATTTGGAAGTAGCGGTGTCAATTTATTATTTGTCACTAACGATTTCGAGGGTGGTAAATCCATTAGAAGTATGATAATAGCCAACCGTCTCACCATCTATTATTAAATTTAAATCCTGCTCACAGACGAGATATATATTTGTAGAATTATAGTCGGCAAATGAGCCAACTTTCCTTACTCTCTGTCCGGCTTTAAGCTCGTTTCCATTTTTATCAACAAATTTCATACTACAATATCAGGAGTTATTTATTCAAGAGTCAACTCTTTCACTTTTACAGTTTATTATCTTTTTTTACTTTCTTGTCAATGATTTTTTGAACTTCTTTTGCCGCTTTATATTGTCCAGCATTTGCCAATACAATTGGAGCCGCGCAAAACATATATTTATCTTCATTTAAGAAATCGTCTTCCTCACAAACGGCAAGTAAAAGGCCGATACTAGCTTCGCCGTCGCCAGTTATTTCAACCTCTCCCTCGAAAAATTTTTCTACGCCACGGGTAAGGACTTCCATTATTAGGGCGTCTTTATTTGGAAGAAAATCATCTGGATTTATTTCGACCTTGCCTCGCCAGTTTGCTCCTATAACAAAATAGGCTTTAAATGGAGTTTCGACTAAAGCATCCATAAGTTAAATAGAAAAATTATTTACCCTTTCCCATTCGGAAATTGGTTTTATTTCGGAAGGCCATGCGATGTTTTTCTTTTGACAAAACGGACACGCGATTCCGTAGTGCGCCCCGAAAGTGACGTTGGCTTTTTTATTTGATATAGTTTTGTGAAATTTAGGTTTTCTACTGTAAGTCATAATTATCTGTCTCCTTTATTGTAATTGTTACAATCAAATTTAGCGTAATTGGGGATTCCGTAACCAGTGAACCCATTGTAATACAAAGTTACGACTTTGCCAATGTAATTCTTTTTGTTTTTGAGAACTTCTGTAAATTGTTCAAATGAACCTTTCAAATCGGCGGCGAAAGTCCTACCGTCTTTCATCTTACAAATTAAACGACCCGCCCGACCAGTCCTGTTACCCTCTCCTTCTTCGATGTCAGCTATTTCAAATTCGTCGTCATCTGTTGGTTTTAGTTTTAGGAGATTTTTAGAACGCTTGTTTTCATAGGCGTCGTTGGTGCGAATAATCGCGCCTTCATATCCATCCTTCAAAAACGAATCATAAATTTCAAATAATTCATTCTTATCTTTGGCTGTTTCGTGTTCTACTAATGTGATATATTTTACTCCTTTAAGGATTTTCCTAAGAGCCTTACGCCTTTCTAAGAATGGCGTTTCTTGAGTAATCCCTTCAAAACCATATCCATCATAAACGTAGTATTTAACCTTTTGTTCGCTTTCGGCCAAAGATTCGGCAGTTATATGAACTGTGTCACGAACCAGTCTAATAATTTCGTTTAGCTTGTAACGATATTCGTGATTGTAGAGTTCTCCATCAATTACAAGAGACGGATATTTCTCAAATAAGTGCTTTAATGAATTAAAAACGTGCGGAGCCGAAACAATAGCTTCGCCCTTCCTCGTAAAAGCTCCCTTTGAATGAGTAACCTGCCTCATTCCATTATATTTACGGTCAACCGAAAGTGGGTAATTAACATCATTCTCATAGTCAAAAAACTTCTTGGCGAGCATTGGTTGGATATATTTTGTTCCACCTAGCTTATTTTTAGACTTGTAGTATTTGAGCTTGAGTTGTTTTTTGTATTTGGCGTTGATTTCCAGCGTGGCTTGTTCTTCTGGAGAGGTTTCGTTTATCTTTCCAAGATTCTTACCTTCACATTCAGTCCAAGCTAAAGTTATTTTTTTTCCATCGTCCTGTCCGCTAATCGTCCTGTATTTATTTCCAGCTTGTTCGAGTCGCCAAGTTTGGATTGCGCCAGTAGAAGTTAAAGAATAAAGAATGGGGTATGTTTTCTGCATACTAATTAATCTAAAAATTTGTAAGTTGTATTTACGTTATTCTCTTTTACTGTAAAAGTTTTAGTTTTCTTATCTAAGACCACTTTTTCTATATCTTTAAATGTTACTAGAAAAGCGAATTCTTCACCGCAAACCTCGACTTCTTTTGAGTTTCGGGAGAAAAGATTACAAATTTCCCTATTTTCTACCAAAGCCGCTGGTTTGGTCACAATCATTTTTTTAAAGAGTTGTAAGTTGTTCATACTTATATTCCTTGTTTGATGTCTAGTATTTGTTGTAGAGAACAGTCTGGATGTGCCTTGCACAAATATAAGAATTCATTTATATCTGAGGGTATATGTCCCCTTTCTACGTTTCTATCGTAAAAGTGAGGCAATCTTGAATTATGCACTAAATTCATTTTGACTTTATCAATGTCCCCATCAAATTCAGTTCTAAGAACTGCCCAAGCTATTGTTGGCGACCTGTTTATGCCTGCGAAACAATGAAAATAAAACGGTGAAGAGTTATTTTTAAAATTCTGGTAAATATGCCAAGCAAAATAAAAAGGCCCATAGCCCCATTGGGAATTTTCTACTATCGGATACCAAAAGTAATTAGTAGAAAGTCTTAAATCTTTCTTATTTGGAGGACTATCATTAAAACTTAGCACGGCACAGAAATTTTCTCGCTTAAAAAGCGGAGACGCAGATGGAATCGGGCCGACAGTTATCATGTTACGATTTCCTCCAATAACGGAAACTGTCTTCGTCTCTATGAAACGTGCTGAACTCTATAATTTGAGAGTCTTCTAGCGCAAGAACTTCATGCGGAAGTAATCTATCTATTTTAAGGATTTCTCCTTGACTTAGGACTTTTTCGTGAAGTGATGCGTCACGGGTGTCAATTAGCCATACTTTTATTTTTCCTCTAGCAACCAAGAAGGTTTCGCGCTTTTGGTCGTGCGAGTGCATAGAAAATCTAGCACCAGCATTAAAATTTAATAATTTTCCACAATAGTTATTTTTCTCATCATTGACGATAATTTCTTCGTGTCCCCATGTTTTTTCTATACGTTGGCTTTTAAGAAGTTTATCGGCAAAAAAATCGCTCATATTATTTATTATTAATAGCGTTACGCCTGACGAGTTCGGCCCGAATGTTTTTTAAGAAAAGCGGTAATTCTTTTGCGGCTCTTTTGGCGATGTGTTGGAGTTGAAAAATGCTCTTTGTCTGTAAGTTAATTTGTTTGTATTTTTTAACAAGCTGAATAAAGAATTGAGATACGGCAAAATCCTTAGCCAATTGCTCTGGAGATTTTACGGGCGTTTGTCCGGCCACCGCTTTTGTTGAATTGTCTGGTGAGACATCGTTAAAGTCGTTTGGGTCGTTAGTTAAAGTTGGATTATTTGCGTTTGATGGTTCCATATTTGTTTTTGTTTAAATTCCAGTCGTTGTAAAGTTGTTCGTCCGTTTGGTTAATTTTTAATTCAAAACAGGTCGGACGTTTATGTTCTTTTTCATTCCATAGCACTCGCAAGTATTGTTTCCCGCCATCAATAGAAACCGCTCTGCAAGAACAAGAATGATAATCATGTTGGGCGCGACTAAATATCGTATCCCCGCATTTTTCACAGGTAATTGCTAATACTTTATTTTTCATTTTTTATTCGGCTAGTCTTCGTTTGGAAGGCTCATTACGTCGTAAAATGCCATGTCTCTTTCTATAATTTCGATATAAGACTCTAAAGCGACCACGGCACATTCCAATTCATTTAATGCTTCTTCTTCGTTATTTTCGTCATAGAATTTATACCGCAAAGAGTCAATTAACTTTATCAAACGATTGACTTCGGTTTGATTATCGGACAAATTCATAAGACATTCTAGCGCGAATTTATTTACTTGTCAAGGCTAGGCGGGTCGGAACGCCCCTTATCAGAAGGGAAAAAACGGCAAGCATATTCTTTTCCATTGTCTAAGAGCGTCACAGAAATCTCTTTATTATCTGAGCAATATAGGGCCACTTGATATAAACATTCGTGACATACGCAATCAGATTTTACTGTCTCTTTTGGCGTTTGGCACAAAAACCTAAAATATAGTAATTTCTTGACATTTTTTAAGATTTCGTAATGCTCCTTTGTATAGTCCATGTTACAGAATTCGCATTTTATTAGTGAATTTTTCTTTTTTAATTCAGAGGGGTGAATTACTTCTGCGACGGCTGTTATCCATTCATATTTGTCCATATATTTACCTTGAATTTCAAATTTTAGTTCTGTGTAGTTCTGAGAATTATAGACCATTGAAGCAAAACATTTGGCAATATATTGAGCTAGAGCGGGGTCTTGTTTTATTTTCAATTCTAAGCCAGTTCATCCATGCTTAGGGCTTGAATAATAGCAATGCCATCGTAAGTTTGAATTTCTTTTTCCCAAGCCCATTTGGTAAGACTTCTAACTAGAGACTTAAACAGTTTCATAAAGATTTATTAAATTATGATATAATTCATTTATTTGAGTATAGTTCACTGAACGTGGAAGTTTTGTTGATTCGTAAGCTTTTTTAGCGACACGCTCCAAACTGATAAATTCATCCATCAATTTTTCATAAGACCATTCTCCGTTTTTAACAGATAAAAGCTCCTTAGCGTCTGGACGTTTTACTAAAAGTTTTCCAGTTGATAATATTTCAAGACCCATTCTACTCAATCTCAGAAGATGGCAACCATGCTTGGTGTCGTAACCATGTTTAGAATCTACAATAGCCCGTTCTGGATTTCTGTTTTTCTTCCAGTTTAAAAACGATTTCCACTGTTCAGAATCTATTTTGTATTGCTTTTCTCGTTTGATTAGAGAAACAATATCTTCATTGAGATTTAGTTCTTTTGAAAGTTTATTTAGGGCAATAAAATAGTATTTATGATGCCAATTATCAAAGCCAACATCGGTTTCCTTGAAAGATTTTATCAAATCCCATATTTTTTCTTTTAAGTCGTTTTTAGCAAGCTCATCAAGGGGCAATGTAGAAAAATCCCAAAAATTGATTTGAGACTGTATTGCTCTATCAATTTCGTCTATATTTTTATTCTTAACGTCTGTAAGGCCGTAATCTTTTCTTAAAGGTTCTGAAATGTCTTTTTGAAGCCATTTGCGGTGGCGTTCAATTTTTGCCGCTTGGCTGTAAGCGTATCCAAAAAAAGTAAAATAAGCCCTAGAAGATAAAAACAAATCTCTATGTTCTACCAACACTCTTCCAATTTTAGATAATACAAGAAAATCATCTACGAATAAAAGTTCAATGACGTTTGGATTTACAGCCGCCGCCAATTGCATGAACTTTTCCAAAGAAAAAATGGTAGATTCTAACTTTGGATTATTTGGATTTTTAAGATGAGACAGGGCTGATTCGATTGATTTTTCATTTTCGGCCTGATAAAACTTATGAAAAAGGTCATTTCGTATATTTTGTGGCGGGATTACGACGCCACCTACGTCCGTATCAGACGTTTGTGTATCTAGCCCATAAGCCCTCGACCCCTTCAATGTAAGCAAAATTGTATTTCCTAAAACCCAATCCATGACTAAATTTTACCAAAACAGCCCAATTTTGTCAAGCGCAAAAGTCACCTACCCAACTCCGTAATTGTAGTAATGATACTTGACCCCATTAAAAGCGTTTAAATTATTCCCGCCCGCATAACTTATACTCGACTGTAGGGTTTGTTTTATTTCTTCCATTCTATCTAAATAACTACAAGAGGACTGCATTTCTACGAGGCGTCCTTCTATGTGTTTGTTATGTTTTTTAGCTTGTATTGAAGTAGAGCCGAAGTATTGTTTTTGACCATTGAGTATTTCGGCAGGGGAATCAATACAGGAGGCGAAAAACGCTCCACTCATTACCATTTTTGCACCCAAAACCAGCGCTTTTGCAACATCACCAAAGTATTTGCAGCCCCCGTCCGCAATTATCGGCACATTAGAAGGAACCGCTGCCAATTTACAATCAGCGACGCAATAGCCCATTGGGACATGGAAGCCGGTTTGTAATTTTGTCGTGCAAATTGAGCCGCCACCTATTCCAACTTTTATGGCATCTGCGCCCCATTTTATTAGTTCTGTCGTGGCCAAATGGTCGGCGACGTTACCGGCGATTATTTTCGCACTCGGGAAATTTATCTTCAAATAAGCTATTTTCTCCTTGACTTTTGAGTGAAACCCGTGGGCGACATCTATACAAATCGCGTCAACGCGCCAATTATTCGACTTGATTATTTCCAAATCGTTCCGCGAATCTGAATTAACTCCTGTGCTTATGCTGATTAGGGGCCAATTTTCTTCGTTTGCGAGTCTCGCTAAATTAACGGTTATGGATTCACCAGATTCAGCGAACCCAAATCTGTGCATGATATAAAAATATCCATTATTTGCCAATAGTCTGCAAATTTTAGAATTTATAACAGACTGCATATTTGCAGGAATGACAGGCAACTTATAAAGGCGTCCCAAAAAATTCACAGACGGGTCGGCATTTCCCCTTGAACCCAAATCCGAAAATCGGGGAATTAAATGAACGTCATCATAAGTGAAGGAATTATACATTTGATTTTTCTTTTAATTGTTTATGTAGAGATTGTATTTCTTTGCTCATTCGATACTCTCCCGATTGCTCTTAGACAATCGTTTTCTTTTTGAAGTTCATCGAGTTTACCGTTAATGGCGTCGTTTTGAATTTCGGAAATTAAAACCTCCCACGGTTCTTTGCTATTTTGAACACGAACCGACCATTGCTCTGCTGTTTTCATTTAATAACTTCTCCTAACTCGCGCAGTCTTCTTTTAAAAAGAGATTTAAATTTAGATTTTGTTTTTACTAATTCAAGAGGCCCAAATACTTCTTGCCAAATGTCTTGTAAAGCGTCCACTGCTTCGCAAGACATCTTGCAATTCAGTTTTACTGGAAGACAGGCGTAATCTGGATAATCGGGAACAAAATTTTCATCAAAATAAAAATAAAAATCACGATGCTCCCAATAGAAATCTGTTATTTCGTTGAAGGTTTTTAAGTCCATGTTATGCTAAGATAGATTTTTCTGAAAATATTTTTTCAGTCACAATTTGATTAAGGCAAAGGTCACATAAATCTACAATTTTTATGAATGTAATTGTGTCTGGTTTTTCCACCGGCTCATTAGAGCATATCAAATGTTTATTTCAAAGTCAATCTATTTTTCTTGAAAATAGCTTGGTTTTAAATCATAAAATATCCACTCTTGACTTTGGCTTTCGCTACCAGAGCCTTTGGAGCTTTTATTGTCTTTCTCTTTCTGTCTATTATTAAAGCCTTTAACTAGCGTGCCGCGAACTATTTGACCCCGCTGCGTCCTACGAATGACGCTTCTTTCGCCATCTTTGGATAATTCTTCGTGCAATTTTCGACTGTAAGGCAATGAAAAAAGACGGAGTTCGCTTTCTTTGACGTTATAGCCAAATATTTTCAACGTAGGCTCTTGATATTTTAGTGTTGGCTGCTCAATAAGAAAATAAATTAAACCGGCGTCTTTTGAGGTTGGGTTCGGTTCTTTAATAACGACAGACCTTATGCTTAAAATTTCAGGCAAATACTTACTAGACGCTCCCCATCCTAAATAAGTGGGAATCGCCTGCGCCAAAATAATCGTAAATGCAAAGAAACTAACAATAAGGGCCGTTTTTATTTGCCACTTAACTTTTGAAGAAGATAAAATCCAAAAACTAAGAACAAAAAGACAAAGAAGAAGAACGGATAAAGAAATACTCATATTGTGCGCTTTTTATTTTTTATGTTTATCTCGAACCGTTTTGAGCAATCAGTTCTTGCATTGTGTTAATGTTCACAGCTTTCCCATCTTTGTCAAGACTAAAGCGAAAAAACGTAATTTCATCCCCGACAGTAATGAAGGTATTTGTTTTACATACAACTTCTAGGAATGGTTTTATTTTTATCAGTTTAACTGAAACTGGCGTCGGAGAGGCGTCGTCTTTTCTGTAACAATGAACATTAACAACATATTCCCCCACGGTTGAGCCTCTAAGGGTTATAATTTCTTGATTTACTTCCAAAGTCGCTCCTTGCTGGTTTTGCGACCGACCTAAATTGTCGTGGGCAAGGCTCATAAGAGAGCCTTCGCCACCCTCTCTTCTGTTGAACCCAACTATATGCCCATAAGAATCCTTAGTCCATAAATCCATATCGTCATTTGACTTAGCTGGCCATTCCATAATAATAGAATAAACAGCTTGATATTTTAGCGCGGCTTCTGATTCATTCGGTTTATGGTTGACAACTAAGATAACGGCCAAACAACACAACAACAATGAAAACAAAACGTCCAAAAATGGAGTGACGGATTGATGTCCCTTATATTGCATATTATCCTTCCAGAGCTTGTTCGGCGACAAACATTTGTAATCTAAGAATAAAATTCGCCACCATTCCGACAAGAGTAGGGATGAAGGCAGTGCTTAATCCGTTTTTAATTGCACCAATCAAAGAAGAAACATCATTGCCCATTCCCAAGAACATTAAAACAAGCCCAATAATCGTCGAAAGAAGCCCCAAATCAAAACACGACTCTGCGGCATATCTTACCCTTGCTATTCTATTTAAAATTTCTAATTTATTGAAGTTAGGTTTATCTTTGTTCCAATCTATATCTTGACAGACTTTGCCCATGTAAATTGTCGAGATAACAGCTAAAACAAAAATTGCCAACCCTAAATATGAACTGTCATATTTAATAAGTCCAGTAAATCCTCCCGCCATAAAAGTAAAAGAGCATCCAGTCATTGTTGCCGCGAAAATTATTAACCATCTTGTATATGTCGTCATATTAATTATTTGCTCTGGGGGTTGAGTTTGTGGTTTCCGGAACCATGAGAATTTGTATAACTGGACGAATTGGGTCGCCCAAATAGTCTCTATTATAATGCCAAGGTGGGCCAATCCCTACGTCAAAAGCGACTTTTTCTATCATTTTTTTATATGGTTTGTTGGCGAATCTTTCTGTTTTAAATAAAAAAAAGTTACTAACTCCAACAGCACAGTAAAAATCATAACTCATATCAACTGGACGTTCTATTTTTGCTCGCACTAATGATTCAATATCTAAATTACTTGCATGAAGACATTCGTGGATTATTACCAATCCAAAATCTCTCATTGCATTTAAATCGTGAATCGTCGGCGGTTTTAGAGAAGAAGTTACACCTATATAAGCTCGCCAAGATTCCCTGTATTCATAAAAAACCGTCATGCCAAGTAAAGAAGAATTTGTCCCCATGCTTCTCAACATATCGTCTGACCAATACATATTCTGGTAATTACAATTATAACGAAGTCCAGAAATATTTTCAATAAATGAAACCGCTAGTTTGGCAAGTTCTATATCTTCATTTGAAAATTTCCTCGAAAATGTCCAATTTATCTTAGAAAATTCATCAATAGAAATTGATTGAATTTTTACGTCTGACATTTTTTTACCTGTTACGTCAGCCAATTGAACGAAATTTGGGTTTGGACTTAATGGAATGATAATTTCACGCTTTGAACATCCGACAAACATTAAAATAAACGCCAAAAAAAGACTCTTCATAAATTATGATAGTGTCATTTTATGATTTATATTAGATTATAAATACCCATAAGAGCCTCCGCAAACGGGGCAATATAATCCTTTAATTTTTATAACAAAGAAACCGTTTGTAGTTTGAAACGAGTCCCCAAGTTTCATGCGTTTTAATTTGGCTTTATTACATTGCCAATTTGTGCATTTTATTTTATTAGCGGTATTCATGTCTGAGTAGTCTCCACCTCTTTGAGTCAATTTCTACTTGACCAGAATCAATTTTTTTTATCATTTCTAAAACTTCTTCCAATGAATTATAGATATACTTGTGAGGTAGCTGCCCCATTATCCAAAATGGCGTGTGTTGTTTGCCGCCCTCAATAAAAACAAAAATTGGTTTTTTCATTCTTACAAAAGTTGTTAATTCTTCTGCGCTTCCCCAAGAAGCGACCTTGGGTATTATCTGAACGATGGCGAAATCGCTAACGTCGCAAAGCCTCAAGTCGTCAGACCTAACTTGTTTCATTCTTTCTGCAACTTTGTCGTATTCTTTAGCGTTCATCCAGCTTTGGAGTTGTTGGCGAGCCTCTTCGTCTTCTTTGATTTCGTTAATAAAGGGCTTTTGATAAGGATTAAAAACCTTTATACCTAAAGGACTCAAAGAGTCAATAACACGCTGCCGCCAATTTTGGCCATCTGCATACTGCATGGTTCCTACAACATAGACCCTTGTGTTTTTTAGTAAATTCATAAAATTAACTTGGGACAGCCGGAATATCCATCCAATATTTAATATCTTTAGGACAGATTCTTTGCCCGCGACGAGTCATATAAGGCTCTCCGTTTTCGTCAGTAACGCGACCGAAAAATTTACAAGTGGCTCCCATATCTATGATATTATGATTGTCAACCCAAAGGAATAATCCATTTGGTTTTGCGTCTGAAAGCTTAGTCCAAGTAGTGCGTTGCATATTCTTTAATTTGTCAAAGCGGTTCCTCTCCAAAAATTTCTCGAAGGGCTTGCTCTTCTTTAAGAGAAACGTCTTTATATTCTTCTGGAAGCGCGGCTCTAATTTGCTCGCGGTCTTGCGTTTTTAACCATTCGCCAAATTTATCAAAATCGGCACTGCATTTTTCACAACTTTGAGCGTTACAATAAGTCCCCGTGCAATAAGGACATCCAATAATCAAAGTCCGACAGTGGCCGCAATATTTTATTTCATAATTTTTAAATTTCAATTAAAACCTCCTAAGAGAAAGGGTTCTATTTTTTATTTCTAAAATCTGCCATTGCTATTCCAGCAGCGGTGGAAACATTTATAGACCTGACTGTTCCGTATGCTGGAATTGTAACAATATTTTGGCATTTTGTCAAGACTTCATCAGGAAGTCCAAGCGTTTCTTCTCCAACAATCAAACATGGGCTGTTTGGCCATTTAAATTCAAATAAATTTTCTGATTTGAATTTTATATTATTTTCTAGGGCTATTGGCGTATAGCGATTTTGAATATATGTAAAAAATTCTTGAATTGTCTTAAAATGAGTCAGTGGAGTATAATGATATGTTCCAACTGCCGCTCTCTTATCCCATCTTTTACTTCCGCCAATATAAAACGCTTCTCTAAATCCAAAAAAATTAGCATTTCTTAAAACAGAACCTAAATTAAAATCTCCAGAAACATGAGTCATAGCTACGGCAGCAGGAACAGATTTGTAAGCGTAATCTCCACAAATAGCTTCGACTTCCATGTTTTTGTAATGGTCAAGGACATTCATAAATAACTACAATTTCTGGCCAATCGCCTTCGTAGTAACAATTACTAAAATCTAACCTAAAAATGAATTTTTTCAAATTCTTTAGAAGATACATCAGCTTCTTTTAGCTGTTCTAGGATGTGCTAAGGAGCGGCAATTGATTCCTTTTTTAGTAGTTTTATTTTTCTGCTTTTTTCATATAAATTATGGAACAAAATTTAAATTACTAATTATCATTTTCGATATAGAGTGAGAAACGTGCGGTAGAAATTTTTTAATTGTTCTTATTTTTGCTCGATTTTCCAAGTCTCTTGTCGAAAAGAGCCATGAATTCCGTTTTATTGAGAATAAAGCCAGTATTGTGTTGCAAGTCTAAAACCTCGTCTATCCAATAGATTTTTTCTACAATTGTTTTTATTGACTCGGCTTTTAGCAGCATCGAAGCTGCGTCCTTCCATTTGGACCTCCAAAACAGGCTCTCCACATTTCTTCATGTGAAAAAAGCCAAATGATAAAGGTAATTTGGAATTTTAGCTTTTGCGGTTTTTAAATTTGTGTTTAAATTTTTTTGCCCATTTAAGTCGTGACTCTTCATCTGTGCCATCATTTTTATTCTCAAATCTTGAGCCAAAGACATACTTTCCTTCGCACTCAACAGACCTCCTTAGCGCGTCGTAAACGGCAGCGTAGAAATTTTCTACCAACGGTTCAAAGACTCGCTTTATTTTTTTGTTCCCGATTGTATGTAAAAATTTGGATATTATTATTAGAATATGCCTCCCTGCCACAAATCCAAAAATACAAATGATTTAAGGCATAAAAATCATAAAACGTCTTTAAAATATTTCTTGCATGAAAGGCGTGGTTTTTTCTCCTAAGACCTTTTCTCATATATCACAATTCTATTATGAGTCTATAGAAAGTCAAGAAAAAACGCGGCGAGAGAAAGGTTCCCACCGCGCAGATTATATTGCTATTTGTATTTACTTGTGACAGCGCAACATAATCGAAACTTCATTAAACTCCCAAAGCTTTATATCTTTCGGAGTTTAATACCTTTAGCATGAATTGATATGGAGTTGTTCCATTCATTACGTATTGGAAGACGCTTGGAGAACATCCGCTTAGTAAAACAACTCCTACATCATTCGTTTTAGCGGGAGACTGTCCAACTGTCGCATTTACGTTCCAAAAAACTAACTTAGGCATAGAATATCCGAAGTTTTTATATTGACGAGCTATTTCTTTAAAATTTGTTGCGTCATTGTTGCTTGTAGCGGCGTCAAACTGCATATCAGAAACAATATAAATCACAGACGGCATTTCTTTTGCTGGGACTTTATTTGCCTTAGCTGTATTTAAAATACGATTAAAAACAGACTGCAAATTTGTATTCATCCCCCAATCTGCGTCATTAATATTGTTTATCTTTTCTTTAATTGTTGAGCCTTCTACTTTGACCAATTCAGACTCAGCAGAAAACGTCATAAAATAACCGTTAAATGCTCCAACATTCTTTTCGGCAAAATACAAAGCCAAAGACACAGATACATCAATTGGGGCTACCGAACCTTTAGTAGAGGTCATTGAACCGGACACATCAGCAACCACCAAGCCATTGTGGGGGTTTTCAGCCAAAAAGTCTGGCAAATTATTCCACAACAATTCAAGAGTTTTTGAATCGTCGCCCTTACGTAATTTAGCTACAACGTCATAAGGATAAAGCGCCCCGGCGTTTACTTTGGCTTCTCCTTTTTCTACGGCAGACTGCCAAGTTTGGTAGCCATCGGCATCGTGGCGAGCAAAAGCTTTACAATAAATCATTGAGGCGCGAGAAGGCACCTGTTCATAATTTATGACATTCCAATTTCCGCCGCACATCTTTTGTTCTACAACATTTAAATAAGAACGCAAATAACTAAGCGTGTGACGATATTTCTTTTCAGAAAATCCTAAGTCTTTCGCCAGCATTTTAGCGAGCTTAACGGTTTCTTTGCTGGAGGTATTGATAGAAGGCATCCATTTTGCTAACAATGAAACGGATGATTTCTTGTTGTTTTCAACTGCGATATTCCAGTCTTTGATAAGTTGTTTTTTAAGTAAATGGACCACATGAGGCCAAACAATTAAATTTCCTTTAAGCGCAAACAAATCATCCCAACGTCCATAAAACGGAACATTTTTTAAATTACGAATAACCAAATCTGGATAATTCTTAGCGAGGGCATTTAAGCCAACCCTAAAAGTTCTGCGTTCTCCCTGTCCTCCTCTTATGTCTCGAAGATAAAAAAGACATTTAAATGCCAACTCAAGATTTTCCTTTGCGGCATTTGAAACTAAATCAACAATGACTTCTTCTGAATTTTGACGCAAAGCACCACCTTGCGAAAATAAATCCAAAACATCTGAATTCGATGTAACTGGTGTTAGAGCGCCATTTTCCGTTGTGGTAAATGTTTGTGAGCGAACGGTTTTCTTCCGTTCGTATGCTGTCACTCCCCCTTGCTCTTTGGTGATTGCCTTTATTAGTTTATTCATTTTTTACCTTTCTTTAAAAAATCAAGACGCCCCTTTGTATGGGCTATACATATTTTAAGTTGCTGTAGGCACCTTTCATTAAACACGATACGTTTTTTTCTATGTTGAGGTAGATATAATCTGCTGTTAGTATCGTAACATTATTCTAGTAGGGTCTTGTAGATTTGTCAAATCTTTTTTCCAGAAATCAATAAAAAGTGTAATTTATGAGGGTAAAGATTATGGTTTTGGATATAGTGGGGCCGTTGGATACGTCGCTTCTGGAGATTTTACGAGTGGACAATTCTTAACGCCAACCAATGCGGACAAAAAAACTGTTATTTCTGATATTTTCTTATCATCTCAATTGTCTAATATCTTTACAATTACCGATAATGCTGGCGCAAATTATGCGAAACTTTATGTTCCATCAGAAGGCTCAATGCAAATTACTCCAAGACTACAAATTAAATTAGACCAAAATACAAGATTGAAAGTGACCTCCGACGCTACTGGTAATGCGTCTTGTTCTGTTTTTTATTTCTTAGATAACTAAAGAAGAATTATGTATCGTATTTTCCATTCAAGGTTATTGCTATGGGGCAATTCTTTACGAGTTTTGCTGCTAGAAAGAACTCCTTCTGAAGCAATATTGACAGAAAATAATTTGCCATTCTTACTCGAATAACTATGACAACTAAAGTAAAAGAATTTCAAGTCGAAGTAGATGTATATAACGGAGCAACTGGCCCTACTGGGCCAACCGGGGCGACCGAACCCCGCGCAAACCGCATCTGGCAACCACGGCGGCGTGACCATTGCCGAGTATTACAACGGCGGTGGACTGGCCTCCAACATTCATGTTACCGAGCTTCTGCTTTACGGAGTGAACCATACATCCGAGCAGGCAGACGAGGTGTTTGATTACCTGAACGACAAGTTTGCGGTTTACTAAAACCTCTGAGCGATTCCCGTAGAGATGACGGATTTAAAGCTTACAAACAAACAAATCTTGTGCCATTTGTGAATGAGAAGAATCTTCAAAAAAATACTCAAAAATTGAACGCACGATTTTCCATTCTCCACCAGCAAGGCTACAACCAATTTTATATGGGATTGCAACTTTTTTTATTCCAAGTTGAATGGTGTCTTTTTGCGCGAGTTCAATTGATTGATAGAAGGCTTCGTAGTTTAATTGACGGGAGTTTCTAGCGAAACTTCCATAATGATACTGTCCATAGAGATTATATATCATTTTTTCATCTTTTGTTTTAGCAGATGAAAACTTACCTAACTTACCTTTGTCTCCACAAACGGTCCGACTATCGGCACCAAAGGCTTCTGGATATTTTGATTTAACGCTCAATGCGACCCCCGCCCCCATCGTATTAAAGCAATTACAGCAATGAAAGACCGCTCCAACTGGAATCTCCAATACGTCAAAGTTTACTTCTGTAATCATAATTTTATAGGTTGATGCTCCATAAATCAGGTCTAACTCTAAATAATTCTAAGACTTGTGATTCTTCGAGAGTTTTTTCAATTGGTAAACGCGAAAAAAAGTCAACTTCAATTTCGCCATCTTTGGCAGAAACGATGATTTCAAGCCCAATATTTGTTTTAGTTTGTTTGACTTTAAGTGTCATCTATCTTCCTCCAAAACCGAATCCAACTTGTTTTTCTACTTCTTGGAAGTTATTGTTATCTCTTAAATTGTAAATTTCGCCGATGGACATTGGGGCCGTAACCTTGAATTCAAATCCTAGAGAATCTATGCATTTTTGCGCGTCTTTTATCGGCAGTTTATTGAAATAATAACGATATTTTAATCTTCCCTTCCTGAGAATTGCTTTGTCTATATTTTTTATATCAGTGTTATATGTTACTAAAAAAGTGACATTTAAAATATCATTAAGAATTCCATCTGATAAGTTCAAAATATTAAAAATCAAAGAATTATTATCGGTATCTCTCTGTAAGATTGCTTTTTCTGCATCTTCCAAGACGAAAACTGGGCTCTCTTTCTCAGAGATAAGAGATAAAAAAGTTGGGGCAGAGAGATTTTCCGTCATACAGCTAGGGATAAAGATGAAATCTCTATTTATTTTCGATGTTAGGTGTTTAATATAAGTAGTTTTCCCAGTTCCCGGCGGACCATCAAAAATAAAAATACCACCATTTTCATTTTGAAGTTTTTCTTTGATTTTTTGGTCATGCTCTACAAATCCTTCTCCATAATTTATTCCTAAATCAATTTTGAGTGGTTTTAATTTAAAATTGTTGATTTCCAATCCCCTACCGGCTTCAACCAAAAGTCCAATTTGATGAGATTCTTCTGTTTTTTGAGAAAACTTGTTAAATGTTTCAATTAGATGGTCTAGTTCTTTTTTTGTTGCGTTGTCTTTTAGGGCTTCGATAGGATAGTTTAAATTAACTGTCAAAAAATCTCTTTTGAAGACAGCAATAAGATAAACAAAAAAAATCTTAGATAAATCAACCCGGTAATATCTCTCTATCGAAGGGCGGCCACCGTCAAAAAAATCGTAAGATTCTTCTTTTTCTGTATCAAAGTTCAAATAGCTGTTATTATTGGCGGCATATATTAGTGAGCATCGTTTATTTTTTTCTAAAAATGATAATGTTCTATTAATATCACAATAATTGAAACGAATTACAGATGGAGTAGTTCCATATTTCAACGCAAACTCTTGTATAAAATAACAATGCGGACTATTCGGGTCGCGGTTTATATTTTGGATAATAGAACTCATATTACTGTTATAAGGTATTGTTTTTGGGAAAACCAAGCTTTTTCTACGAATAGTCCGTGCCAAATCTATACAAATTAACTAAATTTAAAAAGATATTTGCATTTTGGGGCGTTTTTTCTCTGTGAACTCTATATTTATCAGAAGAACAAGAGGGCGAACTTCTAAAAATTGAAGTTAATGCTCCTAATTGTTCGGTCGCCCAACTCCATTCTTCGTCGTCATAGGCCCACATCAGGGCTGTGATTTCTCCAAAAAGTTTTTGTTTTTCGTTCATTACTGGAATTTAAGAACTAATATCCTGATTGACTATCTTCCTGACATCCTCTCGTGCAGAAAAAAATATATACAATAATTCCCAATAAACAAACCATTGTAGATAAACAAAATCCTACACTTATATAAGTAATACGCAAATTGCCGGTTTCAGAAACGGTCGGAGAGTCAAGAACCAAATTTTGAGCGAAACATCCGACATAATTAAAAAATATACAGCTATTATCGTTAAAAACAAATAAAAAGCAAATTTTAGAAAAGGATTCTTCATAAGAAGAGTTTATCGAAAAATTATTGTTTAGTCAATAGTTTTTGTTGGCCAAAAATAGGGAATATCATTCGTCTCTTTCCAACCGAAAGAACTATACCAACCGGGGTCTTTTCTCAAAAGATTTGACCTGTGGCTCGCGTGTAATCGCTCGTCACCTAGCCAGCTAGGTGTAGGTTCCCTTTGGATAATTAGTGGACTAAACGGTAATTCTCCGACGAAGATATATTCTGGATAATAACTATGTATTTTATTAAAAAGAGAGTCTTTATACCCTCGACTTATCCACTCTTGACATATGAAAAGGCCATATACTACTAAACACTTTTCATAGCCTTTCCACATTTGAGTGCATGGATGATTATACCAAGGAGTTTTTCGTATTTTATCACCACGAATTGATTCTGGCCCGATTTTTAGAGCCTTTAGCATTTGAAATACTTCTACTCTTTGCTTGCCTAGCCTTTTAGTGTCTAAGACTTTAGCACACGAAGAGAAAAGGGCGTGTGGCAAAAACGTTTGCATTATATTAATGTTTTATTATAAATCACATACGCGCTAAGAATTGGAAAATTCATAACGTCATAAAAACTAGCTTGAGATACTCTAAAATTATGAAACGTCAATCCATTCCAAGTCACAAACCATGAAGCTTCATTCCTCAACATGAGTTGAGAATATAAAACTAGATTCTCGTTTCTAATTTTATAATTAAATGTTTCTAGCTTTTGGTTTGTCAAGTTACTTTTAGTCGCTCTGAAAGCTCTAAATCCATGACTTCGTAGGAAGTCTAGCATTATTCTGTCAGAATAATTGGGTCGTCTTTTGATTTTGTTGGGGTTCACTCCTGTAATAAGGGATAGGGCAGTTGCACCGCAACCGGCTCTTTCGTATTTTCCTATATCGAAAATATGCGCGGCAAATTTCTCCATTCGATATTTAGAGAAATCAGTATTCCCGGCTCCGTATGTTCCATTTTCCATAAAATTAAAAGGCCCGCTTGCGCGGGCTTGAACTTAACTGGCGCGGAGACTTGGAAGACGAACGCTCGAAGTCTTTTTTGGAGCTTCGGGAGTATTGTCCTTTACAGGAGTGACTTCCTTTGTTTCGGCCTTTGTTTTGTTTTTCTTTGGCATAACAAAATTATTTTAGCATGGCTTTAGTAGTTGTCAACTTTGTTTTTCAGTATTTTCCATATTTATGTAATTTTTAATTCGCTCAACTACTTCTTGACTTGTATGACCATCCCATTTTGGGGCCAACGACAAGACTCTTGCACCCGTTTTATTCGCTAATTCCCACATACTCACAGGCAAATGATAGGTTATGTCTCCAGTCGGTAAACAAATCCCACCGATAAACCAGCCCTTATAACTTGAACCGTCATCATGGAGAAGGCTTATCCAAGACCATCCCGGCACGTTTTTCATAAACGCCAGAAAAAGAGAACATCTATGGTCATAAAGCTCATTAAAGGTATGAATCCCATCGGAGACTTCTCCTGTATCACAAGGAATTATAAGGCTATTATTCATGTTTTTTAACTCTTGGGTCTGAAAGATTTTCGTCGCTGAAGAATTTTCGATATTGTTTCCAAGATTTGAAATTTCCGTAGTATTTACCGTCGTCTATACAGCAAGCGCTGTGTTCTGCTGGCGAAAGATGACGCGGAATAGAACCAAATAATCTATCGCAAAGTTTGATGTCGGCTTCATAATCGTCTTTACCTTCAAAGTTATGGTAAGAAATTCTAGCGCAGCGGGCGACGGCTATTTTTCTTTTTAATTCGTCTATGCTTTTATGCCAGTCTGGAGAATCTATATCCACGTAGTTATTATTCAATGCAATCAACCTAGACTCGTTCATTTTATCTCCGAAGGGTATGTGCCACTGACCTTTTTCTATTTTCTTTGGGATTGACGAATTATAAAGCTCTAACATTCTTTCTGCGAGAATCCTGAATTCGGGCTGGGCGTCTTCATGTGCTCGCAGAGCAAAAAATTCTCGTAATCTGTTCCACTAAAAATGACCCTAATATGAAACCAAGGCTCCAAAATGCGATTAACGATTTGCTTATGAAGACCAAGTTGATTAAGAAGAGTCGCCTGCTCTATAGCTTTATTTCTAGCCTGTAGCCAAAGCCTCTTTGATTTTTCCATCGGGGTTACTTTTTCTGTTCTAGCTTCGCTGGCTCCGCCGCCAAGATACTCCTCATAATAAAAATCTTCAGTTTTATTTGTATTGTCCAATTCTTGATGCGCTTGCATCCCGCGCTGATTCGCCCCCCAAAATTCAGGCATGGCTGGGTTATTTTTAATTTGTTCAACGAATTTTTCAAATGGTATTGCGCGGGAACTCGCCGCGTTCTTAGAAAAGACTCGGTGCGTCATAAGTTCACTATGAATAAATCTTGGATATTCTAAAATAAACGTAGTCAATCTAACCCCACTAGGAGATATAGAATCGGTAATTATTTCTGTTTTAATTGGCATATTATTTTAATATACTCCAGTAATCCCACAAGGAAATTCATATCTTCTATATACACCGCTTACTGTTTTTATATTTGGGATGTAGTAATCGTTTAGTTTAACTTTAGGCGACTCAGGTTCCATTACTTCGGCATTTTTATTTTTTTTAATAACAGGAACTACAAAACTAGCGAAGAGTGCTTTAAGGAATCCTCGACGACCGGGCTTTTGTTGTTTATTCATATTTTATTTTCTTTTTGGGGGAAAGCCCATTCTCATCTAAATCTTCAAAACGATGTTCACAAAAAATCATCAATTTTTCGCGTATTTCTGGCCAGTGTTCGATTTTGTAATAATTTTTCATTTTACTAGAGTATTCCTGCACTTTTTCAGGTTTTGGTCTAAATGCCAATTTAAGAACTTGGTCTGGAAAATGAGAAAGCACTTCTGGATGGTCGTCTATAAATACGTCGAAGGAAAAAGCTTTGCCGAAAATCGCCTTATCTTTCCGCTCCCAACAATAATATAAATTATCAGGTTTGATTCCGGTTTTTTGGAAAAACCCAAATTTTTCAATCCACTCTAAAGATTTAGCTCTTTGTTCGGAATTTACCCTAGATATAATCCAAATTTCATGCCCGTCTTCTACTAGATTTTTTATTACCTCTAAGGCTCGTGGGTATGCTTCTCTAGTTGGGTTATGGACAATTGTGTTGCCCAAGTCTATTCCAATTTTCATTTAATTTTACCTCCAAGAAAATAATGTCCAATAAACCCATGAATTACTGGCAAATTTAATTTTTGTCTTAAAAAGTTCTCCAACATTGTTAGCGGGCAGTTCCAACGATTCACAGACAAATTCAAAACAAAACTAATAACTGGAAAACAAACATACCAAGGAGCCAAGTATAACAGCCAAAATATTGACAATACATTCATTACTACTACAAAAGCGTGACTAAAAACGGTTAACCCAAAGAAGATTCGGTAGCCGATATTGATAAGAGTTTCGCGTCTTTTTTTCCATCTTGAAGTTTGAACCATACTCTTAGCGTTTCATTGTCAACATAATAAAAACCAATTAATTTTGCGCCGATTGGTATGAATTTTATTAAGTTTTCTGCTTGTTTTTCGTTAGGTTTGTGAATCATTAAACTTTAACTACGACCTCAACAAATTTTGTTATCTTTGGCGAGCCTTCGGAAGATAAAATTTCTGAGTGAGTTAATCTCACACCATCTACAAATGTGGTCGTAAATTTACTCTCAAATTCATGGATAAGTAAAAGAATTTTCCGCGCCAAATTATCTCGTTCGTTTTGAAAATCTTTTACCGATAGCTCGGTGGAAATTTGTGCTGTTTTCATTTGTTTAATTCTATATCCTTTATGTTAGCGTAAATTTCCTTATTGTCAATCTCTAAAATATATACAAATTCACTTTTATCGCCGTAGTTGTTCGTTACAAGCCGAACTGGACAAATTGCGCCAGCTTCTATTTTTTGGCCGCATTCTGTTCTAAGTTTTTTCTTGAGTGTTGCTGTCATTTTATTCTGATTGTTGGGGTTGGCAAGTTTGGGACTTCGATGGTCGGCTCGTATTTATATTTGATTATATTTGATGGTTTACCTTCTTTTTTATTTTTGTCATAGGGAATAATGAAGAATATGTATTGTTTGTTTTCTGACACGTCTAACGTCAATCTATCAACCCTGCCTATATCTCTCCTTATCGAGAGGCCAGATTCGCTTTTGATTTCAAAAAAATATCCAACAATGTCCGATTTAGGCAGATTTTGCCAACAAACCGTTACTTCTCTCCCAAAACAATCAAACCCCAAAAACAAGCAGAAAATTAATATAAATTTTTTCATTTTAGAAATACATGACGTATGTTGATTTTTTGTGTTTTTTTGCCAAAAATAATGAGTGCGCCGTTCCTTTACTTTCTCCGTCCCATGCTGCCAGAACGATGTCTGAATTGATAATTATATCTTCGTTTCTTTGAAAACCAGCACTTTTGCCAAGGTTTTTCCAGTGAGCAGGAAATTCAACAAGCCTAAGAGAATTTTCTCTGGCAAATTTCGCTCCCAATGAGTCGGCTCCATTGGCCCCACCAGAAATAATAATGGCTTTTTTTTGAAATTTGGCCGAGATAAAGCCGGTTTTAATGGCTTCAATTACTTTAAATAGTCTTTTCTCGTCGGAGAAAGACCTAGAACCAATAATCGCTAATTTCGGACTAATCAGTAAATCTTCCAAAACTTCTCCGTGACACAATTTTTCTCCGCACCAACACCCTAAGACTTTCCCTTTAAGGGAATAAAGATTTTTGAGGATTTGAGGTTGAGAAAAAATCCAACTAGCATATTTTTCAACGACTTCTTCCCTTGTCCCGTCCTGTCCTATAATAAACGGATTGCCCCAAACTCCTTCTAATCCCGTGTTTGGACAGTTCCCTCTTCCAATATAAACGTCATAGGGTAATTTTTTACAGTGAACTATCATGTAATTTTTAATAATTAAAGCTTTTTAAGCTTTCCCCAAGGTTTATAGTAAATGTTCTGCCCGCCTGCGCCAACAACAAATTGGGCGTATTCGATTCTGTTTCCAGTTTCAGCGTCAATAAAGAATCCTGATTTGTATGGATTATAAGTTGCTTTGCGATATTCAAGCAGTAAATTAACCAGCGGAGTTTGTTCTCCAATCGTTTCTTTTAAAGAGCTTTCTTCACCCTCAACAAAAGCGTGAACATTTTTTTGTTTTTCTCGCAAAACTCTTTTTCTTCCAACCTCGGATACTTTGAATTTACAATCTTTAAGATAGATAACGTCCTTATGAGCAATGACCCGGCCCTTGTATAACACGGAAAAGCATTTATTTCGTAAATTTCTATAAATTTTGATTTTCACTTATGTAAGTTTAGTTTGATTTTGTAATTTGTCAATAATGTTCGTTGTAGAAATGCCTTCTATATATGAAATTATATTAATTTCGGACCCAATTTTATTAAGGGTAGAATATTCTTGACGGTTAAGTGTATGTATTTTGTAATCTCCACCCTTTACATAAATATCTGGCCACGCTTTTTCTAAAAAATCACACGCTAATACATCGTCAAAAACACAAACAAAATCTATCATTTTTAATGAATCTAAAACTTCCGCCCTATCAAGCTCTGGATTAACTGGGCGATTTTCCCCTTTGAGAATTCTAGTCGCCCTATCTGAATTTATCCCAACGATAAGATGAGAGCCAAGTCTTTTTGCTGTTTTTAAATAAGACACATGGCCACGATGTAAAATATCGAATACTCCATTCGTGACGACAACTCTCGCTCCGTTAAATAGTCCAGATTGCCTTATTATTCCAAGAGTTTTTAAATTAATAACCATAACTTAATACGACGCTCACTGAAACGGCAAAAGATTTAATTCTTTAGCATGACTCTGGCAAACGGTTTTGAGTAAGGCTCCATCTTTTTGTTTATGTAGGACTCCAGTTTCACCACACACCTCGCAAGTCACAAATGATTTTCTTTCCGCCGCGATAATTATTTTGTGAGCGTCAATAGTCCGGCTGTTTTTGGTATAAAATCTAAGTCCTCCGAATTTTTCTTTTACTTGTTCGGCTATGGTTTGTTCTGCGTTTTGAGAATCGGTAAGATTCTGAATGCTTCTGCACAAATCAAAAATAATTTGATACCATCCATCATCACAAGAAATTCCATATTTCATACAAGAATCTGGATTATCATGTTCGCTAAAAATCTTCGGGAAAATAGAATATAGAGAATTTTGTTTTTGGGGACTCATAATTTAATGGTGGTCGAATGACGTTATTTGCTTTTTATCCATAATGGCTTTTATTACGTCAAAAGAAACCGGCCCGTGAAACACGTCAAATCCGACATCCAAAAGTTTTGAATTTAGATTAGATTCTTTTGAGTCCTCACAGTTTCCGTGTGAGTGCCCGCACAAAGCCCAAGAGCCTTGATTTATTTTATTCCATACTTTTATTGGATAATGAAAATTAGTAATTAATTGATTATTCACTATAACCTCTAAATAATCGCCAAAGAAAAAGACATTATTCCAATTGCGACATTCTCTTCCCATAAATATCGAAGGGATTGCGTTTTCCTTATAAATGGTAGAAACAGCAGATTCGTGATTTCCGTTAATATAAATCACATTGCAAGGAATTCTTGAAAGTAAAGATTTTACTGATTCTACGCAGCTATTCAAGGCCAAATCCCCAAGGTAAATAAGCGTGTCCGTAGGACGCAAAACACTTAGCGAATTCAAGATAGCGGCATCATTCTCTTGAAATGAATTAAAACCCCTTGGACGCCAAATAAAGGGCTGGATATGATTATAATGAAAATCAGACGCCCAAAAAACACGGGCTTCGTCGGAATGTGATAGTTTAATTGGTTTGAACATTTTTTATGAAAACTTCTTTTTATTGCGGATTTTATTTCTTTTTGTTTTATAATATGTTACGTTTGGCTGTTTGTCAAGCCACTTTTTGAAGCGTTGGTATTCTTGGGTTTGCTTGATTAGCTCTACAGAATTTAAGATTTCTGCCAATTGACTATTACTCCAAGTCGAATGGATAAAATCTTCACAAGACGGGCAGGTAGAAACGGTTTCTTTGCCTCCCTGCGAACGTGGAATAAAATGATGCTGTTCTACTGAGTCCGATTCTCTTTCACAATAAACACATTGGTTTTCCTTTTCCATAAACTCTTATATATCTTTTTCTTTTGATTATCTTGATTTTTAAACCAAAAATTTCATTGATTCCATTATTAATTGGTATTGTGAGAAAGTAATTTTTTCGTTCTGATAGTTCTTCTTTTAATTGTGAGATATTCTCAAATCCCAAAGAAACAATATTCGGCTCGTGACCAAATTTATAATAATATTCAGTTATTTTTTCTTTGATTGTATTTATCATTTATTTAATTGAATTAATTCTATTTTGTATTCTCCAGCTAATTGAAGGGCAAAGTTGTCTTTATCATAAATTTCTTCAAATACAATCCTTTTAATTCCGTTCGCGGCAATTGCCTGCATACAATTCCTACATGGTAGTAAATTACAAGCTAACAACCATCCCTCTCTTGGCTTGAGCCAAGCTAGGGCGTTTATTTCTGCATGAATAACTCTTTTGCGCCGTTCATCCCTGTTACTCCAATCAATTTCTATTCCTTTAGGAGCGCCATTATACCCTAATGACGCGACTGATTTATCTTCTCTCAAAATGCAACATCCTGTAGTTTTCCACGGGTCTTCGCTTCTTAAAGCTGCTGTTTTAGCAAGAAGAAGCGCATACTCTTCCCAAGAAACCCTTGGTTTTGCGGTAATGATTTGACTTACTTCTAATTTTGGCCATTTTTGCCATGTTATTTCTTCAAAATCGGAGTCACCACCACATCTGCATATACACATTGAACCACCAAACATTTCAGGTGTTATAGGTTTTTTAACGCCATGACAAAGGCCGTGGTTATCTTTTTGGCATTCTTCACATAAATATACGTCCATAATTTTAGTTTGGTTTATTTTCGATTGGCTCTATTGTGACTTTAAAACATTTGCCCAATTCGCAATTTTTAATCATATCGTGACATAATGGTAAAACTAATGATTTTTCAATTCTATGGTCGTCTAAAACTCCGTATCCCTTCATTAAGCACGAAGGAAAATAAAATACATTAGAAGAATATTCCATGCTTGTTAAATAAAAAAGGAACTGCAATTTTTTACTTTTTTGCCAACTTATTGAATCAAAATTATCTCTAAATTTTTTCGAAAAACAATTCCTTGGGGAATCTCCTTTACCATTTTGCATAATTATTTTAAATCTTTTCGTTGATAAATGATATTTGTATTTATTGGGGTTAAGGCTTTCATAAGCTTCAGTCTTTTAAGACAGTCGGATTTTTTATTAGAACAGTATGGTGGAGCGATTGGTATGAATTCGTCTTCTGAATTTCTAAAATAAGATTGAACTAAAAATCTAGGAATCTTCTTCATGTGAAGATGGTAAAGTAAACTTCTCTTTACGTCAAGAGAAAAGAACCCCGTAATAAATAGATAGGTTATAGCCTATAAAAAGAGGAAAGACCTCGGACTTTGCCAGTTTTCTATCTTTCCTATAATTACACTTTAAGGTAGGATGATACTCTTTTATTATTTACTTTTTGTAAATCCCTATCGAGGGCGAAACCAAAAAGTGTATTATGCAAGCTGACTAGCCGGTAGCCGTTATTACACATTTGTCTTGCTCTTACGGTAAGACCTTTGAAGTCGTAAAGACATCCGGCTCTTACTGTGTTTTTCTTTGCAAACTGTCCGTTTTTGTTTCTAACGTTGTGATAGTTCATATATTCTTTAGAGTCGTGGAGGGTTGCGTTTATTCAGGTATTCTTTAATTTTTTCAAAGAAATATCCGAACGATTCAAAAGTAAAAACGCCCACTATTAAAGCTCCCAAAAGACAACAAAAAATTATAGCTAAAATAGCATAAATCATAACTTCTTAATATTATACATAAGAATCAGTGTAATTTGATATGAACAATTTAACCAATACAAATAATATGATTCCTTTAGAAGTCTTTACTATGTTAGGAGGCAGTATTACTGGATTTTTGTTCCGTTTTATAGCGGAAAGAGCGAAGGACCGACAAGAACAATTTAAAATGATGATAGACAAGTTCAAGGCCGAAGAAGATTCTCGCAATTCTGCCGTCCAGAGAGTCCCACTTGACGCTGGAAAATGGGTGAGAAGATTGATTGTAGTTTCAATACTTTTTGGCGTTATTCTTGCTCCGTTTATAATGGCCTTGATGGGAAATTCTGTCATAGTAGAAGTTCAGGAGCGGCATGGGTTTTTCCGTAGTTTATTTTCGTCTGGAACAACGACTAAATTTGTAGAATTACAAGGTTATCTATTAGTTCCAGAGGTCAGACAAACGCTGACAGCTTTGGTCGGGTTTTACTTTGGACAAAGTGCGGGAAAATGCTAATGAAAAAAATATTAACAATATTTCTTATATCGTTTTTGACGGGCTGCTCTAGCGTTAAAACTGAGGGCAAACGTGTTGGCGTATTAGATTTAAAGAAAAAAAGCCCAAGTGTTGCAATCGGAGTTTCCACAATTCAAAAACAAGAATCCAAGCAAGCCCAAAACGCGGTTACAAACAAATCTAATACTATTGTTGCAAAACCTATAAGTCGCCCACAAGAACCCAAAAAGGGCGCAGAAGTTTTAATGGAACTCGCAAGTCGTTCCCAAATACAAAAAAAAGAAGAAAATAAAACGGCCCAACCAATTGTCCCGTCAACCCCTCAATCTCAAAAAAGTGCAACAAATGCAAATATCTCTAAAAACGAAGAAAAAAGCCCAATTAATCTAATAAAAATTGACTCTGAAAATCAAAATAAAGAAATCGTGAAAGTAGGAGTTTTTGATGTAAATTTAACAAAATTATTGTTATTTTATTTAATTGCATTTTTGGGAGTGGCTGCGGCTTATTTTTTAACCGTCTTTGTTTCTAGCTGGTTACGCATTAATAAATTAAAAAATCCATTTAAGAAAAGTCCTTCATCTGACGCTGAGAATCCTTTGGGTGGGTCTTCCGGTGACGTGGCAGTTTAACATAGCTGCCGAATTTTAACATTCTTTCAGTTTCCTTATCGCGGCGAGGGGCTTTCTTTTTCATATTTTTTAATGAGTTTTTGTATTTTTCGTCTTGTAAAAAAGACTCTACTCATAACTGTCCCGATTGGGCAATTCATTTGCTTGGCAGTATCAGAGTAGGACAACCCTTTACAAAAAATCATGTCAAAAATTTTTATTTGATTGTGGTTGAGTTTTTCTCTTATAAAGAAAATCTTTTCGTTTACTGAAGATAAACTCTCTTGAGCAGCTAGAATTGAGGCTGGGGTTTCCTTAACAATAAGCATTGGGTCAATGACAGAAGAATCATCCCTAGAATCTTCTGAAAAATCAGAAAAGTTCTTGTATTTTTTTGAAGATTTAATGTGGTCGAGAAAACAATTATAAGCAATTCTATTTAACCAAGTCGAAAATTGCGCTTCATTGTTTTTAAATTTTTTTAAGTATTTCCAAGACTTGACAAAAGCTTTTTGCAGAATATCTTCTAAATCCGCTGGTTGTAAAAACTTATTTTTTGAATAAATAAATTTTTTAATAAAGTCTTTGTTTCTTTTTAAGAGAGTATCAAAAGCCTCTGTGTCCCCGGCTTGAGCCTTAATTACTAGCTCTTTACTGGATATTTCAGTCATGTTAAAACACGGGCTCTTCTGTTAGGGTTTCGACTTCTGGTGTTTCTACGGCGCTCGGTTGCACGGGAGCTGGCGGCGCTTGTTTTGTTGTTGAGGGTTTCGCTGCTGGCTTACTGGTAGGTTGTTTTATTCCCGTGTTTTTCTTTGCGTTGATTTTCCAAGCGCGAAGGTTGTTATAATAATTGCCATTATATTCCCTACCCCTTACCGAGAAAAAAACCTCTACCTCTTGCCCGACACGCAAACCTTCTAGGATTCGGATTCTATTTTCAAAAACTTCAAACTTAACTGACTGAGGATACTCTTCTTTTGTCTGAACGACAAATTCTTGGATTTTGTATTGGCCCGCCGCTTTTGGGTCAAAAACGGCAAGAATGTTTCCTACGACGCTGAATGAGTTATTTTTTGTTTCCATATTGTTATATTACTGTTTGTTTATCTCGAAGTCAACTGTTATTTTGGATATATTTGTATTTTTCCTCCCAAGAGGCGTCTCCCGTATCTATACACGACACAATCCTAGAGATATTATCACAAGATTCTATTCCAAATCCAGAATCGGCTCCAGAAAGTGTTTCTTCCCAGATTTTATTATTAAAATAATAAACAAAAAGGGTATTTTCATTGACTTCTAACTGTAATTTATTGCCATCCGTCCCTAGTTGAAAATCAATTAAAACAACTCGTCCAGTCATACAGGCTATAAAATGAAGTTCTCTTATTAAACCAACCGTTATCATATACCACGCGACTCTTCTTCTATTAGTTTTTTTAGGTTATTGAGGTGGAATTCCCAAAAACCCTGTCCCACTTTAAACATTTTTTGTTTATTAATTTGATTTTCTAGTTCAAACATCTTGTCGTCGAATTTTGAAGCTTCAGATATAAGGCTTTTGAGGTATTCCTTAGATTTTTTCATTGAAAAAGATTTTGTATTTGTTTATAAATGTTGAAATATTTTTATCTTCTATTGAGGCTCGTTGTATAAGGGTCTTTAGTTCATTATACAGTAATTTTATCTTTTCTTCGTCTGGAAGAAGTTTTTTTTCTTCTTTTTCTATGTTTTGGATGCACTTGGCAATTCTCATCTCCCACCAAGCGACATTTTTATGAATTAAAAGCGCTTCTTCAAGAAGCTTTTCTTTAATAGAAAGAATTGTATCGTTGGTTTTTAGCATAAGATTATCTAAATAAAAAATGTTTCCATGTGTGGTGGTTTATTCTTTCTGTTATAAAAGAAGATATAAGTGTAGCGTGTGGCTTGGATGGCTTTTTAATAAGTTTAAGACCTACCTCTTCTGGTAGTTTATCTTTCTTTTTGTCGTTAATAGACTTGTCGCACCATACCATGTTGTCCCAAGTGTTTTTTCCACCACGGGAAATAGGAATAACGTGGTCAACGTTTCCTTCTCTTTCTTTTAGTTGGCGATTGGTATATTGGCAGATACCCTTGTCACGAATACGCACATTTCTTTTAGTGAGTTTGGGTTCCCTAATAATTACCTTACAAAAATGCCTTGTAGCAATCACAGTTGGCACTCTAATTTCTTTCTTAGCGGAGCTAATTGTTAAATCGTATGGTCTAATTGGGAGATTTACCCATTCGTCCCAAGTCACGGGGTTTGCATAGGAATATTCAGTAAAGTTCCATTCCTCATCCTTGCCCCTTAAATATTCTATATCAAATGCAAACCACTTGTGTTCTCCGTGGTCGTCTGTGGAACTTAGGGCAATAATCGCATCCTTAACTGTCTTGTAGCCTATCTTTCTATAGATAGAGTCTAGGCACAAACATAGCAATTTATCTTGTATTCCTGTCATCTAACTATGTTATTCTACCTTTGCGAAAAAATCAAGAGATACATTTTTGTGTGACGCATAGCCAGAGACAAAATTTGTTGTGGCCATTCTTAAATTTTTAAAAGCTTCATTATTTCCAATAGAAGAATTTACGTAGGCGCAAGTATTTGACTCACTTATTCCTATCGAAGAGGCGTATTGTTTAACCTCTACAATGCCGCCAGCCCCTACAAATGTAAAAATAAACTTTCCATCTTCCGATAATTGTTTAATCATTTTCTGAATCTGCTCGTGCGACCAACTGCGCGAAGAGTTTTCTTGTCCATCTGTAAAAATAGTAACAAGGACTTTTACGTTTTCATTTTCTAAAATATTATTTAGATTTTTTTGTAGTCTCGTCACTGAATAACCGATGGCGTCCCTTAGTGGGGTGCCGCCATCTGGAACATAACTCTCATATTCAATAAGGGGAACCTTATTAATATCTTTATTGCACACTAAGTAATCAAACCTGTTTTCAGCCAAAGAATCAAACAACATAATTGTTAATTTCGTTAAAAGTCGCTCATTCTTAGCAGACTCTTTTAGTGTTTTTATTTGTTCGTTGATATTTTTTACAGTCTGCTCTCGAACCGCGCTCATTGAACCAGACCTGTCAATTAAAAATAAATAATAAAGAATAGGAGTATTTTTTTGTTTTTTCATAAATTTTTATGGGATGGGGCAATATTCGCTCAAGTCTCCAAAAGCTTTCGGAAGGGGTTCTTCTACATACACCTTCTTAGAGTTGCAAAAATCTATGCCCGCTTTTATTAAACTGTCCCGGCTTGCATAATACAAAACGATGTCAAAGGCTTCGTTGCTTTTATTGAAGGTCGTTTTTATAACCTTGTCTTGGATTTTTTCTCCATAAGTTGTTCCAAGTTCAAACTTTGGAATTTCTTTGGAAGTATTGTCTGAATGGAATGTTTGCCGCGTCTTGCAGGAGAACATCGCTAGCGGCGTATCGCAAGTGTTCCAAATTGGCGATGAGTAGGGGTCGTAAGGAGGACAATCGTAAGGAGGACAATCGTAAGGAGGACAATCGTAAGGAGGACAATCGTAAGGCGGGTAGATACGCGGCCAACGCTTCCTGAACGGAATAGGGTTTAAAGTATAGGGAGCATCTATTTGTTCGTCTTCTATTTCTGGTTCTTTTTCAAGCGTAATCCTCGCACCAATAACTCCATTGTTTTTTGTTGTTTTTTTGGTGCCGCCTTCTGTTTTGGCTCCTATCGTATTTGCGTAGCTTTTAAAGCCATCAGAAAAAACAAACGCCGCCACTTCTTCGTCTGAAATGCGATAACCTTTTACTTCTATTGTTGAATATGGGTCAACGATGTATCCGCTTTGTGCGTCTTCGCCACGCCGTCCCTTTATTACATCTATCCCATCTAAACTTAATATGGCCAAAGCTTTTCTGTTTGACTTGTTTTTGAGTTGAATCGTATAGTTCGTGCCCTTTCTGGCCTCAATATACGTTTGGGAGTTATGCAGGAGTTCTTTAACTGGTCGTCCATTAACCAGCACTTGCAATTCAAAGGCATTTTTATACATATTTTTATTCCTTAACTAGCCGCACAATGCGGACTTCAAGGATATTATGCCGAAGTTTTACGTTTTGTTCAAGTATTTTTTCTGGATATTTTGAAAATGGATAATTTGTCCCAAAATTTCATTAAAATTAACAAAGGTAATTCTGTCTGTAACAATTGTGTAGGGTTGATGTTTTTGAATGTCTAGTCTAATTCCATTAACTTGAAATTCTGGATAAATTATATCGTCAATATAGTCGAAAACCCCCATTTTCTGCATATATTTGAAGTAAAAGTCTTGAAATTCTTTGGGACATTCTACTAATACGTCTAAGGCTAGGTTTTCTTTTGAAATAAGGGTTAGGTGTCTAAACGGAAGAGATTCTGTTGGTGGTTCACAAAGCCCTCCAACGATTACTAGATTCATGTATTAATATACACTTATCTTAATGGGGTCAGAAACTTACATATGCTTGAAACACAATAAAGAAAAATAGCAACAATGACATGAACTAATCCATTCAATGCCCAAACCGTATGAGTATAGGGTCTGTATAGCCACTTATACCACCACTTAGACTGCCTTTCGATAAAGGGACGAATTTTCTTTTGTAATTTTTTAATAGCTTCTTTTCTTGGGCCGCTTTCCATTTTTAGCTCTTTTTCTAAGGTAATTTCGTGAAGTTGCCCCTTCAGGAAGACGGCTTTAAATTCAAGTATAAAATCTTCCTCTTCCCCGTCAATGATAAATATATCTCCGAAATAGATTTCTCCTGTAAAGTCCTCTATTTTTTCTATTTTTAGGTTTTTAGAATCCACCCTAACTCCAAACGGCGATTCTGAGTCTTTGACGAGAACTCTGTCGTGAATTTCTTTATACAGTCCCGCCTCGGATAATGTATAAATATTCGAAGTTTCCGAGTGGGGAAATCCTGTGCAAATAAATGTATGATTGTCTAATGTTTTTTTGAGGATTTTTCGAGTCTCTTCTGAGACGGGTAAGGGAAGTTCACAGGTTAGTTCGCTGTATGCTTGGAAGTTCATTTTGTTCAGCTTATCATTGCGTGACTTTACCCAAAAGTCAAACGAAATATGCTCCATGAGGGAATCGAACCCTACCTTAATCCCTTGAGAGGAGACTGTCCTGACCGATAGACGAATGGAGCGGGTATATTAATTTAATTTTTATTTGCATATTTAAAATAATGGAGGCGGGTGGAGTTGAACCACCGTCCTAAACAAACTATATTAAATATACTACACGTTTAGTTGAGTTTTAACCACTCTCGAAGAATTAAATAAAATTTATCAACAAACATTTCAATTCTTCTATCGCTTGGTCTTAACGAACGTTAAGCGAACTTACGCTCGTCCAGCCTGTGATTACGCCATTTTAACATACAGACTTTTGTTAAATGACGGGTAGCTATTAAGCTACAGCGAGCTTGCGAGAGGCACGGATTACTCCCTTGCCTACCGCAGCGAATAATGCTTTTTTATTAGCAGTTATTTTGGTGACTATTTATAAGCGGCCATAGTCTCCGCTACGTGCATACCTAATTTCGTCTATTCAGTCGAAACCATTACGCCCCCGAAAAGAACTATTTCTTCACAGCGTCAATAACGCCGTCAATTTTTGCATTAAGTTTCAGATTATTTTTACGCACAAGATAACCCAAAACAAACCCAATGCTCAAAACTAAAAAATTAATAACAATAAATAATGTCATATACTTATATTACACTATTCTTGTGCGTTTGTCAATTCGGGTTTTGTTTGTATTAAATCATATTTAGATTCTAGGTCGGCTTTTGTGACTGCAACAACTCCACGATGAGAAACGGCAATAGAGGCGGCAAGGTTTGCTTTAAATAGGGCTTTGGCGATGTTTTTGTCTTTTAGGTAAGTTAAAATAAAAGCCGCAAAAAAGGTATCTCCTGCGCCACTCACCTCTCTGACTTCGGAAGCTATACCTTCGCACCAAGCTGATGTGTCGCCAGTATTTGTGAGCATTTTACATCCCTTTGCTCCTAATGTAATAATCAAATTTTTACAGAATTTTTCTGGTGTGCTATTTGTTTTTAAATTATCAGAATATTCTTTTTCATTAATTTTGACAAAATCTATATTTTCTGACCATTTTCCGAGAATTTTTTTAGTGTCCATGAAAACGACCCCACCCGCCTTGTGACAGGATTCAGAAATTTTATTTATATCTTCTTCTATAAGAAGACCCTTACAATAGTCTGAAAAGATTACAGCGTCATGCTGCATTTCTTCTATAACGGTTAAGAGGTCTTCTATTTGAAGCCTCGCGCAACTATCGTTTTCGTCAACTCTTATAATTTGTTGTCCGGATTTTTCGTCAACATATCTAATTTTTTTTATTGGAGTTTCGTTTTTAACATAGTCTATAACTATTTTTTTTGAATCTCCACCTAAAGACCATAAATTTGCAAAGGTATTCCCAGCCATGCCAGAGTTTGTTTTTATTTTAATTGGGTTGAAAACTGGAACTGGAGCCTCTGGACAGAGCCTTTTACACTCCCCGTAAATAAAAACGTCTAAACACTCTTCGCCTATTAAAAGTATTTTCATTTATTATTGGACGAATGACAGGTCGCATTTATTCCCGGCACAACTAGATTCTTCTAATAAATGAGTTTCGTCGTCAGATTCTTCCAGCTTAGAGTAATCTACGGTGTGAAAATCTTTCACCAGCTTTTCAAAAAGGACTATTTCTTCTGGAGACGAGACAGTTTCGTTTGGTGCTTGCTTGTATTTTTTTTCTCCGTCATCGGGGAGAAATGACACCGCAGCAAACATATTATTGTTATTAAATATAAAATTTATTACGTCCACCCATTCAGAATCTTTTACGATAACCGTGCAGGACACGTTATGGGTTATGTCTTTTTTATTTGTTGATGTTGTGCCGGGAAGCACCCAGTTTTCTTGCGTAGATTTTATAATTTCAAGGTGTTGAATTGCAGTCAGGTCTTTTTTAACTAAACATCCTTTCGGGTTTTGAACTGGAAAGGTGATAACGTCTGTAGCTTTATTTTGACACCAAACGCTTTCTTCACAAACGTCTGGATTATACATTTTGAAGAATTTATAAACGTTTTCGTCTTTATTTGCTTGAATTCTTAGCAATTGCTTCTCAGAATGGACTGGGTGTATTCCAGACGCCAAGCTTCCAAGAGCCTTTGTTCCTGTTCCCTCTGGTTTAACGCAAGTAACGCGGGCGGCAGGATTTATTCCTAGAATTTTCGCCCAACGTATGTTGGTGTTTACAGCTAATTCTGCCATTTCTTTTTGAATTTGGGGATTTAATAAAAGTTCCCTGTTGGCCATGATTCCCGTCATTGACACTCCAAGGAGCGATTCTTCTTCTGTAAGTTCTTTCGACGCCTTTGTTAGATATGGAAAATTAGTATATGACGCCTGTAACGTTCCAATAATAACCTGAGCTGTAATTGCTTCCTTCAGCAGTTCTAGGCTTTTGATTTTTTGCCCGTTGAGAGTGGTTAGATTACAAAACTGAACTCCGCACCGGCCATCTTTAGTAATTGGAATAAATCCTATTTCTCCACATGGATTAAAGAGCGCATATTCGTCATTAGCCCAAATAAAGCCGGGTTCTCCAAACATTTTGGTTCTTTCAATAATCTCCGCAAATTGTTCTTTTGTCGTTTTTCCCCTAAGTAATAAAACAGAGTTATTGCTTCTTGCCCTTTGTGGTTCGAGTTTTGTCCAATCTACTTGATTGTTTTTCTTTAAGCTTTCTACTTCCCAATCGCTAATAGTTATATAATGTCTTTGGCCTTTGTAATTGACCCATATTTCATTTTTATTTTCTTCTGTTTTGTGTGGAACGCCATGTTTTTCAATCCGTAGCATGGTTTTTGAATTAATCATTTCCTCGTCGTCCTGTTGAAAGATTGCTATGGTCGCAGACCTTCTCACTCCGCCAGACAATACTGCGTCTGCCGCGTGCATTAAAATGTCATATATGTCAATGTGTTTTAATCTGGTTTGTCCATTATTTTCAATTATATAATCAAGAAGGTTTTTAATTTTCACATGAGCATTTTTAAGCCCCTTGTAACCGGGAGCTTTTCCACCTCCAGTTTTTAGCTTGGTCCCCTTTTTTCTGATTTTAGAATAATCAAAAACAATTTTTCTTCCAGTTAGAGCTGTGTTTTTACAATAACAATTTAAAAGAGCTTCTAAAGAATCTGCCCAGCCTTCTATGGTGTCCTCAATAACATATGTAATCACGGTGCCAGTTTTATCTTGGGCTCCAACTAAGTCTGGAATTCTGGCGCTTAAATTCTTATGAAGACCAATGCCTACACCGCAGCCGCATAATAATAAAAAGAAAACTTCAGAAAAGGCCCGAATAGAATCAACGTGTCTAACAGAACAATTGTAGATTCTTTCGTTCTTAGCTTCAATTGCCTTTCCTCCAAATTGCATAGAACGCATTGACGGGCAAACTATTTTTTCTCTTACGAGGTCAAAGGAAGCATGAATTTGTTTTTTTTCTTCTTCTGGCAGGTGACTGAAGCGCTTCAAATGCATTAGCTCGACACGCTTCACGGCCTCTTCCCAAGTCTCTCTTCGTTTTAGTTTTTCGTTGTATCTTGCGTATTTGCTGGTAAATACGTAATTTGAAATTTCCGAAAAAATATCCACATCCTTCGTTGCGCTTTTGTCCATAACATCTGTAGTATTGTATATTACAGTGGCTTTGCTGCAAAGGAAAGTTAAAACCTAAAAAATATTTTTTTTGCTAAAATTGAAAATTACAAGTGTATTAAGCCCTCAAAAAAACCTCATCAAATTTACAAAAATCTACGCTCTTAACTCTGAGGGTTTCTTTTATTTTGGGAATAATGTCGGTATTTTGATTTTGGATAAAAAAAGCCTTGTAATATTCATTCGCAAGCTCTTTTCTTTTATCTTGGCGACAATTACATCCCATATAAATAGCGTCTCTAGCCTTGACGAGCGAATCAAGAGCCTCTTTTTGGGGGGGTAAAAACGCTTCTTTCTCTGAAAAATACCAAGAACAAAAATGCTCTAAGTCTTTAAATATAAACGCGCCTTCATCTTCTTTTTGTTTTTCTTCTAGCCCGTAGTGAAGGTCGAGCGTCCTTTTAATTACTTCTGGAGGGACCGGCTTTGCTTCTGCGTCTTCTTTATCTTGCGAGCCTTCTGTTATCTGGGCTGTTGCCGAAAAATTCGACGAGGTCCAAAAGTTTTTTTGTTTTTCAATTCTATTTTTTATTATTTGGTTCATTTGCCAATCTTATTAAAATAAAATACAAAACCCAAGAAATGAAAATACTGACCCCAAAACCTAAATCTATCTTTCCACCAAAAACAAGTTTCCCAAAAAAATTAAAACAAAATCCTAGCCACGTTCCTAAACAAATAGGGCAGGTTAAGAGATTGGTGAAAAAATTAGCATAACGAGTATGGAGATAGTCTAAAAAGAAAAATTTATTACTTTCATTAAATTTTTTGAAATCTTTTATGATTTGAAATTTAAAAAGAAAATCTAAATATTCAAACACCGCATTGGTATTTAAAATAATATAAACCACCACAGCGGACAAAACTCCAGCTTGAATATCTGTTATCATGGTTATATTAATTTAATATCCTTTAATTTTCCACCAAATATTTCTTTCTCCGCTAAATAGCTGACGGACAAAGATAAAGGAAAAAATTCCCACCAAAATGAATAAAAGAATAACTCCCATAATAGTCCACTATTTTAGCACAGCGGTCTTCATCAGTCAAGAAATTTGATTTGACAAACGCATGAAGTTTTGCTACTATGATAGAAATGGTATCCAATCCATTTTTGACTGCCGGGAAAAAACGGCAAGTTTTCTTGAGCTATTCCATCGAGGACGTGCTGGTGCCATCAGACATAGCGAAAAGTTGGCTTTCTGTAAATAAAACAGAAATAACAAAAAGGTGTGAATAAAAATCACAAGTTACCCGCTGCGATGCTTTAAAAGGCATGGATAAAGATTCGTAATGAAGTTCTAGCGCCCTTCTTCGACCACTGGCAACAATGGTAGAGTCTTCCTGAAAAGGTGTATATCGTCGTGTTTTGGCTGTGACACATAAAATCTTTCAGCCCTCAAGAAATTTTGCATATACTTTTTTATCCTCTTAGAGAGATTTTGTAAATCTTTCTAGGGGATATGCGTCTCATATTTGGCTAAGAAATTTCACATATTCACATGATGACTGATTCAAAAAACACACACTGCTCGCTCCTCGGTTTAACGGGTTTAGCTGGGGCTGGTAAAGACCTTTTGTTTAGCGAGATAGCGAAATTCACCACCGCTAAACGACTTGCGTTGGCCGACAATCTTAAAATGGAAATGCAAGAATATCTCTTGAAGTGTTTTGGGATAGATATTTTACACGCGACAAGAGAGCAGAAGGAGTCTGTGAGGGATTTACTTGTTGCTCATGGGAAAGTCCGCCGCAAAATTTCAAAAGGGAGGTATTGGACTAGCTTGATTACTAAAGAGACAATAAAATACCGCAAAGAATGCTTAACAGTTATAACAGATATACGATACGCAAAATATCCCGAAGACGAACACTTCTGGCTTAAAAAAATGGGAGGAAAGCTCATTCATCTTAAAAAATTCATCATAAATGAAAACGAAGACCTTATCCCATTAAAATACCCAAATATAGATGAAGCTGAAAACGACCCAATTTTACTCTCTTTATCTGATTACCAGATTGAATGGCCAGATATGCAGACCTGTCCAATTCAATATAAAACAAAATATGAAGAAAAATACCAAAAAGAACTTGAAAAATTCTTCTACTGGCTCAAATTCGGCTCAAAATGAATCAGACTTAAAACTTGTTCTTGCCGTTAAGAACGACCAGTGCGAAAAGAGTTTTTTAGAGTTATCTGAAAAATATTCAAACGTCTTTTATAAGATATGCCAAAAATATACCCCCGCCCTAGTAGTGTCTGTCGTATGTCCAGACGATATTTACAAGGAAAAAACATTTATTCTTTATAAATGCGCTCTCTCTTTTGACCCGTCAAGAAATACAAAATTTTCCACTTGGCTAGGGAACTATGCAAGATATATATGCTTGCACGCAATTAATGCAAAAAAATTTATTCTACCCTCTACAGATGAAGAAATTTCTCAATTTATTGAAGATAAACAGCAACAAATTAATTACAATTTTTCAAAGAGGGAGGAAGACTACGAGCTTGTGACCTCTTTGTTATCAAAAATAAACGACGAACGCTTTAGAAAAGTATTAACGCTCAGATACTTAGCTGACACAAAGAAAACTTGGAAACAAATTGCAGAAGATATGGATGTTTCAGTCCAAACAGTTATAACAATTCACAACAGAGCTTTACAGTTTTTAAAAAACAAAATAATAAAACTTGAAAAATAATATGCCAAAATATTTACTAAATTTACCAGTAAACGGGGTGTCGTTCGGACAAACATCTATATTGTTACTAAGAACAATTTTCGACAATAAATATGAACAACCAGAGGGACTGTTTCCTATTGGTAATATTGACCTTTCTACAACAAACTGTCCCCATGATTTTAAACAGTGGATAGATAATTTAATAAAAAAAGCATTTACCAATCACAACAGAGACATTCCGTGTTTTAAATTATGGCACCTTAATCCAGACTCTCTACAATCCGTAAGCGACAGAACCTTACTCATGTCATTTTATGAACTAGACGCTCCCACCCCATTAGAATTAAATGTAGCGAAAAATAACGAAACCATCTTTACGTCAGAATATACATCTAAAATTTTCCAAAATCATAATATAGAGAGCCAATATATGCCACTTGGCTTTGATTCATACCACTTTAGCAGACTAAATAAAAAATACTTTGATGATGGCCGAATCGTTTTTAACGTAGTTGGTAAGTTCGAGAAACGTAAACATCACGCAAAAGTTATTTCTGCATGGATAAAAAAATATGGGGGTAATCCAAAATATTTTCTACAATGTGCTGTTTTTAATCCGTTTTTTGAAAACGCAGACAAACAATATAAACATATCGTCAACCAACTAACGAGGGGGCAACGCATTTTTAACGTCAACTTCCTCGGACACATGGTTCAAAATTCATTGTATAACGACTTTCTAAACTCTGCCGATATTGTTATAGGCATGAGTGGAGGAGAAGGATGGGGTCTTCCAGAGTTTCAGTCCGTAGCAATCGGCAAACATTCGGTTATTATGGACGCTCATGGATACAAAGGTTGGGCGACCAAAGAAAATTCAGTTTTAGTTTCTCCGTGCGGGAAAATAGACGCAACTGACGGATTTTTCTTCCAGAAAGGGGCTATGTCCAACCAAGGGAACATCTTTGACTTTAACGAAGAAGAGTTTCTCTCCGCCTGCGACAAAGCTATTGAGAGGGTAAACTTATCAAGAGTTAACACAGAGGGATTAAAACTCCAAGAAAAGTTCTCAAAAGAAAAATTCGTAGAAAATATTTTATTAAAGATATGAATACACCTCCCCAAATTAACCTAAGAACCTTCACAAACGACCAGTGGGTTTTAGATAAAGTTCTTTATGGAAATTTTTACAAAATTAAGGGACTACCTAACGACAAAGCTGTTATGGATATAGGGGCTCATATTGGGTATTTTTCAATCCTTTCTGTGCTTAAAGGGGCGGGAAAAGTTTACGCATATGAACCATTTGTAGAAAATTACGAACTACTAATTAACAACATCAAAGATTATAAAAAACAAATAATCCCATATTCTATAGGAGTCTATCCCACAGAATCTAATATTAAAATAAACTATCCAGTGTTTAACAAAGAAAATTACTACGACTTTAACAATCTTCCAATAGAGCAATCCCAAGATTTTTATAGGACGCTATGCCTTCCCCTCGATAAAATATTACAACAATACGACGACTCTTTTTCTTTACTTAAAATAAGTTTAGGATATGCGGAAAATGAGATTATAAGAACCTGTGAAAATATTAACAAATTTGAGAATATCTGCTGCGAAACTCAATGCGAACCGCAAGAAGTTCAAAAAACTCTTGAATATCTTGGGTCTAAAGGTTTAAAAGACTCTTGGTTTACACAAACCGACGAAGAAACGTTCGTCTTTATGGCGTCAAAAGATAAAAAAAACAGTGTTTTTGAACTATAATAAAAATGCCACAATATATATACTCCCACCCAGAAACGAGCGAAACAATAGAAGTCTTTCAATCTATGAAAGACGTGCATGAATATATAGACGGCAAAGGAACTAAATGGAACCGAGTGTTTTTAGCTCCAACTGCATCAATAGACACAAAAATAGACTGTGATTCTTTTTCTGACTTCTCTAGGAAAACAGAAAACAAAAATATGAAACTCGGAGATATGTGGGATTTATCTGGAGAACTAAGTGACAAAAGAATTAAAAGAAAAGGTCACGACCCAATCAAAGAAAATGCAATAAAAAACTATAGCAAAAAATGCAAAGGAAAACCACACCCACAAGCGTATGAAAACTAAACTTCACAATTGCGGCAGGCTTGAAGTAAGACAATCCTCAATAGAAGGATATGGAGTCTTTGCGACAGAAGAGATAAAACAAGGAGAAATTCTTGAGGAGATTCCTTTCATTTTATTCCCGCAATATACAGCTTTAGGTAAAAACTTCTACGAATACTTGGACGCAAGCAATTTACTTAAAGAAAACGTCAAAACGACTGAATTTCTAAGAAAAAATCTTAAATTCAAAGAGCCAGAAAAATACTACTTTAAATGGAGTCCGCCAGAACCAAATATTAATGGAGAGAACATTACATACTGCGTATTACCTCTGGGGTTTGGTCCAATATATAATTCTTCAAACACAGAAAACAACGCTGGCTGGCAAATTGACGACAATCTTTTTACATTTATAGCAGAAAAAGACATACAAAAAGACGAAGAAGTTCGAACCTTTTATGGATATTTCTTAGGAGATGATGGGTCAATCTGGAATGCGGACCAAGTTTTTTTCTTTGGGATGGACAAAGACGGAGAAGGAAAAGTTAGACTTAAAAGCTTGAGATTCAACAGTCAAGAGGCAGTAGAAAAATCAAAAAAAGACACGGGTTTTTCTATGCTTCAATCAATACTTGCGGAAAATAACAAAGGAGTCGTCCTTAAAAAAATAAACGGAATAACAACTACCGGAGAGAAGAAGTTTTCGTTTGAATTTCCAGAATACTACCCATTAAGGTTTTTTTACGCAAAGATAAACGAATTTAAAAGGTCAACGCTCCCAATGGTTGAATTCTCAATCGAAAACCCAAAAGAAAAAACAATTCAATCAATTGTAATTAAAAATGGATAATTTTAAGAATATTTCTGTTAGACTTGAAGGTGGCATGGGGGATTGTTTACTAGGAAACAGATTTATCCCAGCGATAAAAGAAGCGTATCCAAACTCTGAAATTACAGCATTTATAGATTCAGAGGGAAAAACATTTCAAAAAGAAATTTTGGACTGCTGTTATCCATCATTCTACAAAGAAATAAAGATAATTCCAAACAAAAAATATAAAGATTTTTGGGTAGATTGTCAATTCGGAACAGACAATTACTATGGGGCGTTAGAAAACGTTCCAGACAAAATACTATCAGAGATGTTATCTTATGACAAGTTTTACGACTTACACATTGACTCTCTTAAATGGACTAAGAATAAAACTTGGATAAAATATCATAGATTTTTTCCAAAGCCCCATGTGGAACCACTACAGACCCCAAACAGATATATTGTGCTCCACCTAGTTTCTTCAACGTCAGTTGGACACAGAATGGAAGAATGGTATATCGTAAGACTTATTAAGGAGCTTTTAGAGAGAGGGAACTTTAACATAAAAATAATATCAACCCCAGACACAAATCATTTTTACCAAAACTTAGAATCTAAAAGGGTAGAAATCATAAACGCCAATATAAAAACCATTGTTTCGATTATAGGAGGTGCGGCGGGAATGATTTCTACTGATAGCGGATTCCGCTACCTTGCTTATGGATATAGTATCCCAACCCTCATATTCTCCAAACAAAGTGTCCAGCCATTTTCAGCAATTCCTAGTCACCAGATAAGATGGCTCATTTTTCCAGAAACGTGTTTTCCGCTACATTACGACGCAACAAGGGTTTCGGAGACATTGCTAAACTGTATAAAAAATCCGGCGCAAATTTTAGTTCCGTATGTTTCAGATTTTAATAGTCAGTGTGTTTATAGGAATTATATAATAAATACCGAAAGGACAAAATAATGAAAAAAATCATTACAGCAAGCGAATATTTTTACCATCCATACAACGGAACGGTAAACAACGAAAGATGTATCGAAATCCCACTCGCGGAACGATATATCAAAACTCTCGAAGACGATATTATTGAAATTGGAGCCGTTTCCCCATATTACAGAGAGAATAAACACAAAGTTTATGACCCATACGACACGCACCCGAAATCAACAAAACTACACGCAGAAGCTCTAAATATAAAAAGCAAGAATATTCTCTCCATATCAACGATAGAGCATTTTGGAAATACAAGAGGCTTTGGTTGTAATTTTATTACAGATGAAAAATTCGCCTCTCAAAACTTCCTTGAGAAACTTGTTGAAGAAGCGGCGTCGTTTTTTGTCAGTGTGCCAATACACGCACACCCAATATTTGACATTTACATCAAACAAAATCTTAAAAAATTTAATTGGTTTTCTTATGTAAAGCGGCAACAATTCCCTCCGATTTGGGAACTCTGTGAAAACGAAAGCTGTTTTAATCACAAATATGCCAGCCCGTTTGAGTGCGCCAATGCGGTAATTTTCTTAACAAAAGGGGTGGCGCTTGAATAACCTTATAGTAGGTTCAAGATGCGGAGGAATAGGTGATAATCTTGTTTTTACACCAATATTCAAGGTATATAAGGACGCAACGATACAATTATTGGAACATCCCAAAAGCCATATAGTCGCACCCATTTTTGATAATATCTGTAATGTAAAATTTACAAACGAACCAACTAACTGTCCAGAATCATCGCACCCACACACCGCGCAAAAGAAAATAGAAGGAACCGGGATTTCTCATTTGGTGAATTGTATTCCATTTATTATTCTAACAGAAAAAGAAATATCTTGGGCTCAAAATTTTTTATCAAACTATACAAACAACCTAGATAATCTACTAGCCGTTTCAGCAGATAATAATGGAAGTAAAAACCCAAACGACCTGCACGCACATTACAGGCTACTTCCCAAAGAAAAAATACAGAAAGTTATTGATTTTTATTCCAAAAAATATACGGTATTCCAGTTCGCAATGAGTGATAACTATACAAACCTACAGAACTGTATTCCAATCTTGGATTTAACAATAAGAGAAATGGCCGCGTGTTTCGCCATAATTAAAAGATACACAGGGATTGACACCGGACACTATCATTTGATGCTAGCAGCAGGAGGTGATGCGGTAGTTTTTGTCCCCAACCCATCCTATTTTTACAGCCATAAAGAATGGCACTACACGCCCGAGCTTTGGAAAAATGAAATTCCCAGAGTAGAATATATAAACTTCAACAAACTACATGAGCATATTTCTACAATCCAGAATTAACCTTAAAGATTTCTGTTCATTTTTTCCGTATAAATGGAAAAACGTAATGGAAATAGGAGTAGGTTCTTGGGACATGAGCCGCGCAAAATATTTTCTAAATAACGAAGACTGCAAAGTTACGCTCATTGAGCCAAACAAGAATTTTTACAACACGTTAAATAAACATAGGAACGAACATAAAAACCTTGAAATTAAAAACTTAGCTATTGGAGATAGCGTTACGTGTCTAAAATTTTACGACTATGGGCAGGAATCATATCTGGAAGGAGTTATTCCCCCATTAAGTAAGTTCGGCCCAGCACCAACGGACAACGCTGCGCCCGTAAATGTCGTAACGATGAAAGAAATTGACGACGGCGCAATAGATATTCTCCTCGCCGACGTAGAAGGTTCTGAATGGTTTATTCTTAAAAATCTAATAAGCAGACCAAGAATCATAGCCCTAGAAACTCATTGCGAAGCAGAATACACAAATCCCAATATAGAAAAAATCTGGGACTGGATGAATAAAAATACATACAAGGTCTTATTTAAGAATACAACCGACTCTTTCTATATCCGAGGAGACGATTACGGATGGGGTAAAGGAGGAAACACCAATTGGCGCTGTTAAACCCAATGAAAGCTTTAGGATTTAATCAAGGACAGTATGGGGATATTGTTATGGGGATTGTAGCAGCAAAACAATTTAAAAAGACATACCCAGACAGCTCATTAACGCTTTCCGTAAATAAAAAATATTCAGATATTTTGCCTCTTTTTTTAAATAACGAATATTTTAATAAATACATCATTTGGGAAAACTATAATGATTGGCCATCTGCAAATGATTTAAAACTTTTAGAAGAGGAGGGTTTTAATGTAGTATTTAACCCAATGCCCAAACACGCGAGAGAAGACTGGTATCTTTTTAGACACCAGACTGATGAATTGTGCTTGATGCACGGATTACAAAGTCCAACAGACTCACAAATAGAATTAAAAACACACTTCAAAAGACAGCAAAAAGCAAAAAAAATCTGCCTCACCCTATCTGGAGAGACAAGGGGAAGCTGTAAATCTCTCAGTGGCGAACAGAAAATAAATCTTTGTAATAGATTAAGAAAAGAAGGATTCACATTAATACAAATCGGAGCAAAAAATGAAGAAAAATACGGAGACATTCAAATTTCTGATTTTTTTATCGGAGCAAAAACGCTAGTAGAAACAGGACTGCTACTGACCGTTGACACCTGTTGGGCGTGGATAGCGTCTGGATACAAAGTTCCAACCGTCGGACTTTACGGATTCTCATACTATCCAAACGCAAAAACAGCAAAAAACTGGATGCCAATTAACCCAAATGCAGAATATTTAGAGTCCACAAACGTCTCAAATATACAAATAGACGAAATAATTACTTCAATTAAAAAACTTTATGATTAAAATATCAGTAGATGAAGGGTATGCGTTTGATTTTTTATCAATCTTAACAATTAAAAAAGACAAAACAAACAACAGACAAGCTGGAGTTTACGCCTTCGACACCGCGCTTTCCATTATTGAGCAACTTGGTGTTACAAGGTATTCGGAGATAATAGCTTCACGAGAATACAAAAATCTGAATAAAGCAAACGAATTAGTTTTTGACCTAATTAACAAAATAAGAGACGGCGACGACTCTATATCAGCAAATCAAGTTGATACGGCAAATAATTTGCGTTTTGAATGTAAAAAAGACCTGCAAAAAAGATTTTTTAATACTGAAACTAAAGAAATAAAAATATGAAACAATTTGGTATAAGAATGGACGGATGCGAAGAGCCAATTGAACAGTTAATAAAAGAACGGTTATCGAACACCGAAAAAGAATTTAATTATCTCGAAATAGGCGTCGCAGAATGCAAAACGCTATTAGCCGTCACGCAAATTATTTTAGAAAATAAATTTAATAAAAATTTTACAGTGATTGGATTAGACCTACCAACCTGCGGCTACGTTATGGACAATTTAACAAATATTTCAAAAAAATTTCAAGAAATAGCCGATTTCTCCATTCTTTTTGATAACTCAAACGTTCAACCAGACACAGTATCTTTAATTTTAAATAAAAACCCAAGAGAAGAAATAATCCCAAAATTAAACTGTGACCTAGACTTTGTGTTTATAGATGGATGCCACGGACGGAATTGTGTCGTTAGTGACTTTTTAGCGATAGAAAAAAAAGTAAAACAAAACGGAATAGTCCTGTTCCACGATGTAGGATTAGAAGAGCAAGGAACAGACTGGCAAGACCATTGCAAGGAAAACATAAACGTCAGACAAGCCGTGATTGATTTGGGACTTTGGGACGAAACGCGGGTTGGTTGGAAAATTTTAAAATATATAAACGGAACAAGAACAACTGGCGGATATGGGAACAGTTGCGCCGCCTTCGTGAAGGATTAACATGGGGTCACTCAATAAACTTTGTCACTTGCTAGAGGAATTCGCCCCACGAAACCCTATATTTATAGAAACCGGGACACACATGGGAAACGGAGTGCTTGAAGCTCAAAAATACCCATTCAAAAAAATAGCTTCCATCGAAATAATTCAAGGACAAGTTCTAAAACTCAAAAATTTGTTTAAAACAGACATAAGAGTAGAAATTATATGTGATAACAGCCACCACGGACTTAAAAATTTGCTTCCTCAAATTACCGATAATGCTGTTTTTTGGCTAGACGCCCACTTCCCCGGCGCAGACTTAAACGTTGCGTCTTACACATCTGAAAAAGACAACGACATAAGACTACCGCTCGAAAAAGAACTAACGCTGATTAAAAATCTACGGAAAGAATTCAAAGATTTAATTTTATTTGATGACTTGTTTTTATACAAGGATAACGGAGCGCACGTAATGAAGGTTTGGGGAAACCGGCCAGAAATAATGCCCAAGCAAAGGTTTTCTGCTAACGAATTTTACAAAGATATTTTTAAGGAGACGCACGACTTCGAAGAACTAGACCAACACGAAGGCTACGGAATCCTTAGACCTAAATAAGATATGCTAATTGACGCATTTCCATTTTGTAACGAATTAGACGTTTTAGATATTAGATTAAATACGTTAGATGCGTATGTTGACTATTTTATCCTTGTAGAAAGCGAAAAAACACAAACACTAAAAGACAAACCTCTCTATTTCGACAAAAATAAAGAAAGATACGCTCAATTTCTCAAAAAAATTGTTCATGTCAAAGTTTTGGGAAATGAGTGTTCTGGCCTAGACCCGACAACGTGGCAAATGGAACACTTTCAAAGAAATTGTATCCAAAAAGGAATAAATACCATCCAAACAAAGCTCAATCTCACTGCACATGGAGAACATTATGTAATGATTTCCGATGCAGACGAAATTCCAAATTTAGAAATCTTATACAAAGCAACAAGTAGATGGGACTTGACTAAACCAATTAGCTTTGATATGACATATCATACATTTTATCTAAATCTTCTGACGAAAAACAAAAGATGGATTGGAACGGTTTTAGCACCGTTAAATACTATTGTCAATGCGACCCCACAAGGAGTAAGAAACTCAAAAGACAACATCGCTCAACAGATAAAAGGCGGCTGGCATCTGGGATATATGGGCGGAAAAGAGATGGTTTATAAAAAATTCTTTAACTGCGTAGAACCAATGGATAAAAGTCTTATTCCACCCTTTGAAGTTTTCTCCAAAGAATTTGACAGAAAAATTAAAAATACAGGTTCATTTTTATTTTCTGACAAAAAAGATGACTCCATTACCCTTGAAGAACATCCGGTAGAATACCCAACCCTACCTCAATACGTAATAGAAAACAAAGAAAAACTAAATCACCTAATTTTCAAATAGTCTAACCTACATGAAAGAAAAGGTTATTGTAATTACTGGCATTCTAGGCATGGATGGCTCAAACATGGCGGAATATCTGCTTAAAAATGAACCAGATTTTAAAATAGTTGGAGTTCATCGTCGCTCTGCAAATGCAAATTTTAAAAATATAAAAGCTTTTGACAATAACCCTAAATTTTCTTTAGACTACTTGGACCTAGCGGACAGCGTAAGCATAGAAACAGTTATCCGAAAATACTCTCCAATGTATTTTTTAAATTTTGGTGCTAATTCGTTTGTAGGTTGTAGTTGGGATATGCCGCTGCAAGTTATAGATGTAAACGCATTAGGGGTATTAAGATGCCTAGAGGCTATAAAACAACACTGCCCAACTTGTAGATTTTATTCAGCAGGAAGTTCCGAAGAGTTTGGGAACGTGGACTATTCGCCACAAGACATAAAACACCCAATAAAACCAAGAAGCCCATACGGAGTATCAAAAGCTACAGCAAGACACATCGTTAAGGTTTATAGAGAGTCTTATGGACTATATGCAGTGCATGGAATATTATTCAACCACGAAGGAAGTCGTCGTGGAATAGAATTCGTGACAAAAAAAATAACAAACGGCGCTGCAAGAATAGTTCAATCTATTAAAAATAATCAAAAATTCGAGCCCATACAACTCGGAAACGTAGATGCAAAACGCGACTGGTCAGACTCTCGTGATTTTGTAGATGGCATCTGGAGAATGATTAACCAAGAAAAATATCGCAAACCCAATTGCGGTATCTTTTTCCCAAAAGATTATGTCCTCGCTTCAGGACGAACTAACAGCGTCAGAAAATTTGTAGAAGTGGCGTTTGAAAAACTAAATTTTTTCCAAAATTTAAGATGGCAAGGAACTGGTCTTACAGAACAATTCACGGGAGATTTCATAAATAATACCGGCGAACCTTGGAGAGTTCCATTAGTCATTATCAATGAGAAGTTTTACCGACCAAACGAAGTAGAGCTTTTACTGGGGGATTCAACACCAGCAAGAGAAGAGTTACAGTGGAGTCCACAGATTTCGTTTGACAAACTTGTAGAAGATATGGTAAAATCAGACCTAGATGAAATCTCCAAATAAATACCAAAAATTAATTTTAAGATTTCTTAAAGACACAAAATATTTTAAACAAACCGAATGGAAAAGAGAAACCGCGCTGGCAAAAAAACTATTACTAGAAAATTCAATAGATTTTTGGATGTCAGTTTCGCTGCCCTTTGAACTTAATTCTTTAGCTTGGTTTCTTACGCCAGAAGGCAAGACTCACGTAGCGGTTACAGAAAAGAAGCTTGTCCTAGATTTGAAAAAAGAAGCTACATTCTCTATTATAGAAGAACCAAAACAAAGCGAAAATACAGAAGTTAAAAAACCTCAAACAATATTAGATTTTTTAAAACATGGCAAAACATAAACAGACCGAAGAAGAAGAAAAGCCAAAAGAACTTTCTTCAGAACAACAAATAGATTCCTTTTTAAAGGATAATGAAGAGTTCCATTATAATAATGTAATCCAACAAGACTACGCTGTTTCAAGCGGAAGCCTTAAAATGGACATAGAAATGGGAGGAGGATTACGCCCCGGCATAGTAAGATTCAGTGGAGTTACAGAGGGGGGTAAAACCTCCTGCGCTCTTTCATTTGCCCGCTCTTTTCAAAAGAATATACCAAATTCCAAAGTCGTTTACATTAAAGCAGAGGGTCGGCTATCTGAAGATATAATTTCAAGAGCAGGCATTAACACAGACAAAGACAAATGGTTTGTATTTAAATGCAATATTTACGAAACATCCGTGCAGCTTATTAATGAGCTAATACATAATAATCCCACTAACAGAAAATATTTTTTTATAATTGATTCAATGGACTCTCTTAATTTAAAAGAGGACATGAATAGGGTGTTCGGAACCGCAAACAAAGTAGCAGGCGCAGCATACTTAACGGCAGATTTTTTAAAGAAAATGGCATTACCGCTTTCTTCTTTAGGACACACCTGTATAATGATTTCGCAAATACGAACGGCGGTATCAATTAATCCATACGAAAAGAAAGACCCAAGAGTAACCAATGCGTCTGGGGGTAACGCGATGCTGCATTATAGTGACTGGATTTTAGAATTCCAAACTAGGTATCGCTCTGACCTAATAACGTCACTCCCAGAGTTGAAAGGAGAAGTTTTAGGACATTTTTGTAAGATTATCTTTAGAAAATCCCCAAACGAAAAAACATACAAAGAAATATCATATCCGATTAAATACGGAAGAACGGGTGGCACAAGTATTTGGGTTGAATACGAAATAGCAGACCTGATGATAATGTTTGAAATGGTAAAGGTAAAAACCGCATGGATTACTGTAGAACCAGAAATCTTAGAAGAACTCAAAAAACAAAAATTTGAAATTCCAGAAAAAATTCAGGGACTTGATAACTTTAGGAAACTTTTAGAAACTAATGAAAACCTAACAAAATACCTATACCAAAAATTTGAAAAAGTTTTAAAGAAAAATACATGAGACTAAAAAATACCTTTGGCAAATTGGTCTATAAAAACGTTTCAAAGCATATTATTGATTGGGAGGGAAAGTCGCGCTCCCTTCTTCAATTTAAAACAAAACAATTTTTAAAACCATACTGGTGCGGACAAATCGTTTATGAAGAGTTTCCCGTGTATGGGACCAAAATGAAAGTTGACATTCTCAACGCTACAAAAAAAATAGCAATAGAAGTCAACGGCCCACAGCATAATTCATTTAATAAATTTTTTCACCAAAACTCACCAGAGAGATATTTAAAATCCATTAAAAGAGATTATTCCAAACGGCAATGGCTGGAGCTTAACGATTTTACACTTATAGAAATAGAAGAAGAAGAAATTGAATTACTCTCGGAGAATTTCTTTTTTAAGAAATTTAATGTCACACTATAATTTAGTGTAATTATATTTAATGAATCTTATGCCAAAACACAAAGACTTCAAATTTCCGGAAAAACTTTTGTCTCAAATTAATGAATGTTCTGGAGGAGGGTTTTGTATTTTTACCTTTGATGAATATGGTAAGCCTCAAGTTTACAGCCAATTTGATAATCCAATTTATGCAATGGCAATGCAATATTATATAGAGAATTGGACGGCAGCGGTTTCTAATGTTCAATTAAATACATTTTCAAATGCAGTTGACAGAGCTATCAATCCAGAATCAGGAGACGGTTCCGAAAAAGCATAGCAGACTTGACAAAGCTTCAAACATCGCTATAATACCATTATGGCGAATAATTTAGTTTCCCTTCAAGTAGAAAAGCACGTATTAGGCGGTATAATTAAAAACCCAGATGTCTTCGCAGATATAGAGAGATTCGTTCAAGATTCTGATTTTTTTAACAGAGTCCATTCTGTATTATTCTCAATAATTAAACAGACCCTTTCTAAGCAAGAAAAAATAGACAAAATTATTCTCGCTCAAAAAATTAAAAATCTTGGAATTGTTTTTAAAGACGATATAGATATTTTCGACTATGTAGATTCAATTGCTTTCACACAAATTACGCCTACGGCGACAATAGACGCGGCCAAGGAGCTTGTAAAGCTAAGAGTATTAAGAGAGGTCTGCTCTACAAGCTCAGAAATAGAAAAATACGTCAGAGAAAACGCCAACGAACCGATAGAAAAACTCATAGCAAACGTAGATAGCATATATTCCAAAAAAATAGAATCTTATTCTTTTAACGACGAACCAGAAAATGTATTCGATAACCTAGCCGCTAGCGTGTTAGAAACTGGGAAAAACCCCAAAGACGAAACTGGATTTAAAACGCCATTTAGTGAATTCAACAGATTATATGGCGGGTTGCGCCCAGCGAACATCTACGCTATCGCATCAAGGCCGGGACAGGGTAAAACAACATTTCTTAACTACATAGCGTATAAAACAAGCATCATTAATAAAATCCCTGTTCTTGTTTTAGACACGGAAATGATGACTAAAGAAATACAATTCAGAAAAGCCGCCGCCCTCACCGGAGTCCCACTTTGGTATCTTGAAACGGGTAACTGGAACAGAAATGTAGAGCTTCGAGACAAAGTAACAAACGGACTCAACAAAATAGAAAAAACCCCATATTACCACCATCACATAGGTAACAGAAATATAGACGAAGTTTGCGCCATCATCCGAAGGTGGTATTGGAGCAGAGTTGGTAGGGGAAACCCATGTTTAGTGGTATATGACTATTTAAAACTTACCGGAGAAAAAGTTGGCGCAAACTGGGCCGAACACCAAGCAATAGGAGAAAAAGTTGATAAGCTCAAGAAAATTTCAGAAGAAATCAATTGTCCAATTTTTACAGCTATTCAAATTAACAGAACTGGAGAAAATTTTAATAGAAGCGCCGACTCTGTTGTTGACGACAGTTCTGTTCTCGCACTATCAGACAGGCTTCAATGGTTTGCGTCGTTCGTCTCTATTTTTAGAAGAAAAACCATAGACGAAATTGCCCTTGACGGAACAGAGTTTGGAACACACAAGCTTGTTCCGCTAAAAACTAGATTTCAAGGAAAAGACGCCGCAGGACATCAAGACTTGGTGAGGAGAAGGCTTCCAGATGGCTCGCAAAGCTATGTTCAGAATTATCTAAGTTTTGATGTAAATAACTTTGCATTAACAGAACGTGGCTCGCTTAATGATATTATAGAACACCAAAGAGCACAAATAACACCCGACGATGGAAGCCAAAACGACGGAGAAACTCTTTGAATAATTCAAACGTAAAAGACATACTACAAACGATAGGCTATACACCAAACGAATTTGGTAGGTCGTTTAGATGCAAGCCCCTGTATAGGGATTCCGACAATGCCACAGTCCTTTGTGTTGACAAATCTACAGGCTGTTGGTATGATTTTAAAGAAGGAATTGGAGGCTCCCTAAATCAGCTTGTCAAGCTTACGCTTAAACTAAAATCAGACCAAGAAGCAGAAGATTTTTTATCTGAAAAAAAATATATTCAAGCTATAGAACCTCAAGAAGAACCGCTTATAACGCTTCCTAAAATCTTTCCACAAGAACAGCTTAAAAAGCTCGAACCAGAAACATCATACTGGAACAAACGAGGGATTTCAAACGAAACGTTGTCAATATTTAAAGGCGGCATTGCTCTCGACGGAAGAATGTGTAATAGATATGTCTTCCCTATCCCAAATTCAAAGGGCGAAACCGTTGGATACTCAGGAAGAGATTTAACAAATAGCGATAAAAGACCAAAATGGAAACATATAGGGCATAAAAAAGAATGGTGTTATCCTCTTTTTTTTAATAAACAATTTATTGCTGACGGGAAAGAAGCGGTCATGGTAGAGAGTATAGGAGATATGCTTGCGCTTTGGGAGGCTGGAGTTAAGAATTCTATTGTTACATTTGGGCTCAAAATTAATCCTAAAATTATTTCTTATCTTATTAAAATAGATATTTCTAAGATAATAATAGCCCTCAATAACGATAATCAAAAAAATTTTGCAGGAAATAAAGCCTCGAATGAAATGGAAGAACAACTGTCTAATCATTTTGACAGAAACCAACTATGTATAGCGCTGCCGTCTAAAAAAGACTTTGGAGAAATGGAGAAAGAAGAAATAAAAACATGGAAACAGAACCTAAAGTCCTCTCAGCTTCAAAAATAAAAACTTTTGAAAACTGTTCATGGTTGTATTGGGGAAACTACCACCTCAAACTGCCTCAAAAGTCAAACGAAGGAGCGCAAAGAGGAACCATTTGTCATTTAATTTTTGAAATTCTTTTAAATCCAAAACATAAACTCCATTTTAAAAAAATCAAAAAAGCAGAGACAATAACAAGTTCTCCACCAATTCGACGGCTAGTAATCAAGCATTTAAAGAAAATGCAAATCAATACAGATAAAAATTTTAAACTAATTGATGAAATGATTTTAGTTGGTATTAATAATGATTTTTTTATTCGTGGTGCAATATTATTAGACCCAGAATACGAATTCAACCTTACAAACGAGACGCCCAAATATTCACTAACTGGGTTCATAGACAAAGCCGCAGAAAACACTAAAAACGGGACGTTTATTATTACAGACTATAAATCTAGTAAATTTAAATTTGACGAAAACGACTTAGAATCAAACATCCAAGCGATGATATACAGTTTAGTAGCAAAAAAAATCAAACCAGAATTAACACCCATAGTCAAATTTATATTTTTAAGATATGGTAAAGACCCTATCCAAACAGTTCAATTCAACGACGTAACACTTAAAGGATTCGAGCATTATCTACAAAAAATAAACGAAACCCTAAATAATTTTTCCGAAGAACAAGCGGTGCAAAATTTTGCGGCGGATAAAAAACCCAAAGGAGGCGGATTCAACGGCTCTCTTCTTTGTGGGCTTGCAAAATCTCCAAATGAAAAGAAAAAAGACGGACAACCCATGTGGGCGTGTCCATATAAATTTTCTTTTAAATATTTCATTTTAAAAGATAAAAATGGCAAAATATTAAAATCAGATTTTAACAATTCATTTACACCCAAAGAAGAGGAAACGGTAGAAGAATTGACATATCAAGGGTGTCCACGGCATAAAGCTACAAGCCCAGAATTCTAATTGACAAAACACGAAACAAAGGCTATGATAGAACTATGCAAAGCTTGCCATTATGGAAGTCTCATTTTTCAATAGGAAAATCCATTTTGACCTTAGCTAAAGCTGGCGAAACAGACAATTCTTGTCCTGATTCTATTTTTGATTTAGCCGAAAGCGCAGGGCTCAAAGAGATTATCCTAGTAGAAGACTCGATTAGCGGCTTTTTGGAGGCTTTTACCAACTCAAAGAAAAGTAAGAAAAAATTAATCTTTGGACTTAGACTGTCTGTTGTAGAAAACATGGAAGAAAAAACAGAACAGTCGCTAGACAAAGTATGTAAATATGTAATTTTTGCCAAAGATACAATTGGCTACGAAACTCTAATTAAAGTCTCTTCGCTTGCAGCAAAGAACGGTTTTTATTATGAGCCCAAAATAGATTTTAAAAATCTTAAAGATGTGTGGAGCGAACATTTGCAGCTTGCCGTTCCATTTTATGATTCATTTATTCATAAAAACGTATTGGAATGCGGTGCCTGTGTGCCAGATTTTTCTTTTACAACTCCAGTCTTCTTCATGGAAGATAACGATGTGCCTTTCGACGAAATACTTTCGACCCAAGTGACCGACTTTTGTTCAAAAAACAAATTTGAATCTGTCAAGACAAAAAGCATTTACTATAATCTCAACAAAGATTTTATTACATATCTAACCTTTAGATGTATAAATGCGAGGACTTCTCTGGAAAGGCCAGAATTACCGCATATGTGCAGTCAAGAATTTTCCTTTGAATCATGGAAAAAACAAAATCAAATTTCAAATTTAACACCCAACTAAAAATTGGAAAATCTGGAGAAGACCTGTTTAAAAAACATTATGGGCCGATTTACGGCATACGTCCAGACTCCGAAAGTATGGAATATGATTTCATTTTAGAAAATGGGGCCAAAGTAGAGCTTAAAACAGACACTTACGCAATGAGCGATACGCCAAATTTTTTCTTTGAAAGATTTAGCGATATTAATACAAAAAAACTCGGTGGCCCTTGGAGGGCAAAAAAAGATGAAGTAGATTATTTCGTTTATCTTTACGTCAAAGACAAAATGTTTTACTGGTTTAACCCAATTCTCCTTTGCGCCGAGCTTGACAAAATTACAAAAAAGATGCAAACTAAGCATATTAGAAATATAGCTTGGACAACCAGCGGATTTGCAGTTCCACGAGAGCTTTGCTTACACGTTTGCCTAAGACAAGAAAAGATATAACATGGATGGACACCTTTTAAGATTTGACAAGCAAAAAAAGCTCACATTTATAGACTGCGAGACATACAACCTATGCCTCTCTTTTGTTAAGAACAGGCCTTGGCAAATAGCCTTAATTGATGTCATTGGTAACGAAATCATAAAAGAAACAGATTTACTAATAAATTGGCCCAAAGAAAAAAATCTCGGAATCAGCGTCAAAGCCGCGCAAATGACAAGACACGACCCATCTAAGGTAGAAAGCTTAGGGATTTCACCAGAAGAAGCTTTTGATATTTTAGATGAAAAACTTAAAACAGCAGACTACATATTAGGCCACAATATTTTGGGATTTGACGTTTACCTAATTAGAGAATATTATAGACTAATGGGCTTTAAGACAGACTTTTTTTTAAAAAAAATCATTGACACAAAATGTCTAGCTCAAGGAATAAAACTTTCTACGCCATTCAACGGAACCGAAAATTTACTTAATTATCAATATCGAATGTATAATTGCCCAGTAAAAGGCGTTAAAACAAACCTAGCCTTGCTTGGGAAGGAATACGAAATAGAGCATGATTACAAAAATCTGCACGACGCCCTAACCGACCTTCAGTTAAACGTAAAAATTTGGAACAAAATTAAATGGCAGGTTTCAATTTAATGAATACAGAACTCTTTTTAGAAAAATTTAAAGAAATTGAACTACCTTTGCACGGAGTCAGACTTCCAAGGTTTGAGGTTAGCGAATCAGACAAGGCCAAGCTGAAACTGAAAAAAAACGCCGATAACTATGCGTTTTTAAGAGAACTTTGCGTTGAATCCTTTAAGGGTCTAAAACTCTCAAAAGATTCACAAGCCCATAAAGAATATGGAGAAAGAGTAAAATACGAGCTTGAAATTTTAAAAGAGCTTGGGTTTGTGGATTATGTTTTAATGGTATGGGATGTCATTAATTACTGTCGAACACACGGTATTCCAACTGGATTAGGTAGGGGAAGTGCTGCGGGTAGCTTGGTCTTGTTTTTGATAGGCGTGACAAAGATAGACCCAATCAAGCACAAATTATATTTTGAAAGATTTGTTTCTAAAATTAGAGCCAAAAAACAGGTCATAGACGGAATTACTTACCTAGATGGCTCGCTAATGTGTGACGTTGATTTGGATATATGCTACTACAGAAGAGGCGAAGTGATTAAATACCTAGAAAACAAATACTCTGGGAAAGTTTCAAAAATCTTGACGTTTAATACTTTGAGTGGTAAATTACTAATGAAAGAGTGCGGCAAAGTAGTGGGAAGTAAAAGCGAACAAGAAATGAACGAAATCAGCCATTTGATACCCCGGCTGCACGGTGTAGTAAGCGACATTTCAGAAGCTTATGAAGATGTTTCAGAGTTTAAGAAATGGTGCGACGAAAATGAGCAAATATACCAAATAGCCCTTAAACTAAGAGACTTAAACAAAAACAAAGGGGTTCACCCGTCGGGAATTTTGATTTCATTTGATGAACTTGAGAAAACTTGCCCAACCGAACTATCCTCAGATAAGGATAGCGTATCATCTTATGATATGAATTGGATTTCAATGTTCAATATTAAATTAGACGTATTAGGACTTAGAGGCGTTTCTGTTGTTGATGACGTATGCAAATCTGTTGGTATCGAGGCAAATGACATCAACTTAGACGACCCCGCAATTTATCAAAATTTACAAAACCTAAAAGCAAGACATGGCCTATTCCAAATCGAGGCCGACCTAGCTTACAAAGTTGTTCAGAAAGTCAAACCCAAAAACCTAGAAGAACTTAGTGGCGTGTTGGCCCTAGCCAGACCGGGAGCTATGGCGTTTGTTGACCAATACTCTTTATATACAAACCATCAAACCTATCAACCTATTCACCCCTTCTTTGATGAGATTTTGAAAGAAACTGGTGGCGTTGTTCTTTATCAAGAACAGCTAATGAAAATGGCAAATAAAATTGGTTTTACTTTAGATGAATCAGAAATCATTCGCCGCGTAGTCGGCAAAAAGAAAATAGAAGAAATGAAGCAATGGGAACAAAAAGTCAAAGACAAAATCTCAGAAAATAAATTAGAAGAAGAAATAGGAAAAATTTTCTGGAAAATTTTAGACGCGAGTAAAAATTATTCGTTCAACCGGTCACATTCGCTGGCTTATTCGTCTCTTTCAGCAATTACAATTTATCTAAAATTTAAATACCCACAGCAATTTTATCTGTCTTTGTTGAAGATGACCAAACATGAACCAGACCCAATTGGAGAAATTTCCAAAACTCACAAAGAAATGGCGCAGTTTAACATCAAGCTACTACCACCACACCTGCTCATGTCCGACATGGACTTTAAAGTAGAAAGCAAAGATATAAGATTCGGACTATTATCCGTAAAAGGAATTTCAAACAAATCAATCTCCAAGCTTAATAAATTCAAAAACGAATACTCGAATAAATTTGAAGTATTTGAAGCCGCAAGTGAAGCGGAATTAAATATCGGAGCGCTTTCAGCTCTTATTCAAGCGGGAGCTTTCGATAACAATTTAAGACAGTCTCGAAGCTATATTGTATATGAAGCTCAATTATGGAATCTTCTTACCACCAAAGAAAAGAAAACCGCCCTATTACTTGGTAAAGAAAACGACTTTTCGTTGGTGAAAATTTTAAATACTCTTATGTCGCTAAAAGACGAAAAGGGTAAGCCAATCATTAAGCCGTCCCGCTGTGAAACCATTAAGAAAAACTCAGACCCCTATAAGAAAATCTACGAACAAAATAAATCGTCGGAAAAGTTTGCTAACTGGTGGTATGAAAATAAGCTACTTGGATATAGTTGCACAGTTAATTTGATTGACATTTTTAAAGAAAAAATGCAGTCCCTAGTTCCCATAAAAGACATTTTAGACGCCACAAGTGGATTAGGAGTCGCTTTCGTCGGGACAATAACAGACCAACCAAAAACCGGCAAATCTAAAGCGAAGGGTGCAAAATACGCTAAAATGAACGTTTCAGACGAAACCGGAACAATAACTACTTTGATTTTTAACAATAATCTAAATGAGTGCGAAACGCTTAATGGCAAACTACCAGAAGAAGGGGATATTGTTATTGTCAAAGGCTCAAAAAAAGAAGACGCTGTTTTTGCAAACCTGATTGCAGTTCAACAGTCAAAGATATATACAAAACTTTCAGAATTAAAAAATTCCTGATTTAATATCTAAAATAGTTGCCCCTCTTGCTGCAAGATAAAAGCCATCTTTTTCTTCAAACTCAGAGATTGGCATTTTTGATGTCATCAAAGTTCCTGAGTTGTAAATAGCGTCCCCCATTATACTATCGTAAAACTGATTTTGCCGTATGACTTTATATTTTTTTCTGTAATTTGGATTATTTGTTCCGTCTGCAAGTCTTTGTCCACGGTCTGAACTTGTCAACATAGTAGTATTTGGGAAAATCAATCCATCGTCTTCTGGAACAGATTCGTAAGAAATATGACCGTTCAACATTGCGAAATCACTTATTGCAGGGACAATGTATTTGTTGTAATTATCTGGAGAGTAATATCTCTCAAAAATCCAGTCTGGATTTTTAAAACCAGAGACGTTGCGCCTAGAAATCATTTTTGATGGAAATTCGACTAAAGACCTATTAATAGGAGTCTCTATTAAGATTCCGCTTCTTTTCATTACTTCTGATGCATAATTTTTTGTATAAATTTCGCTCACTGGGTCGTTTGTGATGTCCTCAAGAATACATCCCTCGCTATAAACAGACGCCTCTCCTTGCTCTAAATATTTAAATTCTCCATTTATAATACAATTTCCAGTTGATTCGCAAAGATGTTCCACGTCGAAAGGTAAAGCTACATAATCTGTAAAGATTAATGGAGAAATAGTTACGACTAATTTTGACTGCTCTCTCCATCCAGAAATGACCCCAGAACGGGTTGACCAAAACCCAGTAATGGTTGGCCAATCTACGTTACCATAGCAATCTTTAACGCCTAACCATCCATTTCCACTAGGAATATCAAATAATTGACCGCGACGCTCTTTATTTAAAAACGTATAAGTATCCCCAAAAGCAAAATTAGAAATATCTAAATGGATTCCAGAAACAAACGTCCCCAAACCTATATCGTTATTATCTTGTCTTCCTGTATTTGGGAAATATTTTAACGCTCTATAATGAATGTCAAGTCCACTAGACGTTATTGCAGGCAAAAAAACCCTGTCATCTTTCATTGGGTTTCGGAAAAGAACTCCACCAAGGCCAGTAGCTATTCCAAGATGCCCAGCTGCCAAACCTAACCACTGGTCGCCAACTATTCCAAATTGATGCAGGCCACCTTGCTCTTCCGTATTTCCAGCTACGGACAAAAGATATAATGGGTCCGAGGCTGGAAGATAAACTGGATTTGCACAAACTACCTCCATAATCGGGAAAGCTTTATAAGCGTATTCAGAATGAAAACTGCTATCACTTAAAGTCCAAGCTGGCCTTGTGTATAGGGCTTCTACATCAAATTGATATTCGGCATATTTTGTGTATAGCCCAACCGGAGAAGTATTATTTTGCCTTTGGAGCGCGATAGCGGGGTTAGAACAATCCTTTCCAGTATAAAAAATGTTATCCCAGAAAGTCCTATAAGCTTGTGGGTCAGCAGACATATCCTCATCGTTTATGAAGCCCTGAATAAAACTTGGAGCGCTATTATAAATTAGAGGATTTCTACCGCTTGTAAAAGACGTGTCGTTAAGACCCATCCCAGCCAATAAATCTATTTCCGCATAGTTAGAATCTACTTTATTAGTTTTAGAAAAAGTGTTTTTCTTTTTAAAACCAATCGGGTCATAATTGAATTCTGTTTTACCAAGAAGCCCATCTGGATTATATTGCGCTCCAGAAAAAAACTCTTTCGTAGCATATTCTTCGATAGAAAGATTAAATTTGATTTTTTCAGCAAATCCTATTGACGGCACAAAAAATAAATCATGCCAACGTTGAGCGTTGGGATAAAGGAACTTTTTATGAGCCGTGGCGAACGGCCCCTTAAAATATCTGGGAAAGAAATTCTCAGTTCTTTGTTCTCCCAAAACTGGCCTCCATTCGCTTAATTCGTCAACCGGCTTGACGCAAAACTTATTTTGAGGATAAATAATTTTAGGAAACGAACTTGGAGTTATCCTATTGTCGAAATATTCATATGTGTATTTGGTTCTATCCCCATTATAGGCATACATTATAGAAGTATTAGACTGAGTTCCGGCACCAGCCCCACTGTTACTTATATATCCTTTAATATATTTAACATTCTGTCGCCCGTCTCCAATTACAAAACTAGGACTATATTTTTTCCATAGAAAATAATTTCCAGACACAAACTCTCCGGTTATATTGTATAGATTTCCAGAATACTCATAACCAGCATTATTTCTTATATATCCAGTGAATAAACCGCCATCAATAGAATTACCCATTCCAAATGTCTTTTCGGTAATAAATTTGTCTTCATCCTCTTTTGGGGAAAAATTACTTTGAATTATAGCGTTAATCTTAGCTTTTGGCTGATGAGCTTCAACCGGGTCATAATAGTATGTGTCACTCCATCCACCCATAAAAAAATCAGACTCTTCTGCGTTTTGGAAGTATCCAAGAATAGGGTCGTATTCTATACGAGTCAACCCACACCCCATTTTCACAAAGGCCGGACGTTTATATGTTTCACTGCTAAAATTTTGATAAAAAATAAAACTTGGTAAATCACAGTATAAGCCTCTTTGGGGTCTGCCCGCTATATTTCCGTCTTCGCCAATCATATAACCGGAATGGACATTTAATCCAAGTTTAAAAATTCTTCCAGAATCTATATGAGGAGAATATTTGACATCTTTGTATTTCCCAGCCCAAAGTGGACGGCTCAATTCAAGTGGAATATATTTAAAACCAGTAACACCGGTATATGCTAATGCAAATCTTTCCTTTCCGTATTCATCGAAGCCGCTCTCTGCAAATCCCCATTTAACGCCCGTAAAACCCATATGATTCAATTCGTAAATTAGATTTCCTTCCGAATCATAACTAGAAGGCATATTATATTGCTCTCGCGCCAATGGATACTGATACTCGCCGAACATTGCGTCAACGGGGACGGACTTACCTATAAGTTGTCCAGAAAAATTTGTCAAATGATGAACGTTTGTATTAAACCGAACGGAAGGCTGGAGCTTTATTTTATCTACATCATTTAAAGCAGACTTAACTGTTTCGGTCCAAATGCCAGATGAATATGGGCCATCACAAAACACTCGATTAAATATAACGCCGGTAGCTGGACAATATGCGTTTTGTTCATCTATGCAAGGGGTGTTTGCTGGCCCAACAACTCTTTCTCCAGTTACTATTCCATAAGAGTCTTTTAATGGAATAACTATCTCCTCACAATAAGGAAGGGTTTCCCAAAAAACCGGGTCATAATTTAATTTTCCACTTAATTGATAATACTGAACCTCAGAATCTTTCATCAATTTTAGATTAACAGGCGTAGAAAACAAATCCTCAACATCTAAGTATCCAAACCCAATTAAATCAACGTCTTGGTTTTTTTCAGATTGTGAAATTTCAAGAACCGTTTGTCCCCAATCCTTGTCGAAATAATATTTAAGTTCAGTATTTGAAAAATCGCCATACGGGACTCCACATCCTGCACCAGAATATGTCGCGCCTAAACATATATTTATTATTTTGTTTAAATCTCCGGTGGAGATATTTGAAATCCTAGATGCAAAAAATAAACCAGCAGAAAGAGTGCTCAAAAAAGTTCTACACGGGTCAGTTGTATATCCAAAATGACCAGTGGCCAATTCTTTTTGGACATTATCGAAAAAGCTGCCGTTTGAAAATCCAATCGCAGAATTTAATCCCGTATTATTGTTGATTCCATAGTCAAAAATTGCCTGCGCTATATCTGGCTCTTTTCCTATGCCAGAGCATACGACGTTACAAATCAACCACTCGTAAAATGGGTCAGTCAAGGACGAATAACGAATCCTACGAACAGCGCTTGTAATAGCATGAGAAGCAAAAATCCTGAATAATGGATTTTGCTCTTCTCCCCAAAAATTACCCTCTGATGGCATTTTTATTATAATCTAATAAATCAAGAATTTGGTATCAAATTTCTTATATTTAAAAGTGTAGCTTGATAACCATTGTTTTGACCAATTAAAAATGATTCTTCTCCAATATGAATGGTTGGAGTAATAAAATTACAATGTTCTGCGCCGCCAGCCTTACAAGGGCTTATTGTCAAGTCTTGCGGGGTGCCAGAGGCGTTTTTACGTTCCTCCTCATATGGAGACATCCCCGGTCCACGTAAACGTTGCTGTGGGCTGGTTGAGGATGAAGGGGAGACGTTTCTATCGGTGTCTGAGGCGTTATTCGTAATTCTTGTGATAGCTTTCATTGAAACGCCAGCTAATCCATCCTGTCCATTAGCGGTCATCATATCCAGTAATTTACCACCGGGGAAAAATCCATGACTATAACGCATACTCAAACAAGGGTCAAAACAAACGCCGTCTTTTAGATTTCTTTGAGAGCAATAATACTCATCATAAATAAATAAATTAGATTGTGCTATTTTTAAATATTTGCATTTCGCTTCATTACTGCCATTTGAATAGTCGTTCGGGTCTTCGCTAGTCAAGTCGTAATCGTTACAATTAATTCTAATATCTCCATATCCATAGCCCTCCCCCGGCCCACCACGTTTGCCAAAATATTTACCTCTTAATACAGCGGGGTTTTCATTAGGAAAAGCTTTTTCCCGCCAAGTCTTCATCAATGCTATTAAGGCGTTGCGAGCTGAATTACCGTTGATGGGACTACTTAGGCTCAAATTTTTAGTTTTAAGGTAAAGACCGTAAGCGGCTGGCGAATCATACATTAAAGAATACTTGCTTCCATAACTCATTGAATACAAACCCTCCGTGACTCCGTTTCCATTTCTATCTCTATTATGTCTATTAACCTTCCACTGATAAGCGTATGGCCCATACATCGGATGACGTTTAACGAAAGTGTCAGATGGTTGTCCAAGCCAAAAATACTGCATACCAGCATTACCAAACCTTAAACCGGGAGCGACAAAGTTAAAATTAGGAACCCTTACTTTTCCTTTATCGTCACACAAAATGTAATATCTATCAAAAGCCTCTACAAAATATAATTGATTTCTTCCCAATGACGGAGTTGTATATCCACAATTTGTTCCCGCTAAGTCTGTAGGTTTCAATACTTTAGTTTTAACATGAAGGTATGCCTCTTGTTTTTCGGTCAAGTTATAAACGCTTGGGATAAAAATAAAATCTTTATTTTCATCTTGAAGGGTTGAAGCTTTACCAAATCTTTTTATTAGTCCTAAATTATTATGAAATTGCCATTGACTTATACCAAGATACGGTTGTTCTCCCCTAGATAATATCGGAGGATAAAGTTCTCCAATATGATTCAATTTAGAATATAGAACCGCAGGAGGGTTTCTCATCCCAAAAACGGCGGGTTGCTCGACGAATTGATGTCTAATCTCTTTGCCTCCAAGAGTTGCATTTATTTTAACACCTTTTCCGCCAATTGGCATTGCGTAATTAGAACAAGTTGGTAAATGTTTATAACCATAGAGAAGAGCGCCCTTTTCGTCATCAAGGTCAATTTTAAATCTGACCAATGCTCCATATTCTATTGGCCTTGCCATTTCTCCTCTTTGTCCCCGATTATCTATTGTTGTAGCTGGTGCATAAGAACGAGTTTGACCCCGTTTTCCAATTAATCCTTTTATTTTTGTTCCTATTGCCGTTTCGCCCAATCTAATAAATCTTTTCTTTTCTATAGTTTCTTCTATTACGGCTCCAACATCAGTTTCATATCCGTCATAAGAAACGGAAACCGCATCGGAAACTGGGGTCGCAGCAACAGTTTTCTTATCTCCAGACTTGTCTTCTATCTCGAATTTAATATCCAATTGAGCCCCAGCATATCCACCACCATTTTTAAAAGATACATCAAACAGTGTAAAATTTTCTGCCTTTATCTCAAATGGGTCACTGGCCCTTACCCCAAATCGTCCCGACGCCAAACAGTAATAGTAGTAGTTAGAAGCGTCTGAGTTTTTGACGCCCTCTAAAAACAAATAACTGTCTCTGTTTACAGATTTTAACGAACTCCAAACTGGGGAACATCCAGTTGGATGTATGAAAGAACATTCAGGTCCGTCGGTTCCCTCCAAACAACTCCAAACGCCAGTTGGGTCTGCCGCTTGAATATTTTGATGCCAATAGTTTCCACGTAAAACCTCGTTGATGTCTGCTTTCCTAACTCTATGCCAAGAGTATTTCATAGGATAGAGATAACGGCCCTTCGAGTCTGTAAGCTTCAATCTATCAGTCCAATATTTGACTTCTGGATACCTTTTGTTGATTTTGTCTTCTGGAATTGTGTGATAGTCAACCGCTAAAGCTCTAAAAGTTGGTGACTGGCCCAATTTACAATAAACGCTTTGTGGATTTTGAATAAAAATTGGAGTAAAACAAGAAAAATTATAATCCAATTTACCTATTTCACTGACTCCAACCCCTAACCACCCACTTGTCCTATATTTTTGAGGTGGCGAAACTTGTGGATTTGGGTTTATTTCACCATCAATTACTGGATGATAACTTTTGTTAGGTAAAGTTCTTCCGCAAGCAGGATTGTTAAAAGCGCCGGGATAAAAATAATTAGAACCAACCGAAAGACCATTTACAATAGAAACAACATCTATTAAATTTTTGCCGGTATTAGCGAATGCCCCCTCAAAATAACGGCGCGGAATATCCGGTAAAATAGAATTCTTTCCCCAAGTCGCAAACCTTCTCCCCCAGCGCTCATGCTGTTCATAATCTATCGCATTGTCAAAAGAATAATAAATATCATTCAATGGAAATAAATCAATAGGATAACCCTTTGAAAAATTTTCCAAATATCTAGTCCTTAATCGCTCTTCCCTACCAGATATACCGCTTTGATAATAGTCATATCTTGGAGAACCATCACTATTCGCAACAAAACTACCCCAACTAGATAAAAGCCAATTAAAATCAACTTTATTTTCTACACCAGTGAACAATTTATTAAGTCTATTTTCAAAAAGATTATAAGTTTTTGAATCATGTAAAATATCAGCTCCATATCCACGTTGCAAAATTATATTTAAATGCTCATGTCCCTGCTCCTGATAAGATGGTTTGATTACAATTGAAGGCTTGGCAGTTCTACTGATTAAATTTGGAATGTTCTTTAAACTATAAGAATACAAATTCAGTAAAGTAATAAAATCAGCAGCAAATTCTTTATTTGAGGCTAGCCTTTGATATTCTTGGCTGCCTGAAAAATAAGGGAAGTTCGCCCACAAATAAAACCCGCGATTGCCGACTGCATGATTATTAAAGTATTCTTCTGCTTTTGCCGTAAGAAGTAAATTGTTATAAACCGCGTCCGAATACAAACCATTAGATTCATAAGGCGGGTCAAAATTTCTTTCTGAATCGTCTAGGCTTAAAGGTTGCGGCACTTCATAAACTGGCACGCCACTTTTTATTCCGCTTTTGTCAAAACTAATTTCTCTATTTAATTTTTTACAAGTATTAAAAAATCTAGTTCCAAAAAAACCAAATTTTTTAATTGCGCTATAATAAGGAACTTCAAAATAATCACTTGGACAAGCCTTAATAGCGCCACCAAAAGAATAAGGAAGAAAATCAACAATATCCTGACACTGCCTATTGTCCCACCAATAATTTACATCAGAAAGTCTAGCGTCAAATAGTTGAGTCCCTTTACTACTAGCCCTTGCAAAAGCCCTATTTGGGTCAGCCCCCTCTGGAAGACTTGCCGTAAGAAAACTATTATAAAATGGAAGCGTATCGGCATTTTCTTTAAAAACCCATTCCCAATAATCCCACGGGTCGTAATTAAACGTCACATCTGAATCGTGGAAATACTGAACTAATTGTCCGTTGTTACCTATCCCAGCGCTAACCTTCGTTTCCATCGTAGAGGCGCGACACAGGTTGTTGTTTATTTTGCTATGGTTTCCTATAGAGCCTGAATTTGTGGTCCAACTGTATGATGTATAGTTTGAAATTGTTTCGTCATCTTCGTTTACATCTCCAGTAATTTTATAAGTTGAAGGGAGCCCTTGTCCATTGTAAATTTTTTCGAGTTTATATCTTGCGCCTAAATTTAATTCGTCAATATCGAGAGATGTAGGAACCGGATTGTTGTTATAGCAATTACCACCCAGCCCACCAGAGAAAGTTCCAGCAATAAATGTATAATTTAATTCTTCAAAATAAAATGGTTGCGTTAAAACAGGAGGGCATTCTTCGTAAGGTCCATGAATCGGTAAAAGCTGGTCCCGAACCATTGTCGGGTCAATGACGTGATTAGTCACGTTTTTAGAAACAATACCAATAAGTTCATTGTATTCTTTAACGTTTATTTTTGCACACCCGCCGTTTTCCAACTGTTCTGTGAAAGAGTAAGCATCGCCCAGCGCCTCGGCCATTGAAATCGTTTGTCCATGAGGAGGCTCGAAAAAACCCATCGGATAAAAGCCTTGATAAAAATTGAATCTATGCTTTTTATCAACTTCTCGACCACGGCAAGTTTCAAATAAAAGAGAATTTCCAGAAACAATTAAAAATCCAGATATGTCACTACCAATTAAGTCGTTTGGATGGACTATATTTCCATAACCAGCAATAGCCCCACCAAAAAGATAATTGTTTGATAAAGAATTATCTGGTTTAATAACAAAAGCGTCGAAATCTTTAGAAGACGTTTGCGGGTCAGATTTGTATATATTAAATTTTCTATTTAAAATACCAGTTTGACGAAAACTTATTGACCCCAAAAATAGGTTAGAATTATAATTTTCACTATAATTCCTTACCACTCCACCTGTAATACGCAACTTCATGTGTTTTATGTCTTGACAAACGCCTAAATCCTTCGTAATATATATACACTTATGATACAACTTTATAAACCCAATTCTAGGGTAACAGGAGCAGCGTGCGGCATATGGTTTAGCACAACCGAACAGGCGTTTTTCTTTCAAATTATCAAACAGGCTAGCTGGAATGAAAAAACAAAAACCGGTTCTTTTGCAGAAAATAGAACTAACCAAGATAAAAAAGTCGTAGTCAAATTCAGCGTATTTGAAATAGGAGGATTTCTTAATGCGATTGACAACAATACGCAACTAAGCAAATATCACAAAACCGCCAATCATAGCACCCAAATTAGATTTGGCCCATACATGGATAAAGTTGACCCAAGTAAACAACTTGGATTTTCACTATCAGTCATTAAAGAAAAGAAAGAAGATTCAGTAAATAAAATCTCATTCCTAATCGGAATTACGCCAGACGAAGCAAGGGTCATTAAAGAATATTTAACATTTGGAATAAATGCCATCCTTAATGCCCCAAGAGAAAAAGAGCCCGCAAAAGAACCCATCCAAGAACAGGAACAGCAAGAGGCTCCTAATTCTCCTGAACCAGCCTTCTAATGAAGAAAAAAAAGATTTTATTCCAATCAGATTTTAGTTTAGCGAAAACTGGTTTCGGCAGAAATGCAAAAGCTTTGCTTGAATATCTTTATAAAACAAATAAATATGAAATTATTCACTATTGCGTTGGTATAAACTATTCTAATCCAGAATTAGAAAGAACTCCTTGGAAGTCTGTCGGTTGTCTGCCAGACAGCCAACAGGAGCTTCAAGAACTAAACCGCGACCCACATATAGCCAGACAAGCCGGATACGGGGCGCACTTTTTAGATAAAGTAATCTACGAAAATAAACCAGACGTTTATCTAGCTGTCCAAGACATATGGGGCGTAGATTTCGCAATTGGAAGAAAATGGTTCAATAAAATTAATTCAGTAATTTGGACTACGCTAGACTCTTTACCGATACTACCAAGCGCCATTGACGCAGCGAAAAAAACAAAAAATTATTGGGTGTGGAGCAATTTCGCAACCAAAGCTCTACATGAAAAGGGGTTAAATCATGTCAAAACGCTACATGGAGCCATAGATGATAAGTTTTTTTATAAACTTTTAGACTCTCAAAAGCAATCTCTCAGACAAAAGTTTAATATTCAAGATTCATTCGTTGTTGGATTTGTATTTAGAAACCAACTAAGAAAATCCGTTCCCAATCTTCTCGAAGGATATGCTCTTTTTAAGAAACAAAACCCAGAACTTAAAAATGCAAAACTATTATTACATACACATTTTGGAGAGGGATGGAAAATTCACAAATTAGCAGAAGAATATCAAATTCCAAAATCCGACATTTTAACAACATACGTCTGTAAAAATTGCGCCCAGTATCAGGTTAAAGAATTTTCCGGACAAGACATAAAATGTCCATATTGTAATGATGAAAAAGGACAGGTGACTACACAGCCGGGTATAGGCGTTTCAGAAGCCCAGTTAAATGAGATATACAATCTTATGAACGTATATTGCCACCCATTTACGTCAGGAGGGCAAGAAATTCCCATTCAAGAAGCTAAACTCTGTGAGCTTGTCACGCTCGTAACTAACTATAGCTGCGGAGAAGAGATGTGCGAACAAGAAGCTCACTCACTTGCACTAGACTATGCCAAGTATAGAGAGCATGAAACCGAGTTTATCAAAGCCTCTACGTCCCCAAATTCAATAGCAAAACAGTTAAGTAAGGTTTATGAACTTAACAAAAAAAATAACAGCATATTAAAACAAATGGGTAAGTCTGCAAGAGATTGGGTTTTGAAAAACTTTAGCATCTCTGTCATTGGTAAAAAAATAGAAGATTTTATTGACAACTCTCCAGAGGTTGAATTTTCTTTCTCTCAAGAGGAGGAACAAAAAAACCCTTTCGCAGAAATTAATTCATCTCTCCCCGATGAGGAATGGGTGCTTTCTTTATATAAATCAATCCTAAAAATGTCAGACATTACAAAAGAGGATGAAGGATTTAAGTATTGGATACAGGAATTATCTAGGGGTGCGTCCAGACAAGAAATAGAAAAATTCTTCCGCACCGAAGCCATGAAGAAAAATCAACAAAATAAAACTCATAATTTTGAAGATTTGCTTGGGCGAGAAGGTAAAGACAAAAGAATACTCTATGTTATGCCAGAATCCATTGGGGATGTGTTTCTATCAACGGCTCTTTTTAAATCTTTAAAAGAGTCTTACCCAGAACACAATCTGTATGTCGCCACAAAACCAGAAAACTTTGAAATACTCGAAGGAAACCCAAGCGTTTTTAAAATTCTCTCTTATTCTCCGGTAATGGACAACTTACTTTGGCTTGAGGGGCATGGAAAACATCAAGGATTTTTCAAAGCGGCTTTTCTGGCCCATTTAGGGACTCAAAGAATTTTAAACTACATTCATAATGGAGAAGATAGAAGCCCAATCGAATTGAACTACAACAGGTAATGCATTTACTGAAAACATATTCATTAGCCAGCGGAGCCATGATAGACAAGCCATTTATCTATCAGAAATTTTTTCCATTACCATTTAGTGATTTTATTACATTTCATCCATGCTCTAAAAATTCTAAAACCTATGATTATTGGCAAGATGTCATTGATGAAATTTTTCCAGTATTAAATAATTTAAATATCAAAATAATACAAATTGGCGCATCTGGGGAACATTCTTATAAAAACTGCATTAACATACAAGGCGGGACGGGTTTGGGACAAGTGGCGTATCTTTTAAACAAGGCGCGACTGCACTTAGGCGCTGATAGTTTTCCAGTTCACATGGCGTCTTCAATGTCAAAAAAGATAGTCGCGCTTTATGCAAATAATTTTATATCAAACGTTTCTCCATATTGGAGTAGGCCAGAAGACGTTGCCCTTTTAGAACCAAACAGAGGGAAAGACAATCCCAATTTCGTATTAGACGAAAATCCAAAAACAATAAATAAAATTCCAACAGAGGATATTGTTAATTCTGTATTCAAGCTGCTTGAAATAAATTCAAAAAGCCAAAACAAAACAATATTTGTTGGTTCTAGGTATTCAAACACAAATCTTATAATGGATTTTGTTCCAAATCAAGTTGTCAACTTTGCAGGGCAAAAAATGCCGACAATCGAACTGAGAATGGACTTAGAGTTTAATGAAGAAATCCTTAAAAAACAACTTTCTACCTCAAAGTGCTCCATTATTACAAACAGGCCAATAAGTAAAGATATTCTTGTTTATTTTAAGAAAAATGTCGTGGCTGTTTTTTATATTGTAGAACAGTCTGACAACCCAGAGTTTATTAGATTACTTAAAAATCTCGGAATTAAAACCGCGCTGATTTCCTATCTAAGCGAGGAAGAGCTTTCTACTAAAAAAATAAACTACTACGAACTTGGAAAAATCAATAGGATTCCAGCCACAAATAAAGAAATTTTAGATTTATTGAATAAAGAGTCCAATCTTTATTATAAATCAAACAAATTAATCCACAGTAACAAAAACATATTCTTTAGCGTTGCAGACTTCAAAAATAATCTACCAGCAAGCATAAATCAATACGTAAAAATTAACAAATTAAATGAAGATTTTGCTTCTGAAATTGAACATTTCAAAATCGTAAAAAAGCTTGACTAATCAACAGGAACAGGGTAATCTATCAAGATGAGCGAAAACACTCCAAAACTAACTACGCGTAATGAACTTGGCCTCATAGACACGGTAACTTATGCATTTAACGAAGATGGCTCAATTGATTGGCGCAAAATGATTAACCCCAAATACCTTGTCCCGAACAAACAAGTTTTTGATAAAAGAAAAAAAGAAATCCCCCAATCAATAGAGGGTCTTGAAGATAAAGAATTGTTAATTCTGCTCCACGGCTTAAAAGAACTTGCAAAAATTAGGGGCTTTTCCTCTGTCGAATATAAGGTTTCTGCGCCATCTGACTCTTGTATTTTGGCGGTCTGTTCAATATCTTGGATTCCTAATTACGAAACAGAAAACAGACCCGTCCTTTTTTCTGCCATCGGAGACGCGACGCCATTTAACACTAATGGATTTGGTAGAACATTTTTAGGACCAATAGCAGAAAATAGGTCTTTCGTTCGGTGCGTTAGAAACTTTTTGAGAATTAATATCACCGGACAAGACGAAATCGGTGGACAAAACCCTTCAGAAGAACCCTCTCAGGAGTCTTCTCAAAAGGAAACGATAGTCACCCCAGCCTCTTTATTAAACGAGGTAATGAAAGGAAAAAAAATAACATTTGAACAAGTAAAATCCAAACTTAAAAAAGAAGGATTTAAGGATGCAGACGTTCTTTCTTCGTTAGAAGAAATTCCCAAGGTTAAAATTTTTGAACTTATAGAAAGAATCAAAAACTACTCTCAATGCTAAGAGACTATAATTGGAGAATAGGTCGGATTATAGATTATCGTTCCCGCTTGCCTTACTTGGGGTGTTGGGAACGAATTAGGAGTAGTAACTATTAAGGGTTGACATTCGTTGTTTATTTCTCTAACTTTATTGTCTTCATTTATATCTTCGTAAGCTACATTTGTGAAGAATATATTTTGAAATACTCTAAAAACATATGGATTATTTTTGATGTTTGTGGCTCCCGCAAAATTAAAAGTATTTAATAAAATCTTATCATATTTACAAATTTCACTTGAATGAATATATCTCCAAAATAAAGCAAAAGCATATCTATTGAGCAAAAACCAATAGGTGTTGCCGTCAATGGTTCCAGCAACTTTAGTCACGCCTATTGGAAAGGATGGCATATATCCACTAAAAAGATTATTGTAATTATTTGCTGTGTTTGGACTAGCCAAACACTTTTTCTTCGCTTCTGTAAATCGAGCGTTTTGCGGTGGGTTTGTTCCATATATTTGAAATCCAGTAGAGCAAGCGGTGTCGGGCGTAGGGTCTGTGGCGATATATGCGGCGTTCATATCATAATCCGCACCAGTCAATGTTGAGTTACCGAACTCTGATTTGAAAATCGCGTCCGAAACAGGAATTGGAGTTTTGAATTTTTTTATTTTTAATGTCTCTCCAATTTGATAAGGCTTGTTAATTTTCGGAATATTGCTAAGTGAATAGTTTTGAATTGAGCCTATATTTATGTTCCCAACCGCATCTGAGCGTCTCTGGTTTGCTTGAGAACCAGAGACACCACCATCTACATTAATCCAGAGATGTTGTGGGCGCAAAACAACGCCAAACATTGACCTGTATTGGGTTGACGTAGGAATTCTATCGCACGATTCAAGCATCACAATAACAAACCTACTTAAAATATCAAAATGTTTGTCTTCTGTAATGCCGGGGTCGCCATAATTAGCCACAACCCTAGCAGTAAGAATTTCCTCTTCGGTATTCTTTTTTGTTATTTGTCGCTGATTTAAATTTTGTTTATTTTGTGACATTTAATTGAAAAAGTCTATGTCTCCAGCGTCTCCACTCGGTTCTTGAATTACTTTTAAATATCCAGTTTCTTTATTAAATATATTTACACCCCGCAGCATACACGAAAAAAGAGAATTATCTTGTAAAAGCAAAGACAACTTTGACTGGATTGGATTATTGTTTGTTGTTTGAATATAAAACGTCCTAAATAATACCGAATTCGACGTAGAAGAAAGAAGGGCTTCTCCGCTATATCCAGTTCCTTGATAAAAGGGAACGTCCGTCAAGGAATCAACATTTTCCCCCGTGCATAATCTCCAAATTCCAGAAAATTGCACTGTTTGTCCACTGGCATTTAAATAAAACTGACCAGAAGCATTAAGCCCAGAGTCAATGGCGATTGAATTAAATATATCGTCAGACTTACGATGAAAAACCATCTTAGGCAAGTAAACCGAATTATACCCAGAACCAATGTTAGTTATTTCTATTCCGGTAGCTTGGATGTAAACGTATTCAACGCCAGTGACGAACCCGGTCACGCCCGTATTGTAAAAAGCTTCAGCAAATAAATAAGAAGCCAAAGGATTCATTATTGCAGAGCCGGAAAAGGGAGCGTATATATATTGATTGCCGCTAACCGCTGAGACATCAAAACAGTCGCTCGCAATACTGCCCGTATTTAGAACAACAGATGGAGCGTAGTTATATCCAGTTCCGCCAGAAAACATATTAATTCCAGTTATGGTATAAAACGTATTATTACCGTAGATGTTCAATGAAACAGGCTTTAATAAAGCCTCTCCACTAGCCCCAGTTCCCAAACCGCTACTGACTAAAAATGAAATCGGAATTGCAGCGCCCCGACATCCACTAGAAAACAAATTATTGATGGCAAAATCAATATTTTTTATAGAATAGTAGCTTATAAACTCCAAGTCTGGAAATTGTTGATAAATTCCAGAATTTGTCACTCTAGCGCCAGTGATAAAATCTCCAGTAAATGTCGCCGAATATCCAGAGGGGAAAATCGGAGATAGTTGGCATTTAAATGTTTTGGAAATTTCAGAGCCATTTGAATTATAAGCTTCATACACAATTTGTTGGTCTTCAAATAGTTCGCTATTCTTGACGAAAAGGAATTGACAATTTTGAGCGCCACCAGTTAATAAGCCAGTAAAAGGCGTCAAAACATCCGTATTGATGAAATCAAATATCCCGCTAATTAAGAAATTACCAGTTACTCCAGAAACTCTATTTAATACAAAATCAGAAGTAAGTCCTCCATAAGAAGTTTCCAAATTAAACGTAAATGGAACTGGCCCGTCTAAAGCTCCACTCGTTATGTCTGGCAATTGAAATCCAAAAGACGCATTCCCGCTTACTGCACCTGAGATTCGTTTATTAAAGCTTGGTTTATCACCATTCTTAAAAATATAAGATGAGTCAAAAATCTGAAAAGAAATGTCTGAATTATTTACCACCCGTCCAGTTGCAAAAGTCCCGGCACGGAATTCATTTTCAAATTGTATTGATACATTTGGTTGTGGAGCATAAAGGTAAGGATTAACAGACAAACTACATCCGGTTACATTCACAAAAAAATATTTATAAACAATAGAATTTTTGCTTTCCCCATCGCAGAATAGTCCGCTGTCTATATAATACCTATAAACATTGTCCGAAAGCTCTGCTCTAATAGAGGTTTCTTCATCTGGCCTATATGAACCTATAAATCTTTTTTGCGGGTCCAAAATTCTTCCAGAAACAAAAGAAAAACATAACATCTGCCCCTGACCAGAAACGCCTATTTCGGCGACGCCGGTCGAGTTGTTAAGATAAAGATTCTGTAAATCGAATACTACGTATTTCGATTGTGGGATTAATCTAAATTTATTCTCGTTAAATATCATTATCTTATAAGTCTTGGGCCTATTTTATTTAATATTGATTCTTGATTTGGTAAAGTCGGTGGACGGCTGGAAAAAGACAGGTCGGTAGAAACTCCATTATCATCAAGAGTAATGTTGAAATTTGTAAGGCCGGATAATGGATTTATCGCAGATAAAAAGCTTCCAAACATATCTGGCGAGCCGATTAATTTTACATCAACGGTTTGTTTTATGTCTGGGCTTTCGTTTCTGTTCAATGCAGAAATTACCGAATGATATTCGGAAACCGTCGTAATCGCATTATTTGCGCCAGTTAAAAGGGTTGTAAAATGTAAGAATCCCTTTCCATTTATCGAAAGATATGGATTCAAGTCTGGGTCAATCGTGTTATTGATTATTTTTAACCTAGACGTGTTATTATTTTTCTTATTTGGTGGTTCCCCATAAATCTCAGTAACTTCTGGAACTCTAAGCTCTGTTTCTATATGGGTCGTCATTATTCCCGAATACATTTGTGTATTTGCTGGACTTTGTCCACTTAGCATTGATAAAGATGCAAAATATGGATTACAATTAACTGGATAAATAATTGCTGCATTTCTATAAGCTGCTGGATAAGTTAATAATGATTCACTTAAATCAGAAACATAAAAATATCCAAGCTCGTCCGTTGGGGCAAATTGATTGTTTGGGCTTATTCTTGTATTTCTTCCAACGCTCACTACTAAGCCTCTCGAATTTGGAGAGTCCAACATTTCTCTTGAAAAACCAGCCCTGTATATGCCAGTAGGATTTGGGTCGCAACTATAATCATGTAAATCCTTATTTTGCGCTGTGGCGGCTTTGAATTTTAACCCATCATTGCAAATTTCGTCCAAAGGATGTAAGTCACAAATAGAGGGTTTCTTTTCTTGAGTCCTGCGTTTCAAAGCCTCTTTCTCGTCTTCCAAGAATTTTTCCCACATCACAGGATTCTTAGTTTTGAACCCAGACACTTCAAAAACAACCGTGCAATTCGGGTGGCGACTGGCCCTGACATCTGGGATAATACAAACGTGAAGTTTGGGGCAAATATTTTTATAGATTCCTTGATAATTGTAGTAAACGGTAGATATTTGGTCAGCGCTTAATGCCCCATTTGTTGTCGCCGCTATTTCCTCAATCTGAGATTGGAATTCCCTATAGAACTCATCCAAATCTGGATGAAAAGAAGGCTTAAAATTATCCAAATCCCACTGTTGCTCCGTGAATCCGTCCAAATCTTGCAACTGATTTATTGCCGAAGCCGTTGTGTATGACTGACAACTTTGGTCATTAAATTCAAGAGCCTTGTTAAAATTGTCCGGAGTTGTTCCCCATGCATTATCAATAGAAGCATAGTAAAATCCAGTTGGCCCAACAATCGGAACATATCCAGTATATCCAATGTCTTTAAATAAAACTTTTTCTGCAAGACCAGTATAAGGAATTAAATCAACAAAAGGCGCAAATCGAACGCTCGGATATTGTTGTGCAGAGGGCTCAAATTCATTTTTGTAAGTTGTAAAAGAAAGTCCGCTGCTTCCGTATTCAAATCCGCCAGCGGGAGACGCGTCGTATAAAATGTCACTAGGAACATACGGCGTTCCTTGTAGGGTTCCCTGTTGAACTCTGACGAATTTATACATATTTTCGGCACAACTGTTCTCCCAAGATATAACTTCTTCATGGAAATCAGAATAATAATACCCAAGAAATATCTGATAAAATGATTGGTCCAATACTATACTTTGAGTTGCGGCGTCATTTCCGCCGCCTTTGAATTTTGATATGAGATAAGATTTTATTTCTTCATTTTCGAGCCGGACAATTGGCGCAAACCCTAAAGCTTTAAAGTTTGAGTCGAAATCTTTTTTTGCATTTCTGGTGGATTCAATTGTGTTTGACGCAGATACATCAAGGATGGCTAATGACTCTAATATTCTTTCCCCAACAAATATATCTCTCAAAGTTTTATTAAACTTCGATAAAGCCATACAGGTATCAATGTCTCCAAAAGTTCTATTTGTGAATTTTTGGAAGCGTTGAGCCCTATCAGAGCCCTTTGTAAAAGAAGCCGCTTGAACCCCACCAATTGACCCGTTATATGTGATTATGCTCCCAAGAGTATCGAAATCCCACTGATACACATAATCAAGATACCCAAATCCAAATATGTCGTTCCTTACCACTTGGTTCGACATATTAAAATAATTCAAATCAATTGGATGCAAAGGATACATTCCTACATATCTTTTTACGTCTTTTGATTCTGTTTTATGTTCGATTGCTCTTATATTTGCAGTAATGATTCCTTGACTATATGCGTCCTCCAAAGATGCGGCTTCACTATATGTATTTATCGCAGCCGCATTAGCAATAAATGGCCGTGAAATATCTTTTGCTGAGTCAGGCAAGTCGAACAACCCCTTAACATTAATAGATTTTGAAATGTCCAGTCCAATAAAAGTTCTTCCAGAGCAATAATAATCCATCGCAAAATCTGAACACCAATTTCCGAGAACTTCTCTTAATGTTCCAATATAGTTTTGCCTGTAGCCATAAATTCTTTCCGAATAACCAGTTGGGAAAACTCCATCAAATTTAAGTCCTCTTAATTTTAACGAAGCAATCAGTTCCGCAAAACTATATTTGACTTCTGGCAATGCGCCGCAATTTTCTTCAGGCATTTCTTCGGTGCCAAGCATTAAATAGCCACCATTTAAATCAAATTTATTTGAATAAGAGAAGTTCTGAGATTTTTCAATAAAGTTTGTCCAGTTTTTGAAAATATTTTCCAGCGCAGAATTAGTGACGCTGGAGAAATTATCTTCTGTTTTTTCGTTAAGTCCAACATATGAACCATAGGCTAATTCTCTAACAAGTTGACCTGTATATGGAAAAAATCCACCAGTCAAAGTGCAGTCTGGACATTTTGCCGGTATTTGTCCAGAAGCAAAGGAAGAATGTAAAAATTTATTTCCTTGTCTTTTTATAAGCCCCACGTAAATTTTATCTAGCAAAACTGAATAATCTTTAAAAACTACTGATAAGATTTTTCTATTTGATTGAATATCCTTCTTGTAAGAGAATAAAACCATATCAGAGTAGAATACGCCATTAAAATTTATATCGTATAAGTTTTCGTTAATGGGTCCACCATCGCCAGCATCGCATCTTAAATCTGTATCTAAAATATCAAAATTTGCCGCTTTTTGGGATAGCGAAGACGGGCTTTCTAAGGTCATGTATAAAGTGATTTCAGTTGGCTTTTGCCCGAATCCTATCGAGCAATTGGCTGAGTAAATCCATCCACCAAAAGCGTATGAGGTTGGCCAAGGCCACAATCTTACCGGACTTACACCAGCAGAAGCCGAAAACCTCCCTAGAATAGAGCCTTGTTTGGGCGTAACCGTAATACCATTGAGAATCTGTATAGACATTAATTTATGTTAAAAAATGAGTCATTATTGTTAAAAAATAGATAATTTGCCTCTGTAAAAGAAGAAAAATCAGAGATGAGACTACAAGGAGTTGTTTTAATATAATTGGTTTTTTCAAATTGTCTTACGCCGTTTATCCATATTTGCTCTGAAAAGCCAGTAATATAAATATTGGGAACACTTTCTCCAGCGCCCAAATACCTTACATACCTTCTGCGAGATTCTCCAGTTATCCTTTCCAAGAACGACAGTAAAGAATATTGTATATTTGTAATTGTATTGACGTTTCCATTGGGAAGATAAGTAACGTCGGCGGTGAAATCTGGAAGCTCTTCCGCGTAAATCATTACGTATGGATAACTGCCAGAAATGCCAGTTTCATAGTCGTAGTCTTGAATTAGTTTTTGACCATTTAAAAATAAATCATATCCTGTCAAATTAATTCCAGATATGCCAGTAATTATAATATTCAGACCGCTCTCGATATACTGGGCTCCAGATGGAAAATAAAGAGGCCCACCATCTTCTATTTGAGTTCCTGAATTGATTAAGATTTTCGACCTACTCCACAAACCGCTATAATTAGTAATCAAAACATTTTCATTTAGTCTATCGTAAAATAAAAACTCATCATCGTCATAACCAGAAAGTTTGTTAGAGATTAAATTGTAGTCCAAACCACTAATATTGTAAAGCCCATTGTCGAATACATTAACTCTCTTATATCCAGAAGTATATGCGGAAAAATCTTGCGGGACTTTGATGTTTAAATTATTGACCGGCCTTCTGTATGTGTATATTTCTAATAAATCTCCTTCTCTCAACTCATTATAAAATGAAAGAAAAATATTAGAATAACTTTCTTTCGTAACATAATCAAAATAAAAATTAATTCCTGTGACGGACGGCGCGGTAAATGTATTGCTGCCAGTCAATAGACTTACTCTTTCTTCTACGGAAGAGACTCCAGTTACACCCGAATAAATCCAAACAGTAGAGTATCCGCCTGTAGGATGCGGAACCTGCTGCTGAACATAGGAATATCCAGTGACGCCACTTATATTAACTGTATCAAATAAATAACCGGTCACTATTGGCACAGCGATATTGTCCCCAGAAAAAACAACGTTCTCGTATCCAGAGCAAAAAAGACACTCAATACATCTTTCTTGACCAGTGATTTCTACCGTATCATTGAACAAAACAAAATTTTCTATTTCACCAAATAAACCAGTATATCTTTTGTCTGCGTTGTTGTAAAATCCTCCGATATACCATGTATCAGATTTTTTATAATTTACTAAAGGGACATTGATATTTTTCAGAACATTTTTTGAGTAGTCGAAAATTCCTACATTAGCTAGATTATCATTAAAAACAGAAAGGGCAACCGTATTCTTCTCTCTAAGAAGCGTTGAAAAAGAATAAGAGGTCTTGATGCCTCCGGTATTTATATACTCTAAATATAGGTGATTTGCCTGATTCATCCCTAAACTAAATCCGCTTAAACCAGTTGGCGACTGCATTGTAGAAAGGATTACCGAAGATTGATTATTTCCAGTAAGATTACAAAAAGAATTATTAAAATCAATAACAACGGTAAAATTACTTAAACTGTTATCGTAACCAATCCTTACTATATCTCTACCAGAAAAAATACCAGAATTTATGACCCTAGAAAGATTATAGTCGAGCGTTTGGACAACGACGCCGGGATTTTTTTCTGAATTAAAAATGCCATTGATTATTTGCTCGCCAGTTGAAAAAAGTTTATTATATACAAATTCTTCCCTTCCACTTGTGAAATCGTAAATTACAGACAACAGCCCAGTATTGATGGTCTTTATATCTATACAGGTTTTGTAAGTGTCTATATTCATCCTTATTCCTTTAAGGTATTACACTATTAATAACCAAATTGATGTCCCGGCGCTCTAGTAAAAGTAGGAACAGAAACAATAGAACTTGCAAATTTATTATTCGCTCCTTCAAGCAAAGAAGAAGAAAGACAATTTTCAGACATGACCTCTCTACTAACTTCAAGTGAAAAATTGCCAGAATTTATTCCCGAAGCTGTAAAATAATAAGGCGAAGCGTTACTTAGGGTGTTTGTCAGTAGATTATTAATTAGTCCATTTAGCCCAGTATAGCATACCACAAAATTGCCTGTATTTTGGGCGTTTGTTTGGATTTTGATTTTTTCTCTTGTCTTACACTGTAGGTCTTGGACAACAAAATGGCCTTCAATGTTTGCGGCCGGATATAAATTAAACAACCAGCGCTCAGGCGTAACCGAAACAGAATAATCAACGCTATGGGCATAGTCGGCGAAGTCTCTATCGCTAAACGAAGCGCTCATTGAAAACGTAGCCTGACCGGTGTTTTCTGATATTGAAAAAGAAATTGGCAAAGGATTTATAACCCTCGCACCCGTGTTCAATACGTTCGCAACTTGGCTCCCAATTATAAAAGAATACAAATAAGAATGAAATTGCCCACTAGATAATACTTGATTTTTAAATGCAGTAATTCTTTCTCTTCTATATTTAACTGGACCCCTTACAATGAACTGGCCGTTTAAATTATAAGTTTTTAGGTCGTTGATTTCATCCCAATTGACGCTTATTTGGGCGTCGAAATAACCAGCAAAATCTCCAGAATTTCCAGATAAAAAAGAAGCTTTCAATGAAGCGCTATTTTTGCCGCTATCTTCATTGATGGACATTGTATTTAAGTAGCAGTTACCACTACTTATGCCATATTCGGCAAGTTTTTCATAGGGATTGTAAGAAGATAGACTTGTTCTTAATTTTTGCAAATTAGAATCTATGGGAGAGCCCAAAAATTCAACATTCAAATCATAAGAATCGAAATCCTGAGTTCTTCCTTCTGTTACGCTTAGAGTTGCAGTCTCTACGTATGTGTTTGGAGAATTTGAGCCAGTAACAGGATTGTATCTATAAGTTTCATTGATTGAAACAGACCCGGCGAGTCTATCAATGTTCTCTGTTATTGAAAGCATTATACCGCTACCTACGCCGACAAATACGGGTAAACAACTAGAGTAGGGGTTTTTACCTGTAAACATTTTTACAAATTCGATGGCGTTTTCTATTGCCAAAGAATTATTTCTTACACCCTTCGCGGCGATTTTATGAGAAACGGTTATTGTATTGTCTGTATTTTCTAAGAAAGAATATTCATTCGATACATCTAAAACGCCACTGGGAATATCAAAAGCTTTTATTTTTACAGAATATGGTATGCCCCCAAATCCAATCAAATTATAAGCGTTGCTTTGTAAGGAAACTTCCTCGACATGACAGCATGGAATTGAAAGATACTCGTGATTCTCGCCGCTAACCAAAAGCTCTTTAAAGTTTTGCTTAAATATATCAAGGATGGAATACAAGACTCCCGTTCCAGTTATGTCGCCAGTTATCCATCCGTTCAAATCAACCGACTGAGTAAAACCCCACCTGTTACCATAGTTGACAGGCTCAAATTGCCTAGAAACAAATGGGGGTGGATTTATTGCTTGATTGTTATACTTTACTATGGCCATTAAGGAATAGGTGTTTTTTTATTAGTATATGTTATCTCTAAACCCATATTTATAGTATTTTTAGAAGAAAACGAATACTCAAAATTAGACAAAAACCAAGTTGTTTTAAATCCATTTAAATTTAATAAACGATTTAGCGCCAATTTTTTTGCTAGTTTTTTAAGAGCTACGAGTTTCGATACTGGAACGGCATATGGAGAAAGTAGGTTATTGGCATTTGGCCTCTCAATAGTCGCATCCAAAGAGACGTTTATTTTGCCCTCGGTGCTTTGATAGGCATAATCTATGACGCTTTTATTAGTTGGGCGGTTAATAATTTTTATTTCATTAAAAATATCGGCCGGTTTTGTCTCTGATATTTTTGCGTCAATAATTCTAAACCCATCTACACCATCAAGAGAAACTTGATAAATTGGATTCGTAGTGTATTTAAATGTCGCAGAAAAAGCCTTTCCTCTAGTTGGGAATTCGTAATCGGAAGATAAGCATACAATGTTGGTCTTAAAAGATGGATTATAATATCCATAATTCGCATACAAATTCTGGCAACGGGTTCTTGAATCTGAACGCTCTCCAGCAACTATTTGTGGCATTGTTTGGCCGTTTTCAATTATTAAATTCAGATAATCAGCCTGCTTTGGTTGTAGCGCGGCATATCTAATTGAGTCTGTAATGTCCACGTAGCTTGCCTCATTTCTATCCAGAGTCGTATTGATTTCTTTACGAAATTTCGTTGACCAACTTTTATCATTTGAAAATTTAATTGTAGAATTTATTGTAAGAGCTGGCTTGTTTAGTGTTTTTGATACATCTACTGGCTGATTCATTAGGGCGTCTATTGACGTATAACCGAATTGATTTACCCAAGACTGTAGAGCGTCATTGCATCTATTAAAACTTTGTCCATAGAGTGTCGAGAATCCGGCTTCTGCCTGTGCAAAAGAAAACCTACCAACCACAGTAATGTTTTCAGTAACATTGACTATACCATCTTCGCCCATGTCCAAAGAGCGGGCGACATTATGAGTAGATGTGCCGAGATTGCTCGGAGCCAACTCTTTCTTTTTCTCAAAACTGAAAGTGTTTTTGAACAGGTCGTAATTTTCGGTGAAATAATTTTTGCTTGTGGAATAATCGGCATAATCGAGGAGCGCTCCAGTAAATCCGTAAAAACTAAATCCACTGATTAAATTATCTGTTGTGAAAAGTCCAGACGCGACCTCTTGGGCTAAAGTTTTTGTAGATTTCTGCGAGTCTCCAGAGCGTAAGGTAAGGTTGAGAACGTGGGAATAACTTTTGCCGCCGTCTTCTTTCGTTTCAAAATTAAATGATTCCGAAAATTCATCTAGGTATTTATAATAACCAGTTATTGTGCTCTTTATTCCGGCGTAATATTTGTTTTCGCTGAATTCGCCCGTGTGAGAACCTAAAAAATCGCCGGTTTTCCTCACTTCTACAGTGGTTATGTATTTGCAGAATCTTATATTGTCTTCTTTGGTTTCTTGGGAGATAGGCGCAGAAAGGGAGACGATATTAATATCTCCTGAAAAAGCTCCGATTGCTTGGGAAATTGTTGATTTTAAATATGAGCTTAAATTCGCAGTATTAAATAGGTCTGTTCCATAAATTTCAAGGGTGAGGGTTTCTATTTCTCGATGTTGTAATGCGTTTCCAAGATATTCTTTTTTTGAAGAGTATCCTAATAATCCAGTATAGATTCCTTGATTTAGATTAAGTGGCATTTTTTATTTTATGCTGTAACTGTTGCTGGAGTTGGTTCTCCGAACTTAGAAGAAAACTTACTATAAAGCTGATTATAAATCATTTCTCCAAATTCTTCTTTATTATCTTCAAATTTTTCTGACAATAAAGAAACCAAAGCTTCATCTCCAGTTAGATTAAATCCAATATCTAAAAATAACTTTGTGTCTGGTTGAACAGCGCTCAAGTTAGGATTACCACTGTCATTGGTGCTCGGAGTAGGATTACCACTGTCATTGGTGCTCGGAGATTTTCTATTTTTATTAAGGATTTCCTTAATGTAGCCGTTTATTTCTTTTAGTTGCGTATTTAGAGAATCTCGTTCTGTGGAATTAGAAGATACGTTTACCTTTCTGTAAAGTATGTCTCTACGTTTTTCTAACCTTTGTAAAGCGATATTGTCTTCTTCAGTAAGTCCGGCCCGACCTAGGGCTACGCCTCTAAGCGCATTAATGCTTTTTATTTCTTTTTCAGTTCCTGTCATTTTTTGATATGCAACATCAGCCGGTGTAGGGACTCCTTCTGGTAAAAACGAAGGAAAAAGTGAAGAAATTATCATGCCCCCCAGCGAGGAATGAGCAGCAGCAATACGCGCGTAGTCCATCTTTGAAAATTCCCTTTTTCCATCATCTTCTGGAAGACTGTTTGCAAAATTTTCTGCTTCTTTAAGTTTTGGATTTGGTTTATTTTCACCACCCCTTAACGCGGCCGATTTTATTTCATTTATCAACTTAATTTGATTTTCTAAAGATTTATTATGAGCATTCCAAAGCGCAACTGTTTGTGCGGCAGCCGTTCTTAAATCTGTGAAATTAGTTTTCAATCCTTGCGATTCATTCGCTATTTCCCTAAAACGCGCAAGTGCATCGGCTATATTTGTGTCTAATTGTTGTTTTGCAAATTTTGGAGAAAGGACTTTTTCAAGCTCGTTTGCAATAGCAGAAGGCAAAACCTGTATTCCCTTTGCTATTGAAGATATATCATCCGGCATTTTATCTGATTTTAGTTCTTTGTTAATTTGCTCTTTCGCAATAAGCCCAGTCTTTGATTTTGCAGACATAAGTTCTTCTATGGCTCCGAGAATAGCCCCCCTCTTTTGCGGGTCTTTCGTGCGAGATAAAGCTCTTTCTAATGAAAGGACTTGAGTCCTAATATCTTTATTTAGCGATTTTTCAAGGCCAACAGCCGCGATTTGCCTCAAACCTGCGCCTGACTTTCCTCCCAAATAATCGGTGCCAAGCATTTTTTGTAAATTTTGTCCAAGCTTTAAGGCTCCACGTCCACTACGAATGTCATTATTTCCTAAAATGAAAGAGCTTGCTCCACGGGCTATATTTGTATTTAATTCTCTTGCCTCGTCAGGGTTTGAGAAAGAAGAAGCTCCACCTCTAAAAGCGAGTCTTTGATTTTTGTCATATGAAAAATTTGAAATTTTAATTGCGTCAGCAGCCTTTCTGAATTCGTCTCTCATTTCGTCATTGTTTATTTTTTCTAAGATTTTATTTGCATAAATTCTTTCTTCTTTAGATATTTGATTCCCCCTCATCAAGTCATCTAAACTTCGTTTCATAATGTTTGTTGAATTCATTATTTCTGTTGTGTTGCCTCTTTTCATTATCCCTTGAAACATATTTGACACTATATCAGTTATATGGGTTTTATCTGTATTTATGGATACCTCTTCTTCTTTTCCGGTTTTTGGATTTTTTCTTTTGGTTTTTGTTTCTGATTCAATATCTAAACTAGAAACAGCCTCGCTCAATGTTTTTTTAAACATTTGTCCAATATTGTTGATTGCCGTTTCTTTAGTTTCAAATTCTCTTACGAACCTTTCTCCAGTAAATGATGAAGCATAATCTATCCCAATACGTCTGTCAGTGAGAGAGGAGTCTATCTTTCGTAAAAATCCAGCTTTTATAGAAGAACGATAGTCTTTAATTGCTTTAGTAAGCAGTTCTTGTTCTGCGTTTACTAGAGATTTTTTTATTCTATTCTTTTTTATTTCTTCTGTTTCATTAGCTAATGATTCATTAACATTTCTTGCTGTGATTGCTAGAGCTTTTATCGCTGAAGTAAGAATAGAAAATTGTAGTGGGTCATTCCCCCCCAATTGAGAAAGAAATATGGCATGAGCTTTTCCAAAAATAGATTCTAATTTTTTTAAACTTTCTGTTCGTTGTCCTTCTGTTTCGAAATTTAAAGAATCAGAAGTAAAACTATCAAGCTTTCCTTTTTGCTCTTCATCCATAGACAGCAAAACTCCTTTTGCGTATGAATTAACATTTAATTCTGCCGCACTCCTACCACGACCAGAGTCAAAAAATATATTTTTATTATTTTTATAAATCTCCGCATATTTCGAAGCCGTCTCAAATTGCGAACGTTCTTTGTCAGACTTTTCTCGAAATTCTTCTATAACTTTTACTTTTTCTTTTTCTGATGTTGTATCTTGTAATTTTTTAGCTAAGCCTGCCCCACCAAGAGTAATCATATCCCTGAGCGTCGCTGAAAGTTTGCGTTTCACATTGTTTAAACTCTCCGCATCTGCATTATCTGAAGATAGAATTTCATTTTGTTTAGAAAGCAACTGAAGATATTTATCACCTTCTTGTGAAATTTTCTTATCGGTTTCGATTTTTGATTCAAGAGTTTTTATTTTGTAAGTTGCATCTCTTAGGCTTTTTTGATAAATTTCATAAACATTTATTATACCTATTGTTAAACCAGCTAATATCCCAATTGGCCCCGGCAAAGCCATCATAACTTGCGCCGAAGTCATCATTGCATTTCCAAGTTCTTGTGTCCTTTCTTTAAGAGGATTTGTATTATCCATTAAAGAAGAAGCCATTGAGACAGCGCTTGATGCGGCAAACCCGCCTCCAGTTGCATAACTTTTCCATTTTTCTACCGCCCCCTTTCTTGAAAGACTTTTTTCAACATCTCTAACTTGAGTTCTAGTTTCTACTATCTCTTTTCTTTTTGCTACCATTTTCGCTTCTGCTAATTGTCTTTGACTTTCTGCATTGTTAAAATCTGCGCGAGTAACTGATGCTGCTCTGGCTTGTAAAGCTGCATGGCGCTCATCTTTAGCTTTATGAAAGGCTCCCCTACTTTCTATAACTTTTTTATTTAACATTTCTAAACTGTCTTTTAATTTTTGAGTGCCATCAAGTAGCCCTTTTACGTTCCCTAAAGAATTGACAAACATAGTCAAACCAAACAAACCAGACGCTCCAACGCCCCCAATTAACCCATCATCTGCGAAATTCGGAATAAAACCTTTTGCCCTTCCAGCATTTCTTGGGTCAAGACCCTTGCTTAAATAACGATTTATTCCTTGATATCCACCAATGGGTTCGTCCCTTTTATTGGCGACTCCAATTCCGAGTGGATTACCAGTTGAAATTAATTTCTTATTAGAGAATGCATAAATTTGAGAATATGGGAGTCCAGATTGTTTTTTCTCTCTGTTTATCGCTTCAGAAACTCCGAAGCTTGGGATATAACCAAAACTTAAAGATGGAACATTTTTTATTCCAGCAATTTGAGCAAGAGTAAACCTATGATTTCCGTCGGAAATTTCTCTATGATTTTCTGGAAAATCTCGCACGGAAATAGGATTCTTTTTTAAAAATTGATAAAGCTTTTTTTTGTTTGTTTTAGAAGAAAATAATTCTCCAATGCCAGATTTTGTAATCTCACCATCATAATCAAAGCCTATATAAGATAACAAGTTTTTCAAACCTTCAGTATGTGGACGATTAGCTTGAGATAGTGTTCCTCCAGACTCAAGGAGCTTTTTTATATTAAAAACTTTTGAAAAACTAGGAATAAATCCACGAGAAAAAGGAATAAACAAAGAGCCAGATAATCCCCTCGTCTTAAATAAATTACCGTCTCCTTCAGCAAATGGAGCCTTGATTCCAGTAAATTTTTGGGCTCTTAAAATATTAGTTAATTCGCGGCCCGCCAGTTGGATAAGTTGTAATTGTTCCTCGCCAGAAGCATTTTTAATTTTTGCTGCCAGACCTTTTGGTAACATATGTTCGTATTTTTTATATAAACGAACAATATCAGAGTATTTCCCTAGTTCAAGAATTTTATCTGTCTCAGACAGTTTTTGAGAAATGACATTTTTGTTATAAAGTTTGGCGATTTTTTCATTATCAGTAAAATTACCTTGTCCTATGACGGCGACCAATTTATTAGCGACTCCAATAGAATTTCTTCCCAGATTTTCAGGAAGAGTTGGGCGACCAGAGCGAGTTCCTCTAAAAACTGTTGGGCCGCTTGTATCAGGGGTAAAACCACCCGCCAAACTTAATAACCCTTGATTATGGCCGTATTTTTTCGCAAACTTTTTGGCGGACTTAACGAATTGTTCCATATACTGTGGGTCCGATTCTTTAACGCCTTTCTTCGCTAAAACCTCTTTCAGCCAACGGCTTTGAAAGACGTTTCTTCCCTTGAAGATTAAATCTTGAGCAAAATTTGGAATATAGCCCAAAGATTTCATTATTCCTCCACGATGGGAGTCGGCGTGGATTAGCGTAGCAGTAATTTCAGATTTACCTAACCTAGCAATTGCTTGGATATTTGCAATGGCGTCGTCATTTAAGTGATATTCGCCGCCCTGCTTTTCTTGTAGTCTTTTTAATAATAGGGCTTTTTTTTGTGCTGAATTTAATTTTGTATAACCGGGAGAATTTTTCCCTCCAGTATTTTTAATACGACCAATAGAGTTTATTCTAAGGTCATTAAACATATCTCCAACGCCGATTACCTTCTTAGGGAATAGACCAAGTTTAGTAAGACGATTAACAATTGCGGCCCTGTTTTCTTTTGAGCTTCTTGCTGTTAGGACTTCTACTTGTTTTCCAATCAAGCCCTCTCCATGAGGTGTTAGTTTAGAGCTAGGATGAAATATAGATTTTTCAGGAGTAAATGTGTCCGCATAGCCGACTTCTGGCCCATAGGTTAAAAGAGTTTCGTCCAAGTCCTGAAATACTCTTTGAGCAAAATTCGGGATATGACCCAAAGAAGCTAACCCAATTCTAAAATTTGTATAGTTTCCATAGGCTCCTGCATTTTCTGAACTTTTCTCGAAAGATTTTGTATTGAAGCCATGTTTATCAAGAAAGCTCCTTACGAATTTTATACTGCCAAATTGCGCCCTGCTATTTAATTCTTCGTCGGCGTTGAAACTCGGCATATCAATACGGATTTGCTTGTAGCCCATTTTCTTGAGCATACCCATATTCACTTTGAAAGCTTGATAAGCGTCTTTTGCGTTTCTAATGGTTCTTAGGTCTATATAAGCTGGCCTGTTAGCGGCACTTGTCTCTCTTGAACCGAACTTTGTTTGTCCGTAAACGGCTTTGAGCCCAGAGACTAACTTGGAGTTTATTTTTGTTCCAAAGTCTGCGGTTAGCTTTGTAGAATAAGAGTATGCGCTAACTCCTCTGTTTGCTATGCCTCCACCAGCTTGAAAAAACATACTACCTAAGCTTTGGTCAATTCCAGATTCTACATTTGACAAATTAGGATTTGTATATGAACGAACTATATTTGGGCGGCGCTGCGCTTGTCTGATAAAATTAGATAGCTCATCTGCACCTAAAGTTCCCCTGCGGCCTATTGTTGGAACTCTCACTCCTAATTTAGATGCTGCGTATAAGAACAACTCGTCCGATAAGCCAATTCCTTCTTTTAATTTTTCGAGAATACTTTGTCCATTTGGCAAATTAGCACAGGCTTGTGTTACTTTTTCTATAGTTTTTTGAGAAGCGAAATTAGGGATATAACCGCTTGCTGCGAGCATTGGCGCTCTTGAAGATTTATTTAACAAACTAAGACTCGATACTCCCAGTCTGTCTTTTAGAATTTTAGCCGCCATGCTTTTTCTTGCGTCGTCAGAGTCGGAAGATTTGAACTCGGCTTTTCTTCCAATAGGCAAAGGAAGACCTAATGGACTTTTAAAAATCTTTGATAGTTGAGCGGGGATAGCCGCTATATCAAAATCCCCCCCGCTTGTAGTTCCGGCCACTTTTTCTCCAAATGCCAATCTCATCCCTGACTCGAAAACACCACCAACAACTGACTGGACCGCACCGAGAAGTCCCTTAGACTCGTTCATAGCTCTATGCATGGCTTTTGAAGCCGTAGCTTGGGATATGGCGGGACCAAAAGTGCCAGCAAATCCAGCAACTTGATTTATTAAAAATTCATTAATATTTTTATTTAAATCAATAGGAGGATATACCGAATCTGGACTAAATCCAAATACCCCGAATGGTAATAAATGGCCACCAAGCCTTTTGATTCTCCTTCCTTGAATTGGGATTCGAGGTTTTGAATAAGAAAGCAAAGAATAATCGGAAACACTTAATGTCCTTATCGCCTCTGGAATATTTACTGATGATTTAGATAAATCTTTCTCTGTTTGTTTTTCTTTCGTGCTTACGTATCCAGCTTGCGCTGCCTGTTCTGGTGTTATTTTTCCAATTCTTATTTGATGAGGAATTTGAAATTGATTAAATGTTTGTCCATTAATAGTATAAACATCTTTCGCAAAATTAGGAACCCACCCCCTCATGTATTTAGGAATAACCATCGAATCCCCACTACGAGTAGGCATACCCATCGCTCTAAATTGAGCGCCGGTGATTTCCTTTTCGTGATTATTCATTATGAATGGGCGACCACCAATTGTTCCTTTACCCCATTGTGCCCTGACAGAAGAAGGAGCGCCCAATCTTCTAGCCGAAGCTTCTTCTATTGCAAAAGCTGGAACGTGACCAGCGGCAGAAGTTTTAGGAGCGCCAAATAAATTTGTTACCGAAGTTCTAACTCCAGACTTAACCATTTGTAGAGCTATATCCTGCGCGACTTTTGCCTGAAAAGCTAAAAGAGAATTTTCATCTCTTATACTCTGTAGAATTCTTTGATGCGCCTGTTCTACTGTCACAGTTCCTCGATTTATTTCTTTGAGAATTTCTGGATTCTTCTGAAGATAAAGAAGGACTTGTTGTTGTATTAATTGATAATCTTTTGCGGATTGATTGATTCCCATGAATTCTCTAAAAGAATCGCCAGCAAATCTTGTCAATTTTTCAAAAAGCTTCAACACTGTAAAAGTCAACAATTGGACGCCGGGACCGCTCAATAATTGCCCAAAAGATTTTAGAAATCCTTGAAAGATTTTGTCTCCAATTCCTTCTCCAATGGCAGAGTCTCCTATATTTTTCGCTAAATCTCCAAATGTATCCAAACCCCCTTTAAGGGTCGGAGAAAGGGTAATATTTCCCACGTTTGCCGCTGCTCTTGTAAAGTTATTTAATGTTTGAGTGAGTTTGGCGGAAATTGTTTGATTTAACTTATTATTTCTGTCTATCGCGTCATCAACTGTATTATTGGCGGTTTTAAGAGCTGAATCGTAAACGCTTACTCCATTGCCTAAGTCTTGCAGAACAGCTTTCAAAATGTTAATTTGATAAACCCCACCAACAGTTTCAGCAATTGAAGACCTTTGAGAACCGCTTAGATTGTCATATTGTCTAGCTAGACTTTTTAGAACATCAATTAACGGCAGCGCATTTCCAGAAGCGTCTTTAGTAGCTATTCCAACTTCTTGTAATTGAGAAATCACCTCTGGACGTTGCAAACGAGTAAAAATAGTCTTAAAAGAGTTACCAATAACAGCACCACCGCGAGCCGTAGTCTGTTGCGCTGTAGTAATTAAGGCAATAGTTTCATTTAGCGAAATGTTCGCTTCACTGGCCGAACTACCCACGCGTTTTATACCTTCCGCTAAATCTCCAGCGCTTACAGAAAATCTAGCGTCAACAGTTGCCAATCTATTAACAAGTTCGATAGCTGTTAAGGACTCTGTATTAAAAGAGTTAAGTGCGGCAGTAATAGAAGCAACGGCATCTGCATAATCAACGCCAGATAATCTACTTAAAATCAAAGAAGCCCTAGTCCTTTCCAATGTTTCAGCAGCAGACAAGCCCTGTCTCGAAAATTCTTGAGCAGCTTTCGCCGCGTTCCCAAATGATGTAGCGGTATTGTTAGCTACTTCAAAAAGCCCAGTAGAGAATCTACTTAGTTCTTTCTGTGACAAATTAAGAATGGCATTGATGTCTGAAAGACTTTTTTCTACTTCAATTGTAGAACCAAGCAACTTATCAAATGCAATTTTTACAGCGGCAATTGCTCCAGCAGAAGCTCCGAACGCGATAACACGAGCGTTAGACGCTTCAAGAGATTTTGAGAACTCAGAGGCTTTTCCAGTGATTTTTCCTAGAGGCTGGTCAATTCCAGCGACATTCAATGAGCCAAGTCTCCTTGGCCTATTTAAAGCCCTATCTATGACCTGTTCCAGCGGCCTTGGGTCACCACCCACTGTAAGAATAATATCTGGCATAAACCTATCCTAGTTCCTATTAAAATATTACACTTAATTAGCGAGTAACGTAATTCGTTTTTTTATAAATGCCGTCAGGTTGATTATTTTTATTCTTATTTTGGTAAATGGAGTGTTCAGTGTCATACCAGTCCACCAACTCTTTTACAGTAGTATCTTCGTGAATATCTGGCGGATTATTTTCTGAATTTTCTATTATTCTGATATTTCTTACTGTCTTGGAAAAAAGATTCAACTGATAATCAGAAAAAGCTATAATTGGTTTCCCAAAAAACTCATATGGCCTATCTTTACAAAAGCTAATTTGGTTTATGACAAATGGAAGCGCCGCTAAAGACCCGAGACTTGTTTCTGAAAATTTAGAAAATGCCCTATTTTGTTCTTCTATTAAATTGTCTAGCTCAGACTCCTCTACGGCATCAAATTCATCACTAGAAAAAGCCTTTATTTTTAATTGTTCATCTTTATAGAACCCATGAAATACAAATAAAGAAAGCAAATATTTTTGAGCCAAAATATCAGCGGTAGGATTTAGTGCGGAATACCTTTCCATTAACAAGCTGTTGAGTTCTTGTTTTTTTTCGGTAATTACTTTTTCTATAACTTTTCTTTGCTCTAGGAGTGGCATATTGGCCACGACTTTTGAGTTGTCAGAAATTAAGTATTTTAATTCTAGGATTTTTTCTTCTTTTTCGGGAAGCCAAACTCCTTGTTCGGCTAGGATTTTAAGTTTTTCCGATTCAGTTGGAACACCCTCTGAGTTTTTTAACTTTATATAGGCTGATTTTTTTTCAGCAAAGAATGAGTTATCTAATTCTGAAAAATGCTTTATATACCAACTCGTTTTTTCGCTAAAAGAATAGCCATTTACTATTTCCTTAAATAAGGAGCGAAAATTTTCATATTCATCATAGACTAACACATGATGATAAAATTATACCGGCTCTTCCACTACGACATAATCATCAAATTCATTACTATATAAGTCTTCCAAATTCTTAACGTCGTTTTGTGACAAAGACCCAGTTGTTGACCAATAGCTGACAAAATATGCAAGTTTCCTCATTACTTCATTAAGAAAAGCGTCGCCATTTTCTTCTGCTTTGTCGTATGAATCTAATTTCTGTTCATAAGAATCGCCCGTAAAGATAGGGACAAATTCTCCTTTTTCATTTTCAATTACGCCTAAGTGTAGCGTCCACCAAAAGACCGCTTTGTTTCTTGCTTTGACTTCCGCCGTTTGATTAAAGATAGAGTAATACGGACTCTGGATAGAATCAATCTGTTGTTGAGTTTCTTGCAGTTGTAATAGAGTATCGTTTTGTTTTTTTTCTTGTTCTGGAGTTTTAGGAGTAATAGCTGCCGACTCTAATAGCTGCCTGTTGAGGTCTTTTCTTTTTACGTCCAGAAGTTCTATGGTCTTTTTTTCGTCATCATTTAATGCGCCGCCATCGTTGTCATATCTTTTCGCAATCATATGAAGACTTAACAACCCTTCTTTCATAAGTTGCGAAAGGGTTTTAGCATAGAAAGTTTCTGCGCCTTCTCTAAGTTTGCGCGTTGGTTTGATAAGTTTGACCTTGACAGGCTTGGCTTTTTTGATAGACTTTGTTACTTCGACTTCTTTCCCTTCGTCTATCTTTTTTTCTGTAACTTTGTCTTCAATTTGTTTTTTGACAACGAATTCGCAAAGATATTTGTTGACTACTTCCATAGATTTCCCCTTTACCTGATTATTCTATTGTTAGGACGGCGTTTGATACAGTTTTTTTAATAATCTTACGTTGTTCTTGCGCGGTTTTTAATCTTTCTGGATTGATATAAAAATCAAACACATCCAATAAATTTGTAATTTCCCTAGAACACTCATTTCCAGAATCAAGTATTTTTTTTCTTAGTTGTTCTGATTTTTCTGCGGAAATTTTATTTTCTTTTTTTAAATCGTCAAGAACATTTAAATAATACTTAAACAGTCTTGTGATTGATTGGTGGACTTGAAGATTAACAAAGTCCTTGTTATGAACGCCCTGTTCCTCAGTTGTGTAGTTTTGCATACCTTATACCAAAGGTATTTACACAAAAAATCCCGCACTGGACTTCTCCAACACGGGAAATTTGGACTCTTATAACTGATTACAGGCTTGTTTGGTCAGAGAAGGTTACGTCAACGCCTTCTGAATTAAAGTTATACGTTGCGCCGACTTCTCCAGCGCCTTGATTGAAATTACGACTTACAAGTTTAGCATCATTAATTTGACATTTCAAGTGACCAAATTGAACAGCATTTGCTTGTTCGGCGGAAGTTCCTTCAATTGCGATTGTCCCCTTAAACGGAGGCTTTGCGACTTGAACGTTTGTTCCAGTTACTAAACTTTGCGCTCCGCTAATAACAGAATTGATGCATGAAATAACTTCATTTGGCATATCAAAAGAAAACTTCGCAGAACGAGGGCAAGTGTCAAACGAACCATCTGGTGTAGTCAAACTGATTTGATTAATAATAGGGGTCACAGCGGCCAAAGCGCTCGCGTGTTGTCCTCCGCCGATTGTAGTAGGAACTGCATCATAAGCAGGTTCTCCAACGCCAACGAATGACATATCAACCATTACGAAGTTACCTTTGGAAGCGTCAATACTTAGACTTGACAAAATGCCCGACATTCCAAATCCATTTGGAACTACGCGAATATCAGAAACAGTCCCGGCCATAGAGTTGCCAGTCAATGTATTAATTATAGAAGCGGTAAGCGTGTGAGCATTGCCAGTGCCGCTGGCCAAGAAAATTTTAATATCAGATTTACAAGTTGCAACTTCCTTCTGGAAGCGTCCTGCTGACCCTAATTTTCCTAAAATAACAATGTCTTCCACTGGAATAGTCGTTTCGCATGATGCGGATTGCACTGGAAATTGTTTTCCATCTATCGTTGCAATTTGGCTTGAGTAAAGAGTTCTTGCTGGCATAGTTTTTTCCTATTTTGTTAAAAGTGTCCAATATGTTTTACAGATAAAAGCCTCTTCTGTGAAATTAAAAGTCCTATTTTTTTTACCCATGTGACCTTAATGTAGAGACTTCGAAATCAATAAAAGAGACATACAAATTATCTCCGATATTTTTAATCTGAGAATTTGGCAAAACTTTTGATTCAGAGACTTTCCAAATGGTAGATTTTTGCCCAGTTGCATAAGTTTCATAATTATATTGAGTCCCCGTGTATGCTCCGCGAGCGTCAAAAGGCGGAGCGTCAACGAAATTCATTGTTTTTAAATTTGTATCTTTTAAAATGCCAGCGACAGCATCCAAAACGTAGGTATTGTCACTAACAATTATAGCCCGAATGTCGGTAGATGTATTGTCCACGCCGCCCAAGGCGAAGGGCTTATTTTCACCACCCCTTTTTTTAATAAAAACTGCTGGAATGATATACGTATCTGGAGCCAATCCGCTTAAAGTTTGAGGATATTTAGAATTTGTAAAGAATTTTTTTTCAAATACAATCGTTTCATCTGGGTCTGTCGTCATGTAAACATTTACGTCTTTAATAGCGTAATTACCGCTTATTGTTGCTGAAACATTTGAAGAAAAATCGCAAGTCCCATTATAGTGATTTATAGCCAATAAATTGTTTTGGCCCACTGGCGAAAACGTATTATTTAAATATACACCAGTCATTAAATTAGCGCCCACGACTGAAGAATCATTCACAAGTTGCTTAAAAGGTGCGGCATATGTAAACCTAGATTGATATTTATTGATTGATGGATAAAACACGCTCCCATAATTAGCAAAAGCATTTCCTTTTGTTAAAATTTCATGGTCAACGAACAACAAAAAACTAGATAAAAGTGAATGCTCAAATTGTTTTTTCATTATTGTTTAAAAGAGTTTTTGAACTTCTCTATTATATTAGAGATATACGGAACCTTACCAAAGGCTCCAGAACGTATAATGCTTGAAGACTGTAATCCACCCCCAGAACGAGAGCGAATGGAATTTCTTTTCATGTATTGACCAAATCCAGATATTCCCTTTTCAATACCATATGCCCAACTATTCCCAGATTCCCAAGGGAGGGGTGTATTTTTCTCAATTTTTTCTTGACTAGGATAAGTGATTTTAAACTGCCAAGCTAATTTTAAAGCTCGTCCACGAGACATTTGGGTGTCTTCTAATAAAATTTGATTTAATTCTTTTGTTGGTCTGGTCCCATCCTGAAACCCAATAAAAGTAAAAAGATTTCCATATCCCCCAAGAGTATTGCTTATATTGGAAGCTCCAGTTCCACCCTCTATTTCTTGAGTAACTGGATGAGCGGCAAAGGCTTGAAGCATTGCGTTTTTTCTTGATTTGAACAAGATGGAAGCCCTTCTCTCGGCAAGCTGCCAACCCTTAAAGCGCAAAGACGTGGAGTTTGCTATTTTTTTAGCAATAGAATCTTTATCAATTTTAACATTTATAGTCATTATGTTATTTCGTCTAATGCGTAAATAAAAAGGCTCGCATTTAAAAATGTTTGTTTTTTTGGTCCGCCCACTATCTTCCAAAATTTGTTATCAAATCCAATTTTTTCAGTTTGACCACTTTGAATAAAAAACAAGCAATCCTGCCTTACTTTTACAGAGCAGTCCCCCTGTGTATATTTAGTTTCTATTGCGGATATAACATCGTTTTGCTTTTTGACTCGATTGTAGATAACTCTTGCGTCAAATATTCCAGACACGGGGACGTATGTATAATTTTCTGTATTTTGATTGTCTTCGTATCCGAATACCGTATTAACAGATGGAGTTGAAACAATGACTTTAATTGGCTCCTTAAATACTGTAATTGACCTAGAGAAAGTATCAAAATTCTCACCAAAACTTTCAGTGAGAGACGCTTTTTCTTCCAATGTTAGTAGGCTAGACATTATCTTCTATAAAATTTAGGAAAATTATTATGACTTTCTGTATCGTCTCCAGCGACTTGCAATGGCGTTGCATCTCCAAGAATAAAACCATTCACCAATTTATAAAGTTCGTCAGATTCTTGTTTTTTGAGAGATGTCAAGGATTTGATAACTTCATTCTTGTTGACCATTCTTACTGTAGCTCCATCGTCTGAAACTTCTATAACCGAGTTAGATTCAAGCGCCAATATTCTCGCTCTAATTTTTGAGTTGAGACGATGAATTGAATACATTTTTTTCAAAATAGCGGCGGCTTTTTCTGAAATTTCAACCCCATTTTCATCAAGAACCTCCAAAGTAACTTCATTAATTTGAAAGTTAGTAAAAATCAAATCATTCAATTCTCCTATTTTGTTTCTGACCCAGTATGCAATAGCTGGGACGCTCAAATCGGATGGTTCATCAAGCTCTTTAAAAATTTGGTCGGCAATTGTTACAACTTTCATAATTTTTAATATGTGACCTCTGGATTTACTGATACGACCCCTTTGAAAACTTTAAATGCGCCAGTGACATTGCCACTAAATACTTCTATATCATAGACAAATTTACCTACTGGCAATCCCGCCGTCCCAGTAGCATTTAAATTCAGGTCAATTAAACCACTGACATAAGAACTATGGATGGATGGATTTAAATTAAACAATACTCCGCTAGAACCGTATTGGTGGCGGATAAAACCACTTGCGCTGTGATTAGTTAAATTCAAAGCGTTTCCAGCAGAATCTACGCCAGTAAGTCTATTGGTGTAAAATTCTCCTTGATTAATTGTTAAGTTTAATAGTGTCATGTTACACTAGTAATTACACCCCAAAGCTAAAACATACCCGTATTAAGTGCTATCCTTTTCCAGAAATTGCCGCTCGTGCAAAGATATAAATAGTTCGAATCAAACGCCGCGTCTCCTTTTATTCCAGAGCTATATGACCCAGTAATTGTAGATTCTCTAATCTTTGTGCCGGTTATAAATCCTGATGGGTTCGATTTTTCATACAAAATTCCCGTTAAGTCACTTGTAACATACCCGTTTGGATTTTGTTCACGAGGATAAAATAGACCAGTAGTTGTTCCTGTCCAAGATTTGATGGAATTGATTCCAGAGTCAAGATTAGAGCCAGTTAATATTAAACTACCAGAGAGCGCAACACCAGACATTGACAATTCATAAAATCCTATAACCCGCTCAGACCCTACAAATGCTTGAGAAAAATAACCAGTTCCAGCGTCTATCTTAAAATTTTTGCCAGATAAATGAAAATCAAATATAGGTGCTGAAGTTCCAAATCCCACTCTTCCATTAACGAAATCATAATAAAGTTCGGACCCCGCCAAATATCCGCTTTTATTAAATTGAATTTGTTGATTTGTTCCGCTGGCAGGAGTTTGTCTAAATCCTGTGTATGGATTTATAACGTCAAGAATAAAACCAGAGATTTCTGGTTTGTAAATTTGTTCGATTTGAATTAAATTTGCTCTACTCATGCTCCGCATTTTATTACACAGGAGCCGGTATTGTTAGATTATTTACCTTCGTCAAGGATTGCTTGGACTTCTTTTGATATTTTTTTAGGCTTCTTTGGTTGTTGAGGAGGGGCTCTAAATGAAGCTACGTGTTTTTTGAATTCCTTCATTAGTCTATCCCTCATAAGAGAGAGATTATCTATTGCCACAATACCTACTTTAATAGCGTGCCTATGAAGGTCTGACCTGCTTGCCTCCATTAAGAATTGGTCATATTCTTCTTCGTTCATCGTCCCGTATTTTGATGTCCCATCATCGCCCCAAACTTGCTCTAATGTTTGTGGGACAAATTTTACAGCCTCTTCATCCTTCCCGTGAGTTTGGCGAATTGATTCTAGGCTTTTCTTTTTTGGCATAAACTTTCCTTTCCCTTATTAGACTATGATAATAATATCGCCACGTTCTGTCTAAAAAAACAGAAAGGGAGAGAATTTCTTCTCTCCCTATCTTTTGATTTTAAAAGTTGGTAGCGTAATTAGACTACGATACCTGCAACTGCGCGAGCGTCCAAGCAAACACGACCTTCTTCAAGGAATCCCCAGAAGCCAGCCTTGTCAACCCTCGAAAGATTGAACTGGTCATCTGGCATAACTCTGAATGTCCCACCGCTATCCGCTTGACGAGCCACTGGGCGCACAAACGCTCCACGAGAGTTGTCAATACCGACAAGAATTTCGTCCGTGCCTGCTCCAGCCCATGAACCGCCACTTGAACCGGGAACGCTATTTCCAGCCGTAAATGAATGGAAAAGAACGTTGTATTTCTTACCAATACCAAGTTCAACGAGTTGATTGATATTCACACCGAAGATACCTTGCATACCAGCATTCTTCCATACTTCCATCTTGAGTCCTTCTGGAAGGTTTTGGGCCGTATTAGCCGCGCTTGTATCAACCGGATTGAATGCAAAGGCGCGAATCTGAGCCTTAATTTCTGGACTTACATACAAGTCTGTTGGGCCATTGCTATAAACCCCATCTGGAGTATTACCAGAATAAGATTCATTAAGACGCACTTCACGAACCATCAAATTGTTCAAATCGGCAAGATTAAAACTATTTGCTGTGCCAGCGGCAATTACGTGCTTGAGAGCCGCGCCGCCCTTTGGAGTTGTTGAAGCTTCTGCGAGAGCCTTTAGAATAACCGCCCAACCGTTCTTTTCTTGTTTGATAAGAACTTCGTTAAGCAAACGTTCTACAGCTTTGCTGACAACATCAAGACGATGTTTGCGAGCATAACGCTTATTGAAGGAAACCGCGCTATCGAGACGATAGGTTGCGATTTTCATTTCCTTAACGCCTTCGATTTGGTTGGTTGGTAAACCACCAGCCATGTTTTGACTCCAAACGGTTACATAACCATCTTGTTCGCCATAATACAAATCAAGAGGATAACTTGGGGAGTCATCTTCGTCAAATTCAACATTTGAGAAGATGGAACTTACAGTTCCCTTGGTCATAAGAACCTTTTGAATCACCGGGCCAAGCCACGCGGCGAGCGCTTCTTGAGCTTCCATTGATGCTTGAAGATTTCTTGAACCGATTGCTTCGACTAGAGCGATTTGCTCTGGTGTTTCTTTTAGCTTGAAATTCATAATTTTTTCCTATTTTGTTAAATGTTTTTTTATCCGAGATTAGATGTCAAGTTTTACAGTGACGTAGCCGAGACTGTCTTTCGCGCTTAGGGCTTGTCCGACCTTTACCGCGCCATTACGCTGCGTAGAATCAATTAGTCCGTTGTCGCCCACATATAAAGAAGCTCCTGCGGTCACTGACCCAGTAAATCCGCTATACATGAATGTTCCGCGAGTTACGAGAGGCACAACTTGACCGCTTAATACCGCCTCCATTTCGGCTGCTTTGCGTGGATTAAACTTCAAAAGTTCTCCGTTTTCGTCAGTTTCCTTAACGTCGAAGAGCATCATTCCCACTACAGCGTCGCCCGTGCCAGCTACCGCAACTTTATAAGGCGTGCCGTATCTTTGTGAAACTGTATTGTTATATCCTGCTCCAACGTTTCCTAGCATTTCAAGTGAATCTTGGTCAGTTGGCAAAAAGCCAGAGCCGACAATCTTTACTAGAGTGCCTTTGTTGGTTGGGATGCTGCCTGAAAAAGAAAATAAATTGATTACATCTCTTTCGTCATAGTCTCTGAATGGTCTTAGTGTTGGCATAATTTTTCCTGTTTTTGTTAAATTGTTTTATTGATTACTTAATTTCAAATCCGTCATCTTTTAGGGCGTCTTTCCATTTTTCTGCTTTGTTTTTGTCTGCTACTGAAGAGTTGGCAAGGGCGGCTTTCTTTTTCTCTGCATTGTCCATTGCGTTATCTAATGCATCAGACGCTTTTGAGTCTTTTTTAGCGTTTTTCTTGGCCTCCTCATCATCCGCTGCTTTCTTAGCGTCTTCATCAGTCTTTTTCTTTGCTGCCTTTGATAGAGGCTTTAGGAAAACTTCCATATTCTTTTTCCATGAAGCAAAGTCTTCATCTTTGTCTAAGACTTTGATTTGAGAAGCCAAAACTTGACGAATTTCATCTGAAAGTTCATATTCTGCTTCAACCGACTCCATACGAGAATTAAATTGGACCACTTTTGCGCGTTCAGCTTCTTGTTTTTCAAAGGCTTCGACCTTTTGTTTAAGAGTATTCAATTCGCCTTCGACTTTAGTTACGTTTTCTTTTGCTTTTTGGGCCGCTTCTAAAGATAGCTTATGAGCTTCTTTTTCAGATTCATATTGCTTGGAAGCTTCCTTAATTTGTTCGGCAAGGAATTCTGTTATAGCGGACGCGTTGATTTGTTTTAAAGTCTCGTCGGTAATATCTTGAACTTTAGTGATTTTCATATCTCGTCTGTTTTGATTTACATTAAAATCTTGGGATTGTGAAATATTTTTTTGAGGTAATTGTGTATTTTGAGAAGAAATTCCCTTCACCTCTGCGGCGGGAGATTCTGTTAGACCTATACCCAAAGGCAGCACTTCTCCGACTGGTTGACGATAAACTTTTTGACCATTTATCTCTCCAGAGCCTCCAAATGATTTTAAATGTTTAGATATTTCGTCACAATCTCCAAGTAGGGGAACGCAATCCTCCAAGTTCTTAGAGGAAGAGCCTGCGCTTGTGCTTACAATTTTAAAATCATCAAAACCAAGCTCCCAACTCGCGGAAATTGACTGAAAACTCTCATTAGCTGGGTCTGTAGAATCTTCTATTTTCGTCACCACGTCAGGATTTACAATTCTCCATAAAACACCGCCCAAAGTGATATTAAAGGGCTTCTTTGAATCTTTAATATCTTCAGCTTTAAGAGGTAAATCGGAACCAAATTCACTAAAACCGACATTCAAGATAACACCAATAACATTTTTTCTATTATGTTCTATGTTAATTGGTTTATTCACAAAATAGTTTGCTATTGAAAGGGCTGTCTCAGTGTCAATTACGTCTCCATTTTTATTTATACGATTGACTACAAAGGCGTTAAATGCAATTGGCAATAAATCATAATTTTTTGACACATCAACGTCTGGAATAAAATTAGCAACATCAAGGAATGATGCCATAGCTAAGTATTTATCTTTTTCTTCTGAAACCAATGGTCTAAGTAAAGAGCTGAACGAAATTTTAAATCTAAAATCTTTCATATATTATATTATATTAACGAATCAAGCCTTGCTAAAATTTGCTTTTTTAATTCTTGTTCGTCATCAAGATAAAGGTTTAGAAAAGTTTTACAACTATTATCTAATTTAAAAGCAACAATATCTCTTTTAGCAGAAGCAAAGTCTTCGTCTAAGATTTGGAGCCTCATTTCTGAGAGGGGTAATGAAGTTTTGTTCAGTCTTTTGGCAATACCAGTTAGATTATTTTCTATAGCTTTTAGATAAGAGTTTAGGTATGCCAATGAATACTCTAACAATGGAATAGTAGAATTTACTTCATTTTTCCAAAGCTCTTCCGCACGAATTAAAAGAGATTTTAATTGAGCAAGACTGACCCTTTTATTGTTTTCAGAATTATGGGATTTAACCTTTGCGTCCAAGCAAGCGACAATTTTAGAAGATAATGATATTGCCGAACATTGACATTTATCTTTTAAAGTAGAACAATTCACACACAGGTCAATCTGTGACGCCTTTGTATATTCAAATTCAAAAAGATTGTTCATGGCTCATTAAATATTACACGCAAATAATATAAAAAATACGACTAATTAATGAAAACGAACTCATTCCCCAACAACAGGGTTTGCGAGTATTTTGTCCAAGCATTTAGTTTATTTTTAAAATCTTTTAAAGGCTCATTTACGAATGCTGTTCCTAACTTAATTTCTAATTCTGCTGGTAAGCGTTGATAGACGATTTTATATAGATAAATTATTTTTTCCTTATCTGTCTTGAGAGCTTCAAAATCTTTTGAGCTTGTGATTGCTACGGAACTTTGGATAACCAAATCTCCGTTCATTAAAAACAGCGCTTGTTTAGGAACTATCGTGCTAAAACGTTTTCCAGTTGGCATTTCTGGGGTTGCCATATCAAAAGTTGTAAAAAGGTCAGGTAAACGGCCCCTATCTATCAAACCATAAACGCTTCTTTTATACACGTCTGGACGCATCAAATCTACTGATTGTCCGCCGCCAACGAAGTCTAGCCTTCTACTAACCATCAATAAAGAGTCCCTCATTGATTCAAAATCCAATCTAATCATATTCATTTTCCAATACAGGGAATTTTCTTGGTCTTGAATTGCGTATTTTGTATTGTTTTTTGATGATTGTTGATAAGTGCTAGACATTACTATAAGTTTGTGAACATATTTCGTTGACCAGCCGTGCTTGATAAAGTCATTAGCTAACCAATTTAATAGATTCAAATGTTTAGGCTTTTCAGATTGAGTTCCAAAATCGTCAGGAGAATTGACAAGTCCCACCCCGAAATGATGTTGCCATAATCTGTTTACATAGACCCTCGAAGTTAATGGATTTTTTGGGTCTGCTATTGATTTTGCCAACTCTAATCTACCGCTGCCATTTGTATAAATATTATTTGTCGGAGAAAGGACTTCGAGAAAACGTCTTGGAACAATAGACCCACGAGAATTAGGGTCGCCCTTTATAAAAACTGGCGAATTTTGCGCCGTCGGCTTATCATAAATGGCCATTGCTCTAGGGGTAGCTGCTGGATGTGATAATTCGAGGGTGACTAATTTACCTTTTTCTCTTCTTAAATCATTGTCATATCTCATTGTCTGATTATTGTCAGACAGAAAACGAGCAAAATTTTCTCTTGTAAATTCAAGGGGTCCACTATTCTCAAAAATTATTTCATAAAATTTCTTTTCTTCGGAGTCGGAACTTTTTTGATAGCGTTTTTGAGAATCTAAAACCGCAGCTTGATACCCATTGCATACTTCTAAAAGAGTATTGGCATTTTTTGTATATCTAAAAATATATGAATGAATTGTTTTTTCATTTTCTTCTATGTATTTTTTGAATTCAACTCTAAAGTCATTCGTTATTTTAATAGCTTTAAGATATGGAGAATAAATTGACGCCTCAATTTCTTGTTTTTTCGTTGTCCTCATGGCGTCAGTCCATTTTTTAATCATTCGAGGATTTAGGGAATTAGTTCTTATAAAATCTTGCTTTCCGTCTTGCTTTACTAAATCTAGCAAATAGTTGCCGTATAACCATTTTGAGGTATTGGTTATGAAACTTAAAAATGCCTCATTATATCTTTTGGTGATAAAATCTTCAACTTCTTTTTCTATTTTTGATTTTTGGGCTACATAGTCTGGAAATAGATTTGGGAATCTGCTTTCTGAAATTATTGGTTTTTCTTCAGGAATTGTGCAACTGTTTAATATGCCATGCAGCGCATAGTAATCTTTAATAGTGATAGCGTCAAATTTATGGTCGTGGCATCTGGCGCAAACAACAGTTGAGCCAAGAAAACCCTTTGTGATTACATCAATTCTATCATCTATAACATCATTATTGTTGTTGGAATTTTTTCCCAGAGTCAAGAATCCAAGCGCCGCCAAAGATTTTTTGTCATTTGGTTTATATAAATCGGCAGCAAGTTGTTCTATAACAAATTCATTAAATGGTTTATCCTCATTAAAAGAAGAAATTACATAATCTCTATAAGTATAAGAATAAGTATATCTTCCTTCGGTGTTTGCTCTAATTGAACCAGAGGTGTCTGCATACCTAGCGACATCTAACCAATGTCTCGCCCATCTTTCTCCATAAAGAGGAGATTTTAGTAGTTCATCAACAAGATTTTCGTAAGCCTTTGGAGATTTGTTTTTAACAAAAGATTCCACTTCTTCATAAGTCGGAGGAATGCCTAACAAATCAAAATATAATCTTCTAATCAAAACTTCTTTGGGGGCCGATAAAGAGGGTCGCAGATTCTTCTCTTCTAGTTCTTTTAGTATAAAATTATCAATAGGGTTACTAATCCATCTGGATGACTTTACTTTTGGAATTTGCGCGTCTGGAACCGGTTGATATGCCCAGTGATTTTTCCTGTCTTCAACGACTGAAAAGATTAAATTCGTGCCGCTTCTTGGGTCTGGAGCGCCATTCTTAATCCATTTCTCAAAATCAGCTAAAACATAATCTGGAAGCTTTTCATTTGGAGGCATCTGCAAAGAATTATCCTTATAAGATAAAGCTTTTAAAATTAAAGATTTACTCAAATCATTCGGGACTATGGCTGGGCCAGTATCGCCGCCCTTAATCAAACCATCCTTTGTATCTAATAAAAGCCCACCTTTTATTTTTTCAGCAGTTTTGCTGTGGCAGCGATAGCAATTAGAAGATAAAATTGGTCTAATTTTTTGCTCGAAAAAAGAATAATCTTCTTTCTGAGCGCCGAACAAATTAATACTTAAAAAGATTAAAAATGTAAATATCCATCTTGCCATATTATGCGATGATGTCTTTGACAACATTGCCGTGAACGTCTGTTAGACGGAATTCGCGGCCATTGTAATTATATACAAGTTGAGTATGGTCAAATCCAAGTAGCGCTAATATTGTAGCGTGCAAGTCGTGAACGTGGACTTTATTTTTTACAATTTTAGCTCCAAAATCGTCAGTTTGTCCATAGACAGTTCCCCCCTTTATTCCTCCACCAATTAAAACAGAGCTAAAAGCCTGACTCCAGTGGCCTCTTCCAAATCCATCTTTCCCACCCTGACCATCTCTTTGAGGAGTTCTTCCAAATTCGCCACTCATAACAATAAGAGTGCTATCAAGTAGTCCTTTTTCTTTTAAGTCTGCAAGAAGAGCGGCAATTGGCTTATCAACCTGATTCGCCGCGCTTCTTAAAGAGCGAGAAAGTCCATCGTGCGTGTCCCATCCACCCGTGAACACTTGAACAAATCTTACGCCTCTTTCTACAAGCCTTCTTGCTAGCAGCATTTGCTTGCCTTGAGCCGTGTCTCCAAATTTTTCTCTTGTTTCTTTTGACTCTTTTGAAATATCAAAGGCGTCGGTCGCTTCAGACTGCATCCTAAATGCGACTTCAAAAGATTCTAGTCTTGCTTCCAAATCGGCCTCTTTTTGTAGGTTTTGGCCATGAATAGTATTTAGTTTTTGCAGCAAATCTAATTGCTTTCTTTGTTCTTCGATGGAAACATATTGAGATTTAATATTTTCAATCATTTTATCTACAGAATTCAAAGTCGTATTTACCGAAGTTCCTTGATAAACGCCCGGTAAGAAAGCTGAACCAAAATTTTGCGTGCCTCCAAGCGGAATCCCCCCCGGCCTTAAAGAAACAAAGGCTGGCATATTTTGATTAATTCCGCCTAATCCATAACAAACCCATGCGCCCAAACTTGGTCTTACGAATCTGGCTGACCCAGTATTCATAATCAATGTTGCTAATTCATGGGCTGGAATATCGGTGTTCATTGACCTAATAACAACAGCATCATCAATAAATTTACCAATATTTTCAAAAACTTCACTAACTTCAATGCCACTTTTACCCATCTTATTAAACTTGAATGGAGAACCACAAGCCAAGCCATTCATTCCAGAACCAAGTTGTGAACCGTCAAGTTTTATGAGTTCTGGTTTATTATCCCAAGTATCAATATGAGATTGTCCGCCTCCGAAAAAGATATGAATAACCCTCTTGGCTTTGGCAGGAAAATGTGAAGATTTTGGTGAAAGTCCGTCGGCCTGAGCAAGAAGCGGTGCAAGACCCAACATTCCCATTCCCATACCCATTGTTTGCAAAAATTCCCGGCGAGTTTTTAGAAAGTCTTTTGCAGATAATTCGTTTTGGTTGCAAAATAATTGTTTCATATCTTTAAAGATGTTACACTCCATTCAAGAAGACAAGTTCTGTGTCTTCGACGATTGGTTGAGAAATCTCAAATAAGTTATTTACTGCATCCACATCTCCAACCGGAGTTTCTCTCATCACAAAATCTGCCCCAATACCTGATGAACCAGACGAACCGCTGGTTCCAGACGTTCCATCTACTCCACTGGTTCCCGAACTGCCACTTGAACCAGACGAACCGCTAGAACCTGATGAGCCACTTGAACCAGACGAACCGCTGGTTCCGTTTATGCCACTTGTCCCATTTACTCCAGATGAACCACTAGACCCAGAGGTTGAATCTGACCCATTAATTTTATTTGCAAGCTCAAAAATAGTTACTTTTTTATTTTTTTGGCCAGAATTGGCAGAAACATCAACAATTGGTATCAAATCTGTATCCGCCATCTCAGACGCAGAGATACTTAGAGATTTGCTTATCTTTAGACCTTGCATAATATGTAAATTCTAATAATTAGTTACACCCAGAAACATCAGAAGGACAATCCGAAGACCAAATCATTTTGAATGTCATTGTCAAGTTGTCAAATAGGTCAACATAAGGATATTGCCCAGTAATCGAGCCAGTATTATATGTATATGCTCCCGTATTAATAGAAGGCAAAAGCTCCCTTGCTTGTGTGGCAAACAGCATATCAACCAAAGGATAATAGCTGTTAAGTCCTTGGTTGTAAGCCAAAACTAAAGATTTGAGTCTCTGAGGAAGCCCTTCTGCATCTACAAAGTTATTTTGAACACTGTTCCAACTAACTTCTCTTACCAGAGAGCGAGTTCTTCCAGTAACAACAAAACTTAAAGGGGTTATTGTAATATTTTCAGCTTCATGTTCAAAAACTTCTGTATTCGTTTCTTGCCGAAAATCGTCCTGATTTGGAATTGGAACAAAATCTTTGCGAATATTAAGAATGGACTGTTCTACAGCAGAATTATCCTGAGAAAATAAATCGTAATGATAAGTGCAGATACCACTTCCAAATGGCTTGGCTCCAACCCCGTTATAGTATGGCTTAAATTGGGATGTAAGAATTTTCCCGCCCGAAAAGCTATTCACTAAAAATTGATAGCCGTCGGTTGATAAATAACAAACAAGCTTATCCTTTGTTGTAGATGGTTCCATCGGAGCCCCATATGGTTCTGGAATAAAACTTTCTCCATCCTCTTCTTCAGCGCCACCAACGAACATATCTTCTCCAACAATTAATTTAAGACCATGATGGACTTGAGAATATCTTCCAGACAACTTTCCCCATAAACGACAGGTAGAAGGGTCTTGATTTACTTGACTTGCATCTATAACGTTTGCGAAGTGTCTTATTCCAGTTGGAACAGTAATACCCAAACGATAAGATATAACAGAATAGTCTCCAGATGGGATTATAAAAGATTTCAATATCCTAGAAAAAGCATATTTACTATTCGTTCCAGAAGTATCTGGGGAAACCATAAGCTCTTCAATATCTAAAGGCTCAGTTAAATAGCTTACATCTGGAACTCTCCAACCTCTGAAAAGCCTTAACCCGCTTGTTAACTCATTGTATCCACAAGCGCCTCCAACATAATTATTTAAATAAGAATATTCTGGATATGGATATTCAAGTCCAGTTGTGTATAAAGTATTTTGTCCAGTTCCACTTCCAATGGACAAAAACTTAAAAGTATCAGCAAATCCAGTGCTATAAATGTAACTAAGTCCGGTTGAAGTTATGAAATTATCAAAAAAATCCGTAGTTGAGACTAATTCATCTTTAGAATTAAATACATCAATTTTAAATTGCCCGCGAAGTTTTATGTCTAGTGCCATAGCTCATTTTATTAAGGGTCTATACAACCCGCTACTCCTCCACAATTTGCGGACCAAATTAAATCCATATACATTTCCAATGTGTTATCAAAACTTAAAGCTGGATACGTTCCTCCGAAATTGACCGGATAATTTTCTCCAATTTGAGGATAACCATGATTAGGTAACAAACGAAATGCCTCTGTATGTAGTAATACTCCAGTAGGAGCAAGGAAGTCGGTCATTTCAACAACGCCCGTCAAATAAGAATGTGCGTGCCAATTATATCCACCGGCTTGTGCTCCAGACATATATGTTAAATATAGAGGTAATCCAGTTCCATAAGAACCAGAAAAGAAAACTCCAAATTTTTCTCCAGAAGAAGTATTAAATCCAAGACCAGATAATCTTTCCGTTACATTAGCGAACAAACTATTTGCTCTAACGACATTGCAAGAGGTTTCGTTTAAACCACTAATATATGTAACATTTAATAATCCAGTGTTTACTGTAAATGGATAATATGTAGTTGGAAATCCACTCGTAATAGTAACTCCTTCTATAAGGCCATTAAATCCAGTTAAAGGATAAATATATCCAGAAATTTTTCCGCTAACAAAAATGTCAGCAGAGATTTCGTTAATAAAATTATCTTCATTTAAGTTTTCTGAAGCGTCTTTTGTTCCTGTATATTTTTTATTTGTTAGAAAATACCCATCATAAATTATTGGAGAACTATTTCCAGTAAAAGCAAGCGGAGAATCTACAGTATTTAAAAACCAATCAAGACCAGTTGGTAACAAAGTTCCAGACGCTATTGGAGAAAATATAATGTTATTGACCATCTGCCTGCTTGTTGTAAAATACAAAGCCGGGTCCGAAATAACTCCAATACCAGTTTTTAAATACTTTAGACCGCTTACACAAAATCCTAATTGTATTTTATCCCTAGTTGTTGGCCAATATAAAGCTCCAGACGGAGATGGAGGAGTATTGGCTGTCAAAGAATGGTCAACTATACCATATTCTATTCCGCTAAATTGTTTGTGTCCATAAACTGCGCCCCAACCATTTGAATATCCAGTAAAAGCCGTTCCAGTAGAACCATATACACCGCTATTTAGATTAACGCCACTACTAAAAGCCCCATAAGCAGGATTTCCAGAAAAGAGAATATGGTCAAACGCGCCAGAATAAGGCCCATTTACAAATCTGGCCGCAAACTCTCCAGAACCAACGGGAGAAGACGTAAAATATCCATCTATGATTCCTGTTCCACGCTCAGTTAAATAAACGGCATTTACATTTCTATAATGCTGCATCAAAGCCCGACCAGAATTGTCATAAAGAAGACAATCTATCATTGGCCAATAAGAGTTTCCGTTTTTAAAAGCAAAAACGAAAGAGCCAAATCGAGAATTTTTGCCTAAATTATTTACTGGAGGGAAAAATAATTTTCTCGTTAAGGTTTTCTTTCTTCCCGTAGTAAGAGAACCATAATTAAAAGGTAAATTAATTGTTAGAGACGACATGACTCTTCTATTGCCCAAATCTATAACTGAATCATCTATACCTGTTGCTCCCGGCGTAGCGATAGAAATTGGCGTTGCCCTAGTTAGGTAATCATAAACGGTATTGTTATAATTAATTCCAGCGACAGACTGGGCATAATTAGACGTTTTAGGAACTGCAACGCCATTTAGTCTTATATCAACTTTTAATGCATTTGGGTCTGCATCATCAGGAATATCAGATGGTGTTAAATTAAAGTTATTATAAAATTCAGCTTCAGAGAGTCCGGCGCTTTGTCTTAGATTATGTCCAACGGACAGTTGATAAAGTCCATCAGCCGCGTATGCTTTAGTAATATTATTTTGAAGTCCCCCAGTTTTAGAAACATCAAATTGACTGTTATCTGGAGAAAAATACATCTTAATCAACGACAAATCTCTTTTACCGGGCTCCATTCCGTCTCCGTATTTAGGAACAAACGTGGCCCCATCAATATCTACGCATCTTAATCCGTGATAAACTTGTCTATAATATCCAGATAAATTTTCCCATTCTTTAACAATCGAAAGGTCATTTTCAACATTTGCGTTTCCAGTAATAAACGTTCCAGAAGTAAAATGAGTTATGCCAGTGTTTAGAAGTTTAATTTGTAGCTGATAAGAAATAATCGAACGAGTGTTAGCAGGAATAGTCACCGATTTAACGACTCTGCTAAAAGCGTATTTCCCACTTGGGTCTGTGCCAGAGCTAGGAGATACCATAAATTCATTGATATTTACTGCCGCTGTTGTTAACGCCCCACCACTAGGGATATTCCATCCTCTATACATGATTGGGCCGCTACGAGAAACAATCGTTCCACAAGCCCCATCTACGCTGCCATGATATGAATTTTTATTTAAATAGCGTCCATCTTGGACAGATGGAGAGCCGTTTGTTTGAATTGTTGTAATTGGAGAAACTAACCCAGTTGTATTTAATGTATTAGCTGAAGAGGAACTCCCAACCGAAAGAAAGCGAAAACAATCAGCAAATCCATAAGTTAATGGATACAAAAGTCCCGTTTGCGTGATAAAATTGGAAAAATAATCAGTTGTTTCCAACAACTTCCCATCCTTGTCGAAAATATCTACCTTAAAAGCTCCTTCGAGCCCATATTCCAATTGCGTTCGCATATCCATATATTTTATTTACACCTAATTTTATTACAGTTTCTTTTGGGTTTTTAAGAGATAATTAACCCTGATAAGAGCCAGTAAATAAAAATAAATTTAAGTCCACTAAATCTTCTCCAGTAATCGGCCTATTAAATGACATAAATCCAGATACATACGTTCCCGTAAATAAAAATAAATCAACATCACAATTATCTCCCAAGACTCCTAATATATTGCCAGATGGAAACGTAACTGAAAAATTTCCAGTCTCCCTTAGCTCTTCTAACCAATTACCACTAAAAGCAAAATTGACCTCATTTATGTCAGAGATAACCCCCGACCATTCTCCACTTATAATAACACTTAATCCAGATACAACATCATAAGGGGGCTCAACAATATCGCCACTTAGAATAAAATTATATATATTCGCATCTCCATCAGAAGGGAAAAAATCTCCAGTCAAATTAAAAGAAAAAATTCCACTATCTTTGGGGTTCCCAAAAAAAGAGCCGCTTTTAAAGACCAAATCTAATTTTCCAGAATCCCTTGGTCCGCCATATAAAATACCACTAAGAGAAAAATTTGAAGAAGTTACTTCACTTCCAAACGTATATGGATGGAATTTATCTACGCCAATTTCTCTTGAAGAAATATCAACAGATATTTGTTGGAGCTGGTTAAAGGGAGCGCCCATACCTTCATTTTAAATTTTACTGTTGAACAAAATCGTCGCCAAGTAAAAATCTAAATTATGAGTCGCAGCAATTTCGTTTATCTCCGATAAGCGAGCTTTGTTGTTGTCGGTCGGACTTTCGCAATATTTTTCAACATTATCGGCCCACTTTTCCGGAGACTCATTTGCCATGATTGTATGCGTAACCATTTCAATAATTTTGGCTTCTGCTTCGCCTATCTTTTTTAGTTTTGATTTTTTCTTAAAAGTTTTTGTTACCTCGTCTTCTAATCGTTGTCCTAAAATAAGATTTTCTCTAATTTTTTTGACGCTAAAATTTACTTCAGAAGCTCCGATTGGAGAGACTTTATTGGTTGACTTTGGAATACCCTTTGAGCCGGATGGACGACCAGAACTATCACCGGGCTTTTTTTCTTCTTTTTGGGAGCCGCCAATTAAAGGAGTATATAATCCTTCGTTTTTTAGTTTTTTAAACTTGTCTTGAGACTCTAACGACTCTTCATGGTCTGGAAGTCTATTTGTTTCAATAGCTTTAATCGTTTCTTCGGAAGTTAGAATTCCTAATTCAGCTAGACGTGTATAAATTTTAGCATAAATTCCGTCATCTTTTAAATCTATTTCTTCAAGATATGGAACTGGATAATTTTTGAATCCCATAGTTTTAGAAATCTTTTTAATTTCGGGAGCGAGAAAATTATTTACAAAAGCTGACCTTGCTTGACGTAATCGAGATACGAATATTTCAACTTTTGCCGTTTGATTTGCAAATTTTTCGCCACCAGCGAAAACGTTATTTAACCCAACATTTATATCGTTGTTAATTACTTCGTATTTTTTGGCGTCAAGCAGCTCTCCTATCTTTGGGATAATAAACTCAGCCTTTGTTGTATAATCTGCAATTAATACCCTTCCAACTGATTGATTTTCAAATAATTTTTGTAAAGCGGCAACGTTTTTAGGATTTACTCCTCCTTTTTCTGGCTCAGTCCCGCAAGTTACTAATAATATGACTTGTTGCATTGTCCTCGCAAGAGCCATATCTATTTTTTTCATTTCATATTTTGCATTTAAGTCCTCAAGAACTGGAAAACCCATTGGCACTGCGAAAGGCTCATAATCCTGTTTTTTGTAAAATACAGAAACGACATTGTCAGCGGTCAAAGGAATCAATACTGTCAAATTTATATTTTTTTGTATTGCTTGCTTGACATCTTTAGGAAGAGAAGATAAAAACTCTTCGTCTTCTTCTGTTTGCGGTTTTCTTAATCTTGCTAATTCATAATCAGACAAAATCTTAGAATAAATTCCAGAACTAAAATTAATAGTGCCAGTTAGAGCTATATCTGCTGGGTTTAAGATGACGTATTTTATCGGCAAAACTTTTTGCGATTCTTCAGCGCCGTAAACTTGAGTAATTCTGTTTACGTCTTCTGTTTTTAGAGTAGCTTCAAATCTATAAACAAAAACATTACCAGAACGATAATATTCTCTGTAAAACCTATCTTGCAAGTCCCAACTGTTAATTTTTTTAAAAAAAGCATGGAAAAAACTACGAGATTTTTCATTTCCACCTTTAAAAAATATATCCGTAGTAGATAATTCGGTCATCAAATCAATCACATTTCTGAAAACTGAAAAATTATAATAGGCTTTTTGACACAATACAACCGCATCTCTGACTGTTATTGTTGACGAGCCCTGTTTGGAGCTTTCTTTAAAAGGAACAAGACCATCCTGAATATTGCTAAATCTATCGGTTCTTTCTATGACACCGGCGACATTTCTCCTTGTCTTGTCAGATGCCTCAGTCATCAAGACTAAAGATTCAATATTTTTTTCTTTTTTGGCTGCTTTGTTTTTTTTCATACGACTACCATTATATGTTATAATTTGGGGCGTAAGTTCCTAAAATAACTTCGTGAGAATTTTTATTTAAAAATCTAACAAAGGTAAAAGTATTTGAACGCCCAGTAATTGTCGGAAACAGAGGAGTTTCGTCATTTGGCCAATAAATAGTTTGAGATAATCCCGTCCCCCAATTTAGGGGGCTATTAGTTATAAAATCTGGGTCATCTGGGTCCAAAGTGGTTCCAGAATTGCAAATTTTCATTATATTTACAGAACCAGTTTTAAAAGAAGGGTAAACAAATTCAACAGTCACATTATTACCCGTAATATAATAATCTTGGGCGTCATAAGCTGTGAAATCTATTAAGTTTGTTGCGCCCGATTGTAACAAAGAACTACCACTGACTGTATAAACAATTGAAGCTGTAGCGCCAGTAGGCCCAGTTGACCCAGTAGGTCCAGTTGCTCCAGTTGGCCCAGTCAAACCTGTATTTCCAGTATTTCCAGTATTACCAGTTGGTCCAGTTGGCCCAGTGTCTCCATCTGTTGCTCCAGTAGGCCCAGTTGAACCTGTCGAGCCTGTAGGCCCAGTTGAACCTGTCGAGCCTGTAGGCCCAGTTGGGCCAGTAGGTCCAGTTGAGCCTGTAGAACCCGTTGCTCCAGTTTCTCCATCTGTTGCGCCAGTTGGACCAACCGCACCCGTAGGGCCAGTTATTCCTGTTGGGCCAGTTGGACCTGTATAACCCATAGTCCCTTGCGCCCCCGGTTCTCCAGTTGCTCCTGTAGAACCAGTTTGTCCAGTTGGGCCGGTTGGGGCATGGTCGTGTATAAAAATCGTTCCCAAAACATAATGCTCTTCGTCATCCAGCCTTTCCCCACCGGGGAAACTTCGACTTTCAAATCCGTATTTTACTATTGAAGGAGCAAAAAATCCAAGAGTTACGTGGAACTGATTTCTACCAGAATTTTCTGCATAATAAGTAAAAGCTTCTGGTTCATCCAAATATCTTCCAGAAGCAAGAGGAATTGAAGTAAACCCTTCGTCTGGAATATATCGTCCAGTTCGAGTATCTTGCTCGTAAAGAGTGAATTTTAAGTATTTCCCGGTGATATTTCCAGTAACAAAATAATTAGTTGGGTGACTGATTGAATTTTCATCAAGATACTGAGAAACATCCAAACCATCATATTTCAAATAATAAGAAAATCCTCGAATCCAATGCAAGGTAGGGTTATATCCAGAAATATCTTGGATTCTCGCCCTTGGAGTCGTTTGGCCAGAATAAAGTCCAGTAATAGCTTCCCAATCATACAAAGCCCCACCAATAAGTCCAATTTCTCCTTGTTTACCACTTGCTCCAGACGGAAGATAAATAAAATCTCCAGTAGAATTATTAGATAAAAGCAAACGAAAAAAATGGCCAGAAGTGTTTATTCCAGTTATTCTTCCAGTAATAGATATTCCAGTTGGACCAGTATATCCAGTAGGTCCGGTAGGTCCAGTTGGACCTGTATCTCCCGTCGCCCCAGTTCTACCAGTTGGTCCAGTAGGGCCAGTCATCCCGATGATTCCTCCGACTTGCCCAGTAATGTCTATCCCATTAAGTTTCAGGATGCCATCTTCTACATTAAGAAAATCATCACCAAAATAAATCCCACTACCAGTAGGAACAATATTTATACCCTGTAGATAAAGATTATGAAATGGATGTTCTGGAGAGCCTAAATCTACTATCCCAGAGCCAGTTGGAAAAATATTGTTATTAAGGTCTAATCCAGACCCTCTTAGGATGTCTAAAATAAAACCAGTCCAAGCCGATTTATTAACCTGATGTGGCTGAATTAAATTGTAATTAACTGGTGGCATTTCCCTTTTTCCAATATATAGGTATTACACATTTTTAAATCATCGTGGGAACAAAGGTTTCCTGTTCTTCAACTTGCGCGTTTTGCATATCAAAATAAATTTTGGTGGCCCAGTTTCCTAGTAAAAGCGCCGTATAATTGTCTTTTCTTGCCCTGTTTTCAGTAGTTTCTCTATTTAAATGAGCTGGTAAATCAAAAGTCTGCATACCTCTAGCATTAGTTCCGACTTCAATTAAAGCGCACTCTGATTTAGTTAAATCTATCATAGAATCCAAATGCTCAATAAAATCCCCAACTGTATTTACATCATCAATAACGCCTTTAATCAAATCGAAATTAATTCCAGAAGTGATAGCTTTATCGAAGGCCATCGCGCTGCCAGCGCTTTTCGATGCAAACCAAATTCTCTTAAAGTCAATATTTCCCTGTAAATGTTCGTTAGACTTTCTTATAAATTCATTACTACCAAATACTTGCTTAAATACAATCCTTTTGTGTTCCAGATTGTGCTGGCGTTTGGCTGTTTTTAATTCTTTGGAATAATCTGGTTCGTCTAGGCTACTCTCAAATGTCATCCATTTTAAATTTAATTTATTTTTAACAAATAATTCATGCTCATTTGCTGCGTCAATAAAGTTATAACCAGCGTTATCAATGACAATAAAAACAATATTAAAATGTGTCAACAAATAATAAAAATATCTGATATGTTCTTTTAAATCTTTACCATGTTCTCCGTAAGCGTGGACTAGAGTTGATTGTTTATTTTCTTCGTCAAGTTCTAAGAGGGCCATACCAAAGTCGTCAGAAGTTGGGCTGTTGGAGAAGCTTGGGTCTATCGCCAAAACATATTTTTTGTCAGGAGTTCCCCTTACTAAAGTATGTGGGCTTTGAGAATGTGGGACAGTGCAATTAAACATTTTTTTCGCAGCAAAATATCCTTCACTTCCGTCTGTAAATCTAGCACAATATTCTCTAAGGAAAACCGCATTAGAAGTGCCTCCAGTTTCAGCTTCTTTAATAATACTTTGATTTATCATGTGGGCGGGTAGCGCCTCCCAAGATAATTGGGAAATAAAATATTTTGCATTATCTTCTTTTTCTTTTGGTTTATTTATTTTGCTTATCCATTCACAATAGGTTTCGTAAAGATTTTCAAAAGTGTATGACGCAGAAGAGAGGGCAACAAATCTTGTCGTATTTTCAAAAATGATTCTGTCTTTTTCATTTAACAATCTTTCTTTTATTAAAGAGTCTTCTATATTTCTAATTCTAATTCTTTCGTCCATATCTTGTGGAGCAGTTAAGAATGGAATAAGAACCGTATCTACAATTTCTTTACTCATTAATAAATATTCGTCAATTAACAAAACATTCGCTCGAAATCCACGAATTTTCTCTCCGTTCAATGGAATGGCAACAATAGACCCTTCGTTGATTTTTAATTCATGCAAATCATTTCGTTTAATTTTCGCTCCTAAGACTTGAAAAAATAAAGCCGCGTCCCTTCTTTCAGATATTTCTTCAATTTTGTTAAAAATAAAACGCGAAGTTCTAAATGTTGGCCCAGCTATAAGAATTTTTGAACCGGGATAGAATATACATTGCAAAATACAAAAAACAGCAGCTATAAACGTTTTTCCACAGCCACGACCCCAAATACACATACTATAGTTTCTATTTAACATCCCACGTAAAGTAACCTCTTGGAAAGGGGCGATTTTAATACCAGTTAATAGCTCTACAGTAAAAGTTAAATTATGACGTAAAAATTTAATCAAAGTTAGCCTAGCTTCGTTATCGCTAAGTTCTCCAACTAAAGTATTTAAATAGACTTCATTTAAATCTTCTAATTCTGTTTCGTATTTTTGAGGACACGTCCACATACTTATAATAAATTTGTATCGTATAATAGCTGTAAATCGGCTTTTTTCCATAAGCCCTTGCTTGTTAATACAATTTCAGCTATTCTTGCGGCCTCGGTTCTACCATCAACGAATAAAAATTGTATATCTTTAAATTGATAAATTAATTCTCTCATATTTCGTAGGACAAATTCGGGAGAGGCTTTTACATTAGAATATGCTGGTCTTAGGTATTTGAACCTTGCTACATTATTAAAGTCACTTTCTACGAGAATAAGCATTCCCGCGCCAACTTCTTCTGCTTTTTTTAATTCTTTTTTAAATCTTTCGAGCCCGCCGCTCATTGTCCCATAAAAATCTGCTAATGATTTTCTTTCTATAAAACTATTTTCACAAAGCTCTTTATTATCCAAAGTATAATCTCCAAATTTAAGCGCGGCTTTAATGATTGGTAAATTATTGAAGCAGAGTGGGGCTTGTTCTCTTGTGTCTATATAAATAGAAGAATTATTTATTGCTGGACTTTTAGGTAATTCTATTTTTTTATATTTTGCGGGAACACCAATCTGTTCGCATAAATCATAATAGCTCCCAAATAGTTCGTCGAAATAATTAATAGATGGAATAAGTAATGACCGTAATTCTACTTGACAAGGGGCGAACTTTAATTGTTTTTTTTGTATTCTTCTTTCCAGTAAATTTTTACAATATGTTTTTGCAATTTCTTTATCTTGCTTTCTAAGCCAGTAGCGCAAGTTATTTTTATTGTTAAAATCATCGTTAAAATATTGGTCTTTAGTTTTGAAAGCGATAATTTTTTTATCATGTAAATCATATCTCGGAAAGTAAGTTTGATAGTAAGAAACAATCCTATGTTTGTGGACTCTTATATGTTTGTGTAAAGATTCTTCATTTGTAAATACCTCTTTACAAATTTGACAAACTAGAGTTGTGCATACATTATCCATTTAGAGCTTCATTTCTTGAAAGACCCATAATTTTTCCTTTAAGCTCGTCCATAGTCATTAGTCTTTCCACTTCTTCTTTAATTGATACTTTTTGTAATTGGGCAAGTTTTATCATTTTGTTTCTTGTTTCTTCTAATTTCCAAAGCTGCACAAGATTTAAAATACTTGCGTTATCTTTGAGCTGTTTACTTAGTCTATCACTTCTTTTTTCTTTTAGGCTGTTTGTTAAGTCTTGCTGTCTTTTAACGCACGCATTATATTCTACTTGAGCTTTTCCGATTGCTTCCACAAGAGACATCGCAATTCTTACATTATCTTCTCCAGACTGTGAGGATTCGTCCAATAATACTTGCAATCGCTCTGACCTTCTTTGAATTGTCGAGGCCATAACAATTTCATTAGCTAAAAGAATATATTGGTCAACCTCTTCTTGAGTTAAATCAGATTTATCATAAGTATAACGAATAAAAGTAGATTCAAATAATTTTCTATCAGTTTCGGTTTCAAAACTATTAATCTGATGATTAAATCTAAATGTGTGTAAATATCCAATCAATGATTCTAAATCTTTTTTTTGTTTTGCGGTAATTTTATCTTTGTCAATACCCTCGTGGATGTATCTATTGACCCTAGCTAATGCGGTGACAATTGTTTTTGGAGGATTCCAATTTTCTTCCGGAACTTCATTGGTGTCTCCATAAACTATTTTTTTATCTAATGTTTTTACATATTCATTAACCGTTCTTGTCTCTTGGTTTAGATTTGTTAGAGATGGATTATTAAATAATACCTTTGCCATATCTAAAGAAGTCATAGATGACGCATTCTTTGAGACGTATTCCATTTGCTCTAAAGTTAAGGTAATTTTATCTTTCGTTAATCGTTCTTGAGAAGGTCTTGGCTTCAAGCTGTGTGTGGCTAAAAAAGCTTTGACAGCCCTGCCCTCGACTGAACGACCGTCTATTTCTTTCCCAAAAACCGCCACCGTTAAATCTTTTAGCGCTGGAGGAATTTCAGACGAATTCCATAAATTAAGTAATTTAAGTTTTTGTTCGTCAGTTAATTGTATGTCGCTTTCCATATTAAATGATGTCAATTTGTCCTTCTGATATGATTTTTTTGGCTTTTTCTATAATATTTTTTCTAATATTTTTTATTTGTTTGTAGCCGGGATGTCTATTCTTTTCGTTTGTTGTATAGCCTAATTTTTCTGCGACTTTCTTTTCGTCTTCATTATTTATGAACAGCGCTTCATACACTTTCCATTCTAACGGTTTGAGCGCGGCTTTCATTTTCTGATGCAAGCGTTCGGCACAATGTTCTATATTTATATTATCATCCCAAGCCTCTTTGACTTCATGCTCGTGCGTTGCCATTGGAACTGTAATTTTGATATTGTAGGCATTTTTCTTTTTTTTCTCCCAGTCTTTGTAAAGCGGACATTTTTCACATTGTTCTCCATAAATAGAACAACCATTGTCAGGTTGAGAGGCGGCACATTTTAGACAGGGGCGAACAAAATTGCTATAAGAATTTCGAATTATATTTCTAGTTTGATTTGTGATAATTCTATTTAGCCAAGGCTGTATTGGTTTAGAAGAGTCATACTGATTCCATTTTTTAAATATATGAATTCTAATAATTTGAGCTACGTCTTGGAAATCCAACCATTGTAAAGAAGTTAATGTCCACTTATTTTTTCTTTTGTTTATTTCTTGGTCAATGACTGCGATATAATCATCAAACTTAGGTTTAGTCTCCATTTATATCCTTTGAATCTCTTGTTGTCCCGGCTTCTTTTAGAAATTCAGCCCTGAAAGTTTTTTCATCATATTCAAATTTTTGCGGTTCTGTTGGATAAGCTTGAGACGTAGGGCAAGGAGATGCCATAATTTGTTTTAGAGTCTCTTTTATCGGTGGCGAAGAATTTATATCTGTTTCAAATTCTAGGCCGGTGAGTTCTGTTGTGAATTGCTCCACGCTTTCTCCATCGTCTGCATCAATTTCTTCGTATTGTTTTCCCTTATTATTAAAGGCTAAAATTTTTGGCGCGAATGTTTTTAATTTTTTTAGCTTTTCTTCTGGTTTGGGAGGCGAAGAGGACAATGAAGCTAAATTTGTGCCGCACTCTGGACAAAATTTACAGGATACACTTGGAGCTTTTTTACCGCAATTGTGACAATAATTAACTGGCATATATCCATAATAATAAAAAACTCATCATTTTTATAAACAAAACAAAAAAAACAAACTACAATATACATGGAAGAAGATAATAAAATTCAAACCTTAAAAGAAATCTTACGTCTTTCATTTGAATACTGTGAAGACGATAATCCAAAAATTGCCGAAGAATTTTCAAAAATTAACTTGGCAGCTTATCAACTACTTAAAAATATAGAACACAAAAAATTTAAAATTGAATAACGAAAATACAATTGCATTATACCGACCGGGGGCGTTAGGTGATATAATGATGACTTTAAACTGCTGTAAAAAATTAAAAAAACAATACCCAGAAATTCATTACTTTTGTCACACTTCATACAAAAATATAATTGAAAATTTTGTTAAAAACAATGATATTGTCACAGAAATATACGATTTAGCACAATTCAATCATTTAAATTATAAAAATTGGGTAAGATTGGTCGGCTACCCAATCAAAGAGGGTTATCCAATGACTCCAATGAAAAAACATCTTGTGGAGTATTTTTTTGATGAATTAAAATTAAAATGTTCTTTTGATGATTTTGAATTAACGACCGGCGAAATTCCGGAAAAAATTGGAAGAAAAAACTATCCTTATTTTATTACTGTTCAAACAAACGCCGGATGGTCAATCTATAAAGAATGGTCTGGATGGCAAGAACTAATTAATAAAATAAAAAAAGAAAGACCCGATATTTCTATATATCAAATCGGAGGTGCGAAAGATAAAAAACTTGATGACATTGACGGCGATTTTTTGGGAGATTCATTTGAAACAAATTTAGCCGCACAAGCTTGGTCTTTGTGTCATTTAGGTATTGATTCTGTTTTTAATCACACTTCCAATATCTTTTGGCGGAACATAAACAAAAAAACAAAATCAATCATATTGTTTGGTTCGACACAAGCTTCCGCTTCTGGATATAAACATAACATAAATATAACAAAAAACATCCATTGCCAGCCGTGTTTCAAAGAAAATCCGTGGATTTCCCAAAATACAAAAGGAATATGCGAAAACCCCCCAAACCAAACATACCAAAATCCAAAACATGAATGCATGGCAAAAATTCAGGTTGAAGATGTATATAGCTTATTACTAGAAATTATATAAATGAAAAAAATAGCTTTAGGAATGATAGTTAAAAATGAGGCCCACGTTATCGAGAGATGCTTGGATAGTGTTAAAAACCTTATTGACATGGTTGTTATAGCCGATACTGGCTCATCAGATAATACAATTGAAACAACAAAAAAATGGCTTATTAAAAATAATATCCCCGGCGAAATATTTCTCGAAGAATGGAAAGATTTTGCCCACAATAGAAGCTCCGTTCTTGCAAAAATAAGAAACATAAAAGAAATAGATTATGTATTAATGATAGACGCTGATGAAGTTTTGGTTTTTGAAGAAAATTTTGATTTCAAAAAATTTAAAAATGAACTTACGGACGAAGTTTATCATATAACAACAGATTTTGGAGCTACCCAATATTCTCGACCACAAATATCCAGCAACAAAAAACCATTCATATATCGTGGTGTTGTGCATGAATTTTTAGATTGTTTAGAGTCTATTAATTCTCATGGAAAAGCTATAGGATTTGTGAATCGCCCCTTTCAAGATAGCAATAGAAATAAAATAGGTCAAAAATTTGAGAAAGACGCAGAAATTCTAAAATGCGCGCTTGAAGTTGAGAAAGATGAATTTTTAATTTCTAGGTATTCTTTTTATCTTGCCCAATCTTTAAAGGACTGTGGAAAGCGTGGAGAAGCAATAAAGTATTATACAAAAAGAATCTCCTTGGGATTTTGGGAAGAGGAAAGGTTCTGGGCCGCATATCAAATCGCTCAACTCAAAGAAAGTTTAAAACACCCAATAGACGACATAATCCAGTCATTCCTTTATGCACACGAAATATGCCCAAAAAGGATAGAGGCTTTACATGGTGCCATGCGAATTTGTAGATTAAATAGTAAAAATAATCAAGCATATATGCTTGGTAAATATGCCATTTCATTACCCAAAATAAATGACGGACTTTTTGTAGAAAAATGGATATATGATTATGGTCTATTAGACGAATTTTCAATAGCCGCTTATTGGGCGGGTTACTATGAAGAATCTCGTAACGCTTGTTTAAATCTATTATCAACGAATACTTTGCCAGAATCATACAGGAAAAGAGTAAAACAAAATCTGCAATTCTCTCTTAATAAATTAAAATAATTATGCTATTCGGACCATTAATGACCAAACAAAAAATTGATTTTTTTGCAAAATGTCAATATCTGCTTTTAAAATACCATCCCAAAAGCCGTTTTATAGTCACTTATGAAAAAATAGAAGAAAAATTATCTTTTTTTAAGTCTTTGATAGAAACATATAGTGGAGCTTTTCTCGAAACGGATTCAATGTGCCTGCTTTATAATAGAGTAAGCATCCAAAATCCAAACGATGTAATAGAAGAATACAAAAATGCAAAAAATTCTTGCTATATACAAGAAGGCAATTGTATCTCAATAAGCTTTTTAGTCGCTGACTCAACTCCAGAAAATTTTAAAGAATTTATAAAAATCTTTGAAAACATAGAATATGTAATGTTTTTACGAGGAGAAAAAGTCGCAATTCTTCCGCGCGATTTATTTCTATCTAAAGCTAATGAAGTTGTTTCAAAGCGGGATTATTTACTTTCTTAACTATAAATTTAACCAATTCAGAACGCTTAATGTCCTCTTCTCCAAAATTGAAAGAATATATTCCCATTTTAGCACTGAGTTCATCATTAAATAATCCTTGTAATCTCTCAAATCCGCCAACCTTTCCATTTGTTAAGTCTGTTTGCATTGGGTCAGCTAAAATAAAACATTTGGAAAAATGTCCCAATCTTGTTAATATTGTTATGATTTCCTTATAAGTGGAATTTTGGGCCTCGTCAAGAATAATTGTTTTTGCGTTCCAATTAAGTCCTCTTGCATAATTAATCGGAAATGCAGAAATTCTTTTTTCTTTTTCTAGTATTTGGAGTTGAGATTGTGGTAGTAATTCTTCTAGTTTTTCATAAAATGGCAGATTATAAAAATGCAATTTCTCTTCTGCTGTGCCGGGTAAAAATCCCAATTTCGTGTCCGCGCTTTCCACGGCAGACCTAAGATATACAATATCTGAAACTTTTTTATCTGATAAGAGCTTCAAACTTGCATATACCGCCATCAAGGTTTTGCTTGTTCCCGCTGGACCACCTAAGAAAATTAGTTTGGCTTCTTTGTTTAGGGCAATTCTTAGAAATTCTTTTTGTTTATCTGACCAATTGAGTTCTTTTATCAGAAGTTGGTTTTTAAGCTTATCTCTTTGATGCACATGGAGAGAAACATCTTTGTGAATTTTCATATCTTAATTATAAAAAACAAAAGAGCCTATTAATAGGCTCTCAGCATTTATTATTTTTTCCCACAATAATATTTACACTAGAAAAGATTTAGAATCCGAAGATTTTTGTGTTAAATTTATGCTTCTCTTCTCCCATAGCTTGATGACAATTTAATTTTAATCCAGCAGCATAGAGAATAAATAATAAACAAGTATGAAAAGCCATGCCATTAGAAATTTTCTCAAAATGTCCATAAAAGTAAGGAGAACTAAATACATATCCAAATAATCCAGATAATCCAACAAAATAAATTAAAGAACCTATTAACTCAAGCCTTTTATATTTTTTTTCTGTATTAAAACACACTACTAATCCACTCAAACCTATCAAGAGAAATCCAATAAGGGTAAACAAAGACGGGAACCCGGCCCTTATTGTCTTTTCTAAATTTTCACCAAAATTAAAAATAGAAAGTGACGCCAATCCTCCAACCATCAATAAAATCCAATTTGAGCAAATTGAAACAACAATATCACAAAACTTATTTTTAGACTGAGCAATTCCACTAGAAGCTATAAGCATTATAGCGCTTAAAACAAAAGACACGGCTGTAAATATTTTCATGCTTTCGCCCCACTCTATCCATTTTGTATAAATGTCCTGATTGGTTTCCCAGCCATATAGCGTCACTAATGCGGTAATAAGAATAGCAAAAGGGATACTTTGGGCGCAAAATTTGATTAACTTTTCTTTCATATTAAGGAGTCGGAAGTTGAGGAGTTTTCATAATCAATAAAATTAAAGAACTCATCACCGCAAGAAGAATTGTCCCAACCATGCCGTAAACAATTGTTTTTACGGGTTTGAATTCGTCTTGTTTGACGTAATGAAGTTCGAGCATTTCTTTAATCTGTTTGACATCATTCAAAACGGTATCGAGTTTCGCAGTGTTAATGGCTTGAGATTTGGCTTCTTCTAGTTCTTCTTTTGTATATTTTTTTGTTTCGTCCATAAGTCATTAGTTATATATTATATACTTAGAATTATTTTTTAGAAAATTCAAGAAGATTTTTAAGAAGTTCTGGGCTTCCTTTGATTCTTTTATATATTTCGGCGTCGGTTTTTAGTTGAGTTTCTAGGTCAATAGAATTATGAAAGTAATGGTGAAGTTCATGCGAAAGAACCGCTCCAAAAAATAACATTTGATTAACGTCATTCGTTTCTTTTGGGCGAGAATGGCCAATATCTAAAAGAATAATTTTGTTTGTATAAAAAGGCGTGACATCTTTTGTAACTGTTAGTCCATAAAACGCTGGCATATCTGACCAATAAATTTGTTGGGGAAGATACGGATACACCTGAGAATGGTCAACAATTGCGACCATTTTTAGGGCTTGTTCGGCTAACTTACGTTCGGATTCATTAAATTCGCGCCCTATTTTAATTTCAATTGCTTTTTCTTTAGGTAAAAATGGAGCCAAATTTTTTGGATTTAATAGGCATCCAGACCCACACGCTCCAACGAGCGACATCATTAAGGCCAGAATCAAAGCTTTCATCTAAAGGAATTACACTTCTTTTTAAATAAAATTTTTTATATTTTTTGATGAGATTCTTTTATTTATCTAAACAGGACTAATTTTCGGTGGGGGGGAGACAGTATAAGGGATAATGTTTTTAGTTTTGGATTTTTTTATTTTTGTTTGTTTGGGTTTTGGAGGTTTGGGGAGACTGAACACAACCACCCTACTCGGTTTTTTGAACTGGATTTTCGTAATTTTTTCAAAAATAGGCATACCCCCCCCCCGATGTAGTGGTTTGAATTTTAGACTGCTACAATAGGTTGTGTTATCTTTTTTTAATAAAAATCTGTTGACTTTTCTGCCGTCATAGGCTAATCTTCTCACATGGAAAAGAAAGTCATTCAATACATCGTCAGAGAGTCCTACGGAAACTCCCTCGAATACATCGCCAATCCTGCTGACGCTCGCCTTGTCGAGCTGCTTACGGGCAGGAAAACCATCAACTCTGTCATCCGCGAGCTGATTCGTGACCTGAGTGGCGGACGTATCCAGTTTGAGGAAGTCTGGTATCGGCACGCGAACAACTAAGCGCGTCTAAGACCTTCTCTGGCAAGGAGATAGGTCGTCAAGGGGCGGACGCTCTAAGGCTTTAGCTTTCAAGGGTTTGGGACTTAATAAATCTCATGTTTTTTTGAAAATTGTTCTTGCATTTAGCGGAAAACCTACTACAATTTCCCCTAGAAAATGAAAAACGAAATGAATCCAAATTCCAATCCTCAGTCTCCCTCAAATCCAGTCCCGGTTGTCAAGACCGATGCTAACCAGTTTTCCAGCCTGTTCGACGACCCGAAGTTCAGGGCGTCGTATATCGTGATGGAAAAGCGTCGCGGAAGATTGCGTGTCAGGGCTTGGCAACGTCGCAATGGACACGACTGGCCGTAATCGCTTGAGTATCAAAGACTTGCGTTTGCGCCCGTCGCTTTTGTAAGTGTTTGCATATCAGGGTTTTGTAGCTTCACAAAAAATGTAAAATTTTTCTTGCTTTTTTGGGTAAATTACACAATAATTTAGCCATGAAAACAAACACGACATTCAAAGAGATGAACACAAACCACTATGCCGTCGCTGACCCTGCTATGGTGGGCGCACTTGGAGCGTTGGTTGACGCTTACAATGATGAACTCAAAGCGTTGGAAGGCAGGTTTAATGCTCGCGCCAACGATATTCTTGTCAACGCCATTGTTCCGCGCAGGGAAGGAACTTGCAAGAAAGCAACCATTTTGAACGTAGCAGCAATCCACGGCGACACCGTTTTCGTGACAACCGCTGATGCCCGTGGAGTTCTTACAGAAGCCTATATCCATGCTGGCATAGAGTAGAGGGAAACATCAGTCTTTTACGTAACCCCCTTAATCCCGAATGGGTTACGTGGCGGCTGGGCGCTTTTATAAACGCTTCTGCATTAGGGTGTTACATATATGAAGACTTTACTTTAGAAAAAGATTTGACAATTCGCGCTTCTAGTGATAGACTTCTCCAATCATGCGTTGCGAAGATTATCCTTGCTGTGGTCACGAGGACGGCGGTTGCCCGAACTCTGACGGAACCTTTAACTGCTGCACTTGCGGAGCCAAGCTCCCAATTGATAGCACTAGCGCGATGTGCCGTCGTTGCCATCGTGAGATGGACAGGCGAGAGGACGGTTATGAGATGGGCGGCGATTATGATTACTCGATGAACTACTAAACCCTTCGGGAATAAGTAGTTACAGGCCCGCCCGCCGCCCTTGTAAGTCCTTGATATTCAACGTAATGTAATTGAAGATTTTTCTTGCAATCCCTGATAAATGTGGTAAAGTCTTAACTAATGAAACTCTACACGCTCACTTTCGAGAACAATGGTCAAACCCGCAAAGAGCAAGCTGCGGCAACTTCGCTTCTTCACGCTCTTGACAGGCTTTACACTTTCAACAGAATCACTGCAACGGACAAACTTCTCGATTTTTCGATGGAAACGCTTTGACTGGTTTTGGCCCTTAGCTTAATTGGTTAAAGCAGCGAACTCATAATTCGCCGAGTGTCGGTTCAAATCCGACAGGGCCAACCCTCTCATATTCAACAACTTACAAACGTCGCGGCCCGCACCTAAGTCTTTGATAATCAACTAAATAAACTTTAGTTTTTTTTCTTGAAATTTTGGACGTTTGTGGTATCTTCTATTCATGGACGACAGATTCGAGCAACAGGACAACGAGCAACCTTACGACGGCGCGGGCTTTCCCGGCTGTGGCGATGGTTCCGATGACTTCGCAGACTGCAACGCGAATGAGGCGGACGACTATCGCAACGAAGGCGAGTAGTAGCCTCGGTTGAGGCGCATACTACCTGTAGTAGTCGGCGGGGCGGCGCTGTAAGTCTTTGATTATCAAGTAAATTGAAATGAAGATTTTTCTTGTAAATTCCTGAAAATATGATACTCTTTTGAGTATGGAAAAGACAATGACTCACGTTGAAGCCAATCAACTCGCAGAACGCGGCTTGACGGTTTCTGACAATCTTCTTTACGCAACGGCTCGCAAAGGCCCATTTACCTATGGCGTGAGCTACATCGAAGGGGCAAACCTTCCGTGGCGTTTCACAATGAAGGGGCCAAAAATTCACAACGTCAAGACTTGGGATTTTTCCCATTTCTGGAAGATTCTAAACCACATGGAAAAGTTTTACATTCTGTGAGCGCAAAAGTTATCAAAATCACCATCCTTTATGTCGTCACGTTGACGGACGGGCGCGTTATCCAATTCCAAAGCAAGGACGACGCCGAGCGATTCATCAACACTATGAAAAACAACGTGGAAAGTTTTCATTTTAGGGCTTTCGAGTCCGTGTAAGCCTTTACCGCTTAGGGACTTATAAATGCGCCCGCCGTCTCTGTAAGTGCTTGATAATCAAACAAATTCAATTAAAGATTTCCCAAAAATACTTCTTGCTTTTTTAGGAAAATGTGATACACTTCTTTTAAGAAAATGAAGATGAAAAACACAATCTCCGAAGTGATGAACGAAATCGAAACCTCAATCGGCATAAAGCTGGATTGGGCGCGGGTGACAAACCCGAAGTGCGACAACCGCACTTTCGAGGAATGGGTCGCCAAGTGCGAACTCGAAAAGAAGTTCCCGCGAACACCGCGAATCTGCGCGGTGACGGGTTACGTTGAGCCTCGCTTCCGTTGTCCTTCCGTTCTCGCATAGTTCCCAAAAACCAACAAACCCAAAAATCAAAATGACGAAAAAACACTTCATCGCCATCGCCGCCATCATCAGTCAGACTCCAATGCCGCCGCAAACTCGCAATGAGTTGGTGGCGAAAATTTCCAAAGTCTGCAAAACCGAGAATCCGCGCTTCGACGTTGCGCGATTTACGGTCGCCTGCCTACCTACGGGGAAAAGTTTGACTTTGAGCCATAAGTGGCTCTAGTCTAACGGGTTGGAAAGGGCGGGCCGCGCTCTGTATGTCCTTGATGCTGAGAGTCTTAGACAACTCAGCAATACAAACTCAACGAATTCAGTCTCCCCATGTGGTTGTCAATGGTGCAATGCAGTTTTCCACCGTTGCGCGACAACCGAAGGAAAGAGTAGCTCCCGCAATATTCGCAGGAATCGTATCCATAGGATTCGACGCGAAAAGCGCGGAGCTTCCATCGCTTTCCCTTTTTGAAAGAGAAAGAAACCTTGTCACCGGGATTAACGCCCTTTTGCTCAAGGATGCGGCAAATGGCGGAAGTGTAGTTGTTTGATTCGGTAATTTTGATGACCATAGAGAAACACTATCACGACTACTGAAAAATGTCAAACTTTTTTTACAAATAAATCTCATTGATATACAAAGCTTTACAAAACCCCCCACCCGCAAGTCTTTGAAAGCGAGCGACTTAACGCCACGCCAATTCGGGCATTGACTCTACGCGCACGATTGCCGAGCGTCCAACCTGCCGCTTCAGCATCTCAATCTGCACGGTGGCGAGAGATTCCGCCCGAATGACGGCGGCGTAATTCACGCCGTCTTTGGCGTAAATGACACGGCGAAGGGTAGAGTTGCGGTGACGTGGGTTGATGTGGACTTGCATGGTGTAAAAGTATCACAAGAATTCCCCAAAGGCAAGAACTTTTTGAAGTTTTTTTACAAATAAATCTTTGACTTTTCAGGACAATTGTGATAGGATTTCTCCTATGCGAATCAAAATCACATACTTAAAAACCGGCAACGAATATATTCAACAGGCCGAGGAGGTTCATTTCAACAAGGGTAGTATCGCTCTTTTTGGGGAAAAGTATGCCACTTTTTTCCGTCCGCAAGACGAAGTGAAAGTCGAAATTCTGGACGATACACGGCAGTCGTAAAGCTTTCTTTCTGAAGGACTTGAGGAGTCCGCAGAGCCAGTTTGTAAATCTTTGATATTCAGGTTTTAGCCTAATCCCATGTCACGCCCCAAAGAAGTCCCCTGAGTGGAACGAAAAGTGACTGAAATTGTTTGACTTTTATTGAGTTTTCGGCTATCATCATTTTAATGAATACCTCCCTCAAATCCGCGCAATATAGACTCCGTTCGACTCTCGAAGCTAACGGAATCAAAGTCGGCACGAAGAAAGCTCAAATGGCCGAATTCTTTTTCCTTCAGGGAGCATTGGCTGCCGCTGATAAGGAGTTTCCGTCCACTTCCGCAGCAATTTGTATGCTCTCTGGTCGTTCGATTCTGACTCTCAAAAATGAGTAAGAGGCTGTAAATCAGATACTTACAAAGCCCGCCCCGCCGCCCCCGTAAATCCTTCTCCACCAACGAAATAAAAATAAGGAAAATCCTTGCCATTCCTGCAAAGTCTGGTAATATCTTTGCATGATGAATCGTGCAACCGCCCTTGAAATTGTTGGCGGACTTTCCACTCCCTCAAAAATGCCGTGTCACTCTTTTTCCATTCCGGCGCGACATTGCCTTGTCGGGCAAAAGTTGCGTGATGTCGAGGGGTCAATTTGTTCCAAGTGTTACGCTTTGAAGGGGCGTTATGGATTCAAAAATGTTCAAACCGCGCTAGACCGTAGGTTTGAAAATTTGAATCACCCACTTTGGGTTACGGCAATGGCTTGGCTTTTGAATAACGTCGAGAAAAGCGGCTTTTTCCGTTGGCACGATTCCGGCGACTTGCAAAGCGTTGAACACTTGGGGCGAATCGTTGAAGTGTGCAAACTGACTCCCGGCGTGAAGCATTGGCTTCCCACCCGTGAGTTTGGGATTGTTGGGGACTTCATCCGTGGCGGTGGTATCATTCCTGATAATCTCACAGTCCGTTTTTCCGCTTTGATGTTTGACGGTCAACCGCCCGTGACTGCGGCTCGCAATCTTGGCGTGCAAGTGTCGAGCGCAAGCAAAGAAAACTTTACTTGCCCCGCCTCAAAACAGCAAAACCAGTGCGGCGACTGTCGCGCTTGTTGGGATAAGTCGCGGTTTGACATTTCCTATAAGAAACACTAAAAAATATGGCCATTCTAATCACGGCATTAGTTTTCGGCGTGTTTGTTTCTTTGTTTGTTGGAGCAATAGTCAATCCGCCATAAGTCATTGGCTGCTAAGGACTTAGAAGGGCGGGCGGCGAAATCCGTAACCAATTGAAATTCAATTGATTACAAATTATCAGCAAGCATGGTCAACCACTCGCATCCCACCATCGTATCGCTCAGTCCGTTTGCGCGGAAGGTTCGCCCGACGCCTTAGCCTTGTCCGTTGTTGCTTGCTAAAAATGTGACGGCAGGCGGACATCGCACCCGCTTGGAGACTCGCCAACAGCTACCCTTGCTGCCGTCAGAAATTTAATGGGGCGCGTATCGCTCTCCCCCTCGCGCTAACCTTATATTGTTTGAGCGGTGGTTACAGCACCCGCTTTTGCCTCACTTTACTTGGCTCTCGGCTTCAGCTACTCGATACGAGGTCAGCTTTCGCTGGTGGTGTCGCACTTTGGGTTCTGCCACTGGCCGTTTAGTAAAGGCTCTTTGATATGTTCCGTGACTTTTGAGAGTTTAGCGTCAAACATTTTGCGAATGACGCCGCGAAGTAAGTCTCGCTCTACGTAACACACCAAAGAACCTTCAACTGTTAATAGAATACCATAAAACGAAAAAAAATGCAAGCACTTTTTTGAACTTTTTTCCATTTTAAGCCATTGAAACTCAAGAACTTACGAGGCGAACGGGCGGCGGCGTAAATCCTTGATAGATAACAGTTTGTAAAATCTCACTTTTTTCAGAAAGAAAGTTGTTGACCTTTTGCGGCTTTGTGATACTCTTTTTACATGATGAACGACTTCACCGCCCTAAACGCAGAAACCGAAACGTCCGCCTTCGCCAAGTTCACTACCGAGGAACACGCCGAATATCAGGCGTGGCTCGACGAGCGTGAGCAGGAAACACTTGAAGAAAAGCAGCAGCGTAAGCTCGACGCATGGCGCAAGTGGGGCGAAAAAATGGCATTTCTCCGTCAAATTCACGAGGAAATTGCGCCCCTCATCGCAGCGCGCAAGGCCGCACTCGAATAATAGTTCAGTTCTCGCGCAAGTCTTTGGGCAATAGGGGCTTACGCTGGGCGGGGGCGTTTTTGCAAGTCCTTGTTAGTGAATAACTTAAAAATTCTTGACTTTTGAAATTTTTATGCTACAATAAGAAACAAGTGGATAAATCATTTTCAAACCTATCTCTTGACTCTGCCGCCGATGCTGTTGACATTCTCAGGGCAATGCAATCTCTTGATAATCAAGAACTTACGCAGTTTGAAACTTGGCTTGAGGCAATAATGGTTCCAACTGAGCGACCTATTTGCCACGAATAGGAGGGCTATTTAGCGAAGTGGGTGTTCGTTTTTGGAATGCTATTTCGAGTGCCAGATGTTCATTTTTAAGTTGACTTTTTAGAGTTTTCTGATAATATCTTTTCATGCTTAGTGAATACGATAAGACTCACCTCGACGAAATCCTCTGTGGTCATGGAGATTGGTTCACAGCGCAGCTTTTGCGTTTGATTGCGAAGTCTGACTTGAGCAATCGAGCGCGGCTGACGAAGGGTTTTCCTGAAGAAGTCGCCCTTGTCAACAAATATCAGTTTGGCGAGCCAGAAGATTCAACAGTCATGTGCGAAAATTGCCATTCTGCCGTGCATCACACGAACGAGTGCATTTATTCCCGACGCTAACAACATTATGAATGACGAAACAAAGTATTTTCAGTGTCCAGCTTGCGAACAAGAAAGTGGTATGCCACTGCGTCAACTTCATCAATACATTCTTTGCCGTTGCACTTCTTGTAATTGGGAATGGGTATTGAGTGAAATTGAAGATTTACGCACTCCTCGTTTGGGAGTCGGTGATTTCGTTGAGTCTCGGGGCTATCGGAAGGGCTTTCGATAGCGTTCTCTATTTTGAATAGAGCTTTCGGCCTAAAACCTTTCTAACTAGGGAGTTATGCAAATCGGGGACCGAAATTAAAAATCACCCGCGAAGATAAATAACATGGCCGCTCTTGCCAATACCTTCCATCCCGAATAAAGGAGATTTCACGTTTCCCCTTGCGTGTTTCGCTGGCGCATTAAAACTTGCGGGCTTGAAAATGTCTCCAGTTAAAATCTCGACAAAAGCCACAAGTCGGCGGTTGTTTTCAGAGCCATCGTGATTGATTTCAATACTAAAAACTTTCACGAACCTACGTCCAACGGTCATTTTAACTATTGACTCTTTGAAGTAAGTGTAGCCCATTTCATTCTTATATTCATTCAAGCGTTTAGTAAGGGCAGTTGCAAAGTCGCAAATCATAAGGCGTTGATTATTAAGGCTTACCAAGATGTCACACGGTAAATTTGCACATTTCGTCTCGCACAACAGGGTCAAGACGAAAACACGGCGGCGGAAATTTGACTCGTGCCGCCAAATTTTCAGGAGAAATGACTGCGCTGCGAGATTCACCCGTATCCTCATCGCAGCCAAGCACAAGACCATTGCCCATCAGCAAACGCCCATCGAAAAAAAACGCCTTCTCCGTGCCGTTAATCAAACCCTCATCGTCAACATAAAGGGTGTCGCCGTCCTCAAGATACCCACCCACGCAGAACAAATCGCAGCCAATCAACTTCCTAATTTCTCCGTCCGAAACGGAGACTTTGGAAATGGTTCGGTCAGTTGCGTTGATGAGAAAACCAGCGTTCGATTTCATAAAAGAATCTTATCAGAAGTTTGTGCAGGCGTCAAGATTTTTTAATCACTCGAATCGGTTTCCGTGTCCACGTTATACACGAAAAACTTATTGTGAGAGTCCACGCTCTCGACCGTGCTGGACACAATCCTCATTGACTGCCCAAAGAACCCAGCCATTTTGACCAAAGTGAGAATTTCCTCCAAGGCTAGAGGAGCGTTGAAACGCTTCACTGTCCAACCATGAGAAGTTACACACCCAAACGGAGAGTGGCCGGAATTCAGGGTCACAGAAATTCGAGGATTCGTTGGGCCATTAGAAAGTTGATTTGCCATGTCCAAATACTATCACAACAAACAAAAAACGCAAGAAATTTCTACATCTTTATGTTCTTTAGGCTCAAGGATTTATAAATCCGGCCCCCCCCGATTTTTTAATCGGACTCTTGCTCTGGATGAGGAACTGGCTTACCAGAGTAATGAGGATTTCTTTCCCACGTATCGTAATCAGTTAAAATCCAAGCTCGGTTGGGTCGTGTGGAACCATAATTGCGGGTGAACTCTCGACAGGCTTCTTGTTTGGTCGCAATTTGGTCTTCTCGTTCGTAGAAATGATTAGCAAGAGCATCCATAATTAAAATCGTCCAAAGTAACCTTTTTGCCAAGCACGACCGATAAGTGGAACATCAGTTCTTCCGCGCTATCCAGTTCGTCAATGGAGTGTAAATCGTGACCCTGATAAACAATATCGCCATTATAGGCATTGTCAATCAGAGTTTCGTATGCGACTCGCGGACTATTGTAATTGTCATGGCGTCTTGCATAATCCCATAGCCAGTTTTGAGAGATTTCTTTTTGCGTAGATTTATTAACAAAATTTTCTTTGTCAAGGTCTGGATGACTCCAATCATGGCGTAAATTTGTGACTGTCTTTGGATACAGAAATAACCAACACGCTGAATTTTTGGAAGTGTATAGCTCCTTCAAAAACGGGTCAATGATACCGATTTTTGTTTTGGCGTTTCTACTGACTTTGACCCCCATGCTCGACATTGACACAACTCCAACGTGCGCTCCTGCGCTCAAAACTTCATCAGAAATAACCGGAATTATAGCAACGTGAATTGCGTCACGGTTGGCGTTTGGAGTGGTGAGTTGTCCGATGTTTGGTTCATTTTTCATGTTTTAGATTTCAAAGTTTTTGAGCATACGGTCAACAGTTTCCTTTGGGACATTATGGACGCTACCAAAGTTTCCTTTGACGATGATTTCCTGAATTTGATAACCGTGATGTTCGGCAAATTCAACGTATGGCTCCATTTTCCCACTTTTTGACGCTTGTGTTAGAAACAATTACCTGTTCGACTCCCTTAGCCATCGCTTCTTTGGCGTCCTGAATACAGCGGATGTGGCTCATCGGGATATGGGAAAATCATTGCTGATGAAAAAATGTGCGCCTACAAGAAAAAACAATCAATCAATAATTCTGGACAAAAAAATAAAATGTTCGGTAAACCGTCTCCCAATGGCTCTGGGAATGGGTGGAAAGGATGGATTGACGGAAAACATTTCAGAAGTTTAAGAGAGTTAGTGATTCTTATAGAACTAATAGATACGAAGTCTATTTTTGAATCTGGAGAACAGGCAAAATATGCTATAAACTATATTGATTGTCTTGGGGTAAAAAGGACATATTTTCCAGATTATATTGTTTTTTCATCAAAACAAATCATAGAAATCAAACCTAAAAGACTCTGGGGAACTCCGAGTGTAAAAAGAAAAAGCTCGGTTGGAAAAATTTTTGCTGAATCTATGGGATTTAATTACGTCTTAAAAGACCCAATTATAGAGTCCAATAAAATTAAAGCCATAATACACAGAATAAAATTTTATCCAAAATATGAAAAAAAGTTTTGGGAATGGCAAACTATGCCCGTTCGCTAGTTGTCGGCCTAAACCAAATGCCGCGCTCCAAAGTCAAGTTTCCCAAAACAGGAAAACGCACAAATAGCTGCTTGAAAGCCCATCCAGAATTAGCCGCGAACATTTTCAGAAGTTCTTCTCGAATCCGTTCCGTTGACACTCCAGAAAAAGAATTCAAAGAAAACTTATGAATTGCATTACTGGTTTCCCAAAGTAAGTGCATCTTCTTGGTGGCGGCAAAACGCAAAGCACGTAAAATTCTCAGCTTATCTTCGTTGAAGCGGTGAACCGGATTGCCAACGCAACGAACAACTCTCGCACAAATATCTCCCCTGCCATTATGCGGGTCAATTAGCTCATTGGTTGAGATATTCCTTGCGATGGCGTTCATGGTGAAGCGCGAGCATAAACCCTTCATAATCATAGACTTACAAGGTAATAAAAAATGTATTGACTTTTTAATAGCCGTCTGATAATATATCCAAAATGAAAATCAACCTCCAATCTATTGACCGCTCTCAATTCCTAGTCCAAGAGCGTCTAGTGAATGGTGAGACAATGGTATTGGTTAATCCTCAACACGTTGGAGTAAAGTGGACGCCTGAAAACCTTCATTATCGTTCTTCTCTGTGGACTCTCGAAGGAGAGTTGGTTTCTGCGTCTTTCAAAAAGTTTTTTAATTGGGGAGAGCAACCAAATCTTGCACCGATTCCAAATTCTCTTGCCGGACATTCTTTGATTGAAAAGTTGGACGGTTCAACGCTAATCGTTTCCCGTTACAAGGGTAATCTCATTATACGCACGCGAGGCACGGCAGACGCAACTGGACTTGAAAATGGCCACGAAATTGCTCTCTTGCGAAAATGCTATCCATACGCATTTAATCACGTTGACGTGAATTGTGAAAATTATTCAGTAATTTTTGAGTGGCTTTCTCCGACGAACAAAATCGTCATTGATTATGGCGCGGAGCCAGAGATTCGACTTATCGGCCAAATCAGTCATCGGAACTATGCGCTGACTTCTCAAAAGGAGCTTGACGTGATTGCGGAAGAAATGGGAGTCAAGCGTCCAAAGCGTTTCTCGTTTGATACCGTTGAAGAAATGATTGGTTCTGTCGAAAAGCTACAAGGACAAGAGGGGCTTTGCTGCTATTCACCAGATGGACAAAACATCCGTAAGGTTAAGTCTGCTTGGTATCTTGCGCTCCACCGTTTCAAGGAAAACGCTACCCTAGACAATACCGTGGATTTGTTTTTTGAGTATGGTTGTCCGAATTTTCTGGGCTTTCAAGGTAAGTTGGTGCAAACTTTTGATTATGAATGTTGGAACATGGTTCAGGGCTTTGCGTCTTGTGTGGTTGACGCTTACGAGCAAGCAACCCGAATCGCGTCGGGTATGGTTCGATTTGTAGAACCTCTGAAGTCTGTCTCGCGTAAGGAAGCGGCGCAAAAGATTCTCGCCTCTTATGGACAAACGAATCGGGCGTCGTTTTGTTTTCAAATCTTGGACGGTAAGACTTTGGACATTGACGCACAAAAGAAGCTCCTTTGGCAATGCCTGAAAAAGTGAACTCCTATAAGTATTACAACAACAAAGCGGGTCGCGCGCTTCATAAGTGGTTGATTAATAAAGGGTTATGTTTTTTTAATTTTTGGGATTGACATTACAATAAAGTAATGGTAATCTATTCTTACCTGAAATCCTCAAGGGGTTGGAAAGAGTTGAATAAAGCATTGCCCCTAAGAAGCCTGACGGTAAATCTTTAGAGAACGTAAAACTGGGCTGAAAAACTTAATGCAAGTCAAGGGGCGAGGACGACTTGACATTCTTTTGAATGTGCGATAGTATAGTTTCAGCGTAAGGTTCGGGGTCGTCGGCGGTTTTACGCGACGTTAATAACCTGTTCCCAAAACCCCATTGACAGGCAGAAAATTTACTGTAAAATCTAATCATGGCTAATGAACAAAAAACTGGGAATTGTCCAAAGTGCGGACGCCGTTATCCTTTGAACGAAAACGGCCTTTTGCCCCTTCACAAAGTTCTAAAAGGAAACGGAAGTCGAAGTATCCTTTCCTGTAAGGGCAAGGGAGCAAAACCAGTTTCTTAAAGTATGGTCGTCAGACAATGTTACTACTGCGAAAAGGAATTTGATATTCCAAACTCTCAAGGAGTATCTCATGGAGTTTGTAAAAGACATTCGATAATGTTGTTTGATGACCCTTCCACAATTGCAATTGTAGGGAAAGTGGTTGCGGAGGAAACAAAGGGCTTACTTTTATCTCACCCAGATAGATACTTTTGCCCAGATATGTCTCAAATCTTTGATGGCTGATTATGCCAATGCTTCTTAAAACTTTTAAGTCCATTAAAGCATACGCCAATTTTAATGGCGTCAACGTAGAAAAAGTTGGTCGTAAGTATCATTCTTGGCGTAAAGATGACCACTCAGTTATAGCAGAGTCAAAGACTTTGATGGAACTTTTGTGCGATATTGACGATTTAATTGCGGGCTGAAATTTTCGGCCCACCGGAACCGCAAGCCCCTAAACCGCAGGAGCTTGCGAAGTTTTAGCTGTTCGGATAAACCCAGCCCTTTTCGGGAGTGTAGTAAGGCCGACCCTTATAAATCGGCTCATGGACAGTGCGAGAATCGCCGGGATTGCGAAGAACGCGCATCTGCATATTCTTCTTCTCGTTGCACGACACAACTCCGTCCTTGTTCATCTGAGAAACGGGAACGGAAATAGCCTGACTCTTTGCGTCGGAATAGTAGTTGGGAGAGTTGACAACACGAACAACGAAGCTGTCGCCATTCTTAATTGCACGCGCAACCGCAATCCGAAACCGCTTGGTGTTTTTGTTTGCCATAGTTTTGAGTTGTTTGATTGTTACGAGACTACTTTAGCACGGAAAACTGCATTTGTCAATCACTTTTTGACGCCGAAATTCGGATTGATTACCTTGACCGATTGACGCTTGCCGAGTTCGGATGAATAAGCCCCGTCCAGAGAACGGATAACGATTCCCTCTGCGGGAGAACCATTCGCATACTTTTGCTGACTGGCAAAGTCAATGAGTTGTTCAATAGACTGCTCGCATTTGCCAGAATACAAAATCGGCACAGACTTCAATCCCGTCGCGTCACAGAACATCTTGACCCGAATCGGCGAAAAATACACTCCAAGTTTCGAGTCATAGACATCAAACACAAACAAATCTTCTTCCGTGAGTCCGAGTTTGTTGCCATTGAATTTTGGCCCGACAATCTCTCCCTGAACAATGAGTCCAGAGTTTGCAATCGTAGTTGCGAGTTTATACTTCGCGGCCATTCGATTCCAGCCGTTATCTGCATCTGACTTCAAGCATTGTCCGCGAGAACAAGCGCGAAAGCCTACGTTTTCCTTTTCAAAGAACGTGCCGCTAGAGCCGTCCATTTTCAAGGTAATAACAATATCCTTGCCACGCAATTCCTCCAAAACTTTCGGATAGCTCAAAAGATTCAATTCATCTGTGCGAGAAATCAAATGAGCCGGGAAACCGCTTTCAGCTTGCGGATTATTCGTAAGTTCTTCGGGCCGGACATACTTTTGCGTCTTAGTGAATACGGAAACGTCCATTCCCTGAAAGATGGGAGGCACTTCACCCCAATAGGCGAGACTTTGCACTGGCATTAAAAGACCCTGAGAAAGCTGCTTCTTAAATCGGCAAGGCCAAACGTAACTTTTTCGCTCTGCCATAAATGCCAAAGCGGGATTGCTTGAATCAACAATGGTGTCTGGACAGATATAGACGGCAAGGCTACCAACCTGAAATTCGTCCTTTTTGACAACGACTTGCCAAGCGTTATCTTCCATTTTAGCAACAACAATCCTGTCCGCGCCTTCAATTGGAAGGATTTCCTTAATGCGGACAATCGTTGCAAGCCTATCGCTTTGAGTCGTCATACTTTTTAAATAGTAGCAGATTTTTGAGGTTTCGTCAAGCAAAGACTTGAAAGTTTTCGCACTTCCTTGCGGTTTTGCAGGACGTGTTCTTCGTCGAGAATGACGGCTTGCGAACTACCAACCAAAACGTCGGCGTCGTAAATTGCAAGCTTAAATCCTAACGCCTCAAGAGCCAAAAGGATTTTATCATCATAAAACCACGCCCTAAGCTGTTCAATGCTCTTGAACCCAAATCGAAAGCGAGGAAAATAAGGCTCCGAAAATCCATCCTTCCTCAATGACTCCATCAAAAGAGAATCGTCTTGCGGGACAGGATGGCGGGGGCTAGACGAACTCTTACCTTTCAACCACTGACGGATTGCATCATACCCATTTTTATATGGGCCGTATCGCTTTTTATCTTCAATCCTGTAAAACAGCACGCGACAAATATACCAGAAAACCCTTCAAAGTCAACAAAAAAAATAAATTTATAATTCCTTTATAGGCAAAGACTTACGTAGCCCGGGCCGCGCTCGACGTGCTCGACGACCCTTAATCGTCATACGCTCGAACAACTTTTATGCGCCACTTACCTTCGCCGATTTTTTGAATAGACTCAAGATAAGGTTCGTGCCAAGCTGGATTTTCATTTTTTTCTTTGAATGGACAAAGACCTTTGGCGTGGTTCAAAATTACAGACTCAATCCATTTTACAGGTCGGAAATCGTTTCCCTCAAGGCTACTATACGGAATTTCCTCGGCGGTTAAAATAAACTGATAAACCGTATCAGAGTAAGGGCGAATTTGCCCCCAAATTTCTCGTTCGACAGTTAATCGGAAATCTCCTTTTTCATTTTAGGGTTTGATATTTTTCTGGACTTTCATCCAATAGGATTGAGTTGACGATTTGGACGCGCCTTTTGGCCCGCCATTCCAAATTTTAGCGAGCGTTTCGTAATCCTTTGAGACGATTGCAGGCTTGCCATAGCGATTCAAATAAGCAGACATGATTTTCTTTGAGTAGTCAAGTTTGGAACAATCCGAATAGCTACCGCCAATTGACTTGTCAAACTCTACTGCATCGCGCCAACAACCATGATGAATTTGGAAAGGCCCAAGAGCCTTACCGCCATCTCCATAAATTGTTCCTGTTTTGCCGCCGGTTTCTACTTGATGAATCGCCGTGACAAATTTAGAGTCAAGCTCTGCCGCATAAAAAGAAAACGGCAACATCACCAAAAGGATGATTAGTTTTTTCATCATCGAACGCCAGAAACATCTACATTGTCGAGGAAAGCCTCGAATTCATTTTTAGGAACTCCAAGAGCTTCGGCGAATTGCTCGACCATTTCTTCGTCTGCCGCAATAGTTTGGAGTAAATCCTCAAGAATTGTTGCGTTGTCGTTCATTGTTTGTTTTCGTTTGTGTTACGTTCGATAGTTAAGACTTTACCAAACTCTTTGGAAGGAGTCAACTCCAAAACGTCGAGTTTGCCATTTTCAATGATTCCGCAAAGTCTTTGATTTGCGTCAAGACAGACGCCAGAGCCGTTAATTCGCAACTTGTTTCCCTGAGTGTGACCACAAATTTGTGGAAAGCTAGGCGGACTCACAAACTCAGACTCAAAATCGCACCATGTCAAACCACCGATTCCTTTTCCGCCTCGCGCCGTTCCGATGTTGAACATCCAATGATGCTTTTGTGCTAAAATTGCAGAGTAAGCCTTGTCTGCTTCATCCTTTAAGCGATGGACGTTACCGCCAATCTGCAAAAAATAAGACAAGTCAAGCCCCGCATGGCTCAAAAACCAGCCGTCAACCTCAGTATAGAACTGAAACTTTTCCCAATGACGTAGCGTAATGAACTCGCTGATTTGCTCATTGTTCCAAGCAGAATAACCAGATGCCCTCAAATACTTGAATCCAAAGGCATAATGAATATCATGGTTTCCCCACAAAAACGTGAAACGATTGTCATTTATCTTTGAACGCAGCCACATTGCGGTTTCCCTTGCACCGCAAAGCCGTCCCGAAAAAGAGTCAAAAAAATCGCCCAAAAAGACAACCCTATCAAACGTCACAGACTTCAAAAGGAAGTCAACCCTTTGAATCTTATCGTGAACGTCTGCGATAACCAATGTTCTCATGGCTTTAATACTACCATAAAAACTTAAAAAGTCAACAACTTTATCTTGTTGATAGTTAAGGACTTGAAGAGGCGGGGGCCCATTTTTTATTTGCCGAGAAGTTTGGTCAGACAATTCTTGTGAAAAACAGCCCAATTTCCACCGGGGATATTTTCTTGAACTAAAACTGAATCTTCAACTAAATTTATTAGTTCGTTACATCGCAAGCATTTACATGGAAGCATACTAGCTAATGGAACAAAATATTTAAGTTCTCTCATTTTTTACTTATGATTTTTGCCAATGAAATGCGTCGTAAAAACCGCAATGAACAATCCCGCTGTGATAATTAAAATCCACATTAGTTTTCACAAGTAAGGAAGTTAAATCTTTACGCCAAGCTCTGATGCCAAGACAGCGGCCCTAGCCTGCATTTGTTTCTGACGGTCAACTGGCGGAGAGTCGGCCAACTTCTTAACAAGACGCTTCAAACGATTGCGTTTCGCGTGCAGTTCTCGCCACTTTCCGCGATTTGGATTTTTTAACGCAGCATTACGCTTTGCAAGTCTGCGAGCCTTGTTCGCGGCTGTGTGGGCTTTACGGATTACTTTTTCTGCCGGTTTGCGGAGGTTTTTGGTTTTGTTAGGCATAGTATCACCACTAATATACCAAGTTTTTAGAAAAAGTTCAATGCTTTTTGTAGGAAATGGAAAAAACTTCTTTAGACCAACAGGAGCGACAAGTTCCGCACTTGTTTCCCTGATTTGAAGCCGGACAAGTGAACGAGTCTTTTGACGCTCCTGAAACTTGCAAACCAAAACGATTCGCAATTGTAACCGGCGCAGGGCCATCAAACATCAGAGCCGACAAGCGAACGCAAAGGTTTTCGGGAATTGAATTTCCGGCATTGACATATTCTGCTACAATGGAAAATTCACGAGTCGGCAACCAATGTTTGACTTGCGGAGTATGTTCCGCAATGGCGCAAATTCTCGAAAGATGCTCAACGCTTTGAATGTCGCCGCTGTCGTGCCAGCGAAAAAAGCCACTTTTCTCCATTGTGTTCAAAAGGAAAATCATAGCCTCTACCCATTTAGGATGATTCAACGCGACGAATCGCTTCTCTAGTGCGGTTTGAACATTCTTAAAAACATAACGCCCCTTTAGAGCGTAGCACTTTGAGCAAATAGAATTTTCCACAGCACGAAGTTTTTGCCCCGTGATACAATACCGCGCAGGGATTGAATACCCATAACACGGCATCTTAGATGGGGAAGAAAGTCCGCCGACAATTTCCCATGCGAGGTTTTTATTCATTTACGCCTCTCGCGCTTTCAGTCCATTAGAAATGAACATATCTTTCAGACTTTCATCAGGCTTCTCTGCCTTGTCGGACGCAAGAGAAAACGTCTCAGCAAAGCCGCCAAACTTGACTTTGTTGACTTTGAAATCAGTCTTGAAATTCGCCTTGAAATTGTCGAATTGCTCAGAACCAACCTTGTCTGCAATCTCAAAAATGCGATTAACCTTTTGAGCGCGAGTCATTCGGGCCTTGTTTTTGATTGCCTGCCAGATTCGAGAATCTTCTGCGGTGAGGATGAACTTGGCACGATTCACGAAATACTTTTTGAGCTTGTAAGCGGAAGTCCAAAATTGTGCCGTTGTATCAGAAATCCAGTCAAGCTCGCCATTCGTCGCGCCGTGATTCCAAAAAGAATTGAACGCAAGATTGATTTCCTCTGCCTTGCCAGTGAGAATCACGAGCCAACCAGAGCCAGCATTTTGATAGGAGACTTTAAGCATGAGAAGAAGTGTATCAGTTCGCGCCCGATTCGTCAAGAAAATTCTTACGGAACTTGTCGCGGCGACGATAACCGTTTCGAGGCGATTCAATGCGTCCGCAAGTGAGGTTTGAAGGCAACATCTTGCGAACTTTGACCTTGCGAGGAGGTTTCACAGAAAATTTCATGTTGGTAAATCTTACTCCTTTTACCTTACAAAGTCAAATAAAAAATCAAAAAATATCTCCTTCACTATCAAGGACTTACGAGACGGACGGGCGCTTTTATAAATCCCTCTGGCAAAACCTATTGGAACTTATTTAACTTTAAAGATTATTTGCGGGTATTTGATGTATTTTATACTTATTTTGGGAAAGGTGGGGTGCTAGACGGGACTTGAACCCGTATAAACCAGACTCACAATCTGGAGCATTCGCCAATTATGCTACTAACACCATTAAAAAATGGCGAGCCATGCCGGAATCGAACCGAGCCTTTCTCGATAGACAGTCGAGACGATACGCCTGCTTTTCTATGGCCCAAGCGTCTTATATTACACTAGCCTTGTAAAAATGTCAATCAGATTCTCCGAAGATTGCGATTCCAAAAATGACACCAAAGAGGGCAACTACAATTAGTGCAATCATCATAAAAATGGCACGAGGAGTCAGAATCGAACCGACCACACAGAGATTTGGAGTTTCCGTCGCCTATCCTTGGAACATTCCCCCGTATTTTGGTGCGCTCGGCAGGACTTGAACCTGCAACTAACTGGTTAAAAGCCAGCTACTCTGCCATTGAGTTACGAACGCAACTACCCTTATCTTACACAAAAACCCTACGTCCGTCAAGCAGAAGTTAGAAAGGAACAGATTTGTGGTAAAGCTCGTAAGCCCTCATCAAATCTTCGACAAGATACTTCGCTTCTATCAAACCAAGACCGGGGCAAATTTCCCGCGCCCGCTTGATATAAAGAATCTTTTGAGAAGAATTGCAGCGTCCATTACGAATGTCTTTGGCGAATTGAGCAAAATGCGACGCATTGAAAGTTCCCGGCACAGGAACTTGAGACTCGGCCTTATCCAGCAGTTCCGTCAAAATAACCATTCCAAGCCCCGTCTTAGGATTTGAAAGGATTGTCGTGATAATTTGCTGGCGGCTCATGTCGAGAGTGATTTTCATTTTTTAATTATAGGACAGGTTTGACCGCAAAGCAAGTTCGATTACTTGCAAACTTCAAAAACTTTACCACTTTGAATCTTATCCTTCAGGAAACACCGATAGGCGTTGCGGTCTAGGTCAATTCCAGAAATGTAATTTTCGTCTTCTTCTTTAACAGAAAGTCGTCGTAGTTTCGGAGATTCGCGCCTCGACGATAGATAAAAAAATTCAACAATACGCTCGCCCGAATCTAGGCTAGTTTGCTCGACCAAAGAAATAACGTGATTCCCGTTGTCACTGTTATCGCCGTCATTTTCGTCTGCGCCAAGATAGAGGTTAGAAAAAACCCTGTCCATTCCACTTGTCAAGTGACGAATGAAATCAACCATCACGGTTTCCGGCTCCATCCTGTCAAGAGGATAAAAAGAATTGTTAAGCCTAGAGCTTTCTCGCAAAGCGCGAACATAATCCTTCGCTTCTGTGACTAGCCCCATTCCGCTCGAATGGGCAAAAAGAGCAACACTTTTACGTTCGCCGTTTGAGAATTGAATTGAGATTCTATCGCCCATAGTTTGTTTTGTTGTGATGATACTAACAGGAAATTAGTCGTTTGTCAATTTCAAAATCGCCGCAATGTCTTTTTTGTTAATGAAAGCCGGATACACAAAGCCCCTTTCCAAATTAACATAAACATCTTCAAATTTATAAGAAGATATTTCTCCAGAAGAAAGAGTATCGCCTTTGAAGTTTTTGCAGGAAACCTTAAATTCTACACCGCTTTTGAGGATAACTTTAAGAACCATAGAATTAGTCTATCACGCCTCTGTTAGAAAGTAAAGAAAATTTTGGCTGGCCTCAAAGGATTTGAACCTCTAATCTTGACGTTCAGAGCGTCTTATGTTGCCGTTACACCAGAGGCCAAAATTGGTGCAAGCGGTGGGAGTCGAACCCACTTTCTCTCGATTATCAGTCGAGTGCTTGACCGTTAAGCTTCTCCACTGACTTAAAAAGTGGTAGAGCTAGGGGGAATTGAACCCGCCATCCCTGAGTTGAAAGCCCAGAGTATTAGCCATTATACGATAGCTCCATTCTTGGTGGTAGCGGCAGGAATCGAACCTACTACCTATGCGGGTTAGTTGGGTTACGGCCAACCGAGCACCATTGCACGTCAAACTTTGTAGCTTTTATAGTTAATTATATTTATTTGAATATATTACACCAAAACCGAACCTATATGTATTTTGTTTTACATTTAGGTTCGGAAAGCCAACTGTATGTTATGTGTTTGTTTTTTTAAAAAAAAAAAAAAAAAAAAAAAAAAAAACCAAAGAT